CAGCACCGTGCAGGTGCACGCGGTCGTGGTGTATGACGAGCACGGAAATCAGGTGGTTCATAAGTACTATGAGCACATCCCGGAGGCTCAGGCGTGATATGGACGAGCCGACAGTTGAGGTCATAGACTCAGGAAGGAGGTAAAAATGGAAAGCATTAAACTAAAAACTAAATATTTAGATACACAAGGCGTATACGATTCAAACGCTGGAAAAACGCAAGATGAAATCAACGCAGGAAAAGTAAACACGGCTGACTATAACCCTGATGATATAACTCCTACAATGACAAAACCTGTAGGTAAAGACGGCAGTGGCAAACTTTGGACTGAACCTGTTGAATCGGCCGAAGTTGCTTCTGCTACTGGAAATTGGCTTAGTGAGCATATAACGCAAGAGACTGGATATGTTATAGATGATTCTCTTAGTGTGACTGGCGCTGCGGCTGATGCAAAAGTCACCGGAGACAAACTAAGAGAAGTAACTACAAATTTTGACAATCTTTTCAAAATAGATATTAATTGGAGCGATTATGCGACAACCAATAAACTTTTAGGGTGGCATAGGGGTTTATATGATAATACTGGCGCGACTTATAATGCTACATTAGCATCAACAAAATATATTTGCTGCAATAGTATAGTTGCCGCTGGGGATAATTATAATTATTTGTTTGCCAAAGCATTTCCTAATTCAGATGGTTCTTATTCATATGGTATTCTTATTACCGAGTATGATGCAAATGGTAATTATATTACTACGCATGGAACTGGGACTGGTACTAATAGAACCATACAACAGATGATTGAAGTCTATCCGACTCATTTGTATGGATTTAGTATTGGGCACGTAGGTCGTACCGATGCAAATTCCTTAATAACAGAAGAAAATATAGGAAAAATTCAAGCATACTTTTTTACATCTTGCAAGACGGAAGTCGATCCAACAAATGATATAAATAAGAACTGTGTAGAGTCTTCACTTGGAGGGCATGTTGTAGAGTATAAAACCGTTGGAAAACCAATGGAAATATACAAGAATGTTAATGGTCAAGCAGAGTATAGCTTTTCAGTTCCTGCAAGTGATTATATTCGTTGTAATTCGAACTATACATATAATCTTTTAATTAACCCAAAAATAACAGACGCAAAATATTATATCAATATTTATGACAGAAGCCACAACATTGACTTAACATATAGTCGCACGAATGGTGAAGGGATAATTAATTGTTTTACAGCTCAAGAATTGGCTAATTATAATGGGTTTCAATTTTCCAATCTTCCTGATGGATACTACATCCGCTATTCAATTTCTCCATATGATACGGAATATCGCATGTATGTATGGGATGGGGTAAGGTGTGGATTACCGCTTTGCTCCGAGATGAAATCATTTAGTTCATCAACTACTGTTAATGTTGTTGATTTACCTGAAAGTGGTGAAAGCGTAGTCACAATTCCAGGCGGTTGTAAATGTGTGATAGTAAAACCAGGTTACACATTTGTTGACTTGAAGTTTTTAAATATAGATGAGGGAGAATTAGGAAGCGGTAAAGAAAATAAAAACGCTGCATATCACAGTTTAGCTGTTGCTGCAAAACCAATGCGTTTTCCAAGCCAAATATGTTATTTAAGTGATAACAGGGTATATTTTTTAGTTATTCGTAAAAATTATAATTATGAAACTGGAGAATATAGTACGGAACATGCAGAATGTGATATGTCTCCATATATATGTGTTATTCCCTCTGAGAAAGACCCAGGTGTTTTTTCTACTGATACAGGATTTGGTAGAATTGATCATATAATTAGAAAAATAAAAGATATCGAAAATCTTAAATGGGAATGTAAAGTAGCTACTGGCGACTTTAAAGCAGGCGTTATTTATCATGGCGTCCCATATAGGACTGATTGGACAAGAAATTGTTATTTTGGCTGGCATATATCGTCAAGAACTTTTATAAATGCTGTAAATGATGAAGATAGCGTTTTCTACACATTTACGCAAGCTAAAAGTAGTACAGATGATACATTAGTAAAAAAGCCTTACTATTGTCTTGTATGCTCAGCTTACGGTACTCTGGTGTCTTTATTCCCTTACCCAAGTAATAATTTTTCTATGGTAAATGACCCAAATTTTCAAGTTCAATATTCTTCTGATTATGAAATCGGTGGTTTACTTTCTGATGGGGCACCTGATGGTACAGGACACTGCATTGTTCCAATAGCAAAAACTCAAAATAGTGGATCACAATTATCTGCTGTAACTTTTGCAGAAGCATCTGGTAAGTCTACAAGAAGAAGAAATTATTACAATAGCTATTTTGACCGCTGGGGTCAAATGGCAAGTGCAAGCGGTTATTATGACTCACGTAGATTTGTATATAACATCAAATATCTAAAAGAATATATACTTCTAACTCCATATAATACTTTGCCGGACGTAGAGCCTACGAATGGTAGTGCAAGACCACATAAAGGAGATTGTAGCGTTTATACCTCTTATGGCGATATTATTATAAACATAAAAGACCTGAACGCTGATAGGATATATTATCAAAAAGTTTCTTGTAGTTTTGATGATGATTATCCTGATGGTATACCGACATCCGTTAATGATGTAGCAGGAGAAACAGCAAACTATATTCTTTTGAGCAACATAAAACCCAGCAACCAAAATTCCACTAACAATTCAAAACAAATAACATTACGTAGTAAAACAACTTTAGACAACGATAAGAATACGTATAAACATACTGGTGCGATTGTAGATGCTGGGAATAATGATTTAGAATCTGGCGCTATTTATGCTGTATGGGCAAGCAATGGAGAATCAACAAGGCCAAATAATGAAGATCCAGAAAGTACAAATAAATATGAATTATTTGAGTGGCATGATTTATCCAGTGAGGCATCAACTGAGAAAATTACATATGATATTGTCGATGGCAAATTAGTAGTACCCGATGCTGAATTTTGGTATGCGCGAGGATAGGGGACAAGTAAAAATGATTCAATCCGTGGACAAAATTCTGGATTAATTACAATTCCTTATGAAAAGAATCGTGATTATTCTAAGTACACAGAAAAGTATTCGCTGAATCAAAATAAAGATGTGTATTTCTTCAGAAAGGGTTAGCTTGGCGCGTATTATATAGCAGGAGAAAAGCAAAAATAGAATGGATGACAAAAAAGAGTACAGCGGCTTACTAATAAATTAAAATTAAAATAATATACTTGTATAAGTAAATTTTATAATATATTATTTACTTATACAAGTATAAATTTAAAATTCTTTAAAATTTTATATTTCTATAAAAATATTACTACTTAATATCGTAAGAAATAAATCTTATTTTTAAGGAGATAAAAGGAGCATGAGCGTATATGATAATAGAAATTTAAATGGCCTTCAACGCCAAATTCAAGATTTACAACAATAGTATTCAGCTATGACAACTCCAAATCCAGCTATTAATTCTATGTCACAAATGTAGGTCCCAGTATAGATCCCAATTCCAGTACCTGCGCGTCAAGTACAATATGTAGAGGGCATGGCTGGAGCTAAGCTCTATCAAGATAACTTACCAGCAAATAGTTCTGAAATTATTATGGATAGAGATGAAAATATTTTTTATCAAGTATCAAAAGATGCAAATGGTACGCCGTCTCGTCATATTATTCGTTGTCGATTTGAAGTTGAAGATATCCAAGAAGAAGAGCCAGCATTTCTAACACGTAAAGATTTTGATGATTTTAAAGAAGAAATGCGTCAAATGCTTATGAGTTAGCAGCAAAAACAAGTAACTTTAAGTTCTGGTAAAATTTCTACTATGAAGGAGTAAAAGGAGGTAAATTATGAATAGTTTATTTGGTGGATTAGGCAATATTTTAATGAATTAGGCACGAAATCAAATGGGTGCACAAAAAATGGTTCCTTCTGTTCAACCACAAGCACAAACGCCTAATATACTCATGCAAGCTTTCGGTGCGGCACTTCGTGGGGAAGATCCGCATACATTTCTTCAAAATCTTGCCGCTTAGCATCCACAACTGAAGCAATATGATCTCTCTAATCTCCAACAAACAGCATAGCAGGTATGTCAACAAAACGGTGTTGATATGCAATCGGCCATTAATTAGTTAGATAATATTACTTCTTCAATTACTAAGTAATCATCACACTTTTTGTGTGTTGAAATTTTTAAATAAAGAGGTATTACTATAATGAATGGTAATGGAACTAGTTCTTTCTTTGGATCTGATTGGTTAGGTGCTTTCCTAATCATTGCTGTTCTTTTTGGTGGCTTCGGTGGTTTTGGTTTTGGTGGCGGTCGTGGCTACGGCCCAGAACCCGCTTCTGTTGAATATGTCCAAAACGTTGTAAATAATCAATCTACTCAAAATGGTTTGCGCGATATCCTTTTATCTTCTGCAAATAATAACTATGAGACTGCTCAACTGATTAATGCTCAGACCAACACCCTGCAGCAACAGAACTATGCAAACCAGATCAATGTTGTTCAAGGCTTCAATGCTATTCAGCAAGCCATCGCTCAGCTTGGCTATCAGATGGATTCTTGCTGCTGCTCCATTAAAACTCAAATGCTGCAGGATAAATATGACGCTCTTGAGAATCAGTATCGTACTGCTCAGAATGATCTATCTAATGCTGCACAAAGCCAGTACATTCTTAATGCGCTTGGCCGCTTCGTGGCATATCCACCTGTCGCAGCTACCATTGCTACTCAAGGCTAATTAATAGGTGGTGTGAGTGGGTAAGAAATTACCCACTCTTTTTATATAATTATGAATGAACAACAACAATTTGGTTTTATGGATTTACTATTTTTCTATTCTTTATTTCTTTAGTTATAGAATCAAGGAGAAATAGTAAAGGGGAAAGATGTTCAAGATGAAATAAATCAAGCGGTTGATTTAATAAATGAACATTTACAAAAGCAAGATGAAAAAATTGATAAAATAATGGAGGCACTACAAATTGAAAATCATTAAAGAAATGTGCAATTATATTGATGAAGAACTATGCGATGCTGAAAAGTATATTAAACATGCACTTGAAGTAAAACAAGATTATCCCGAAGTTGCAGAGTTATTTAATATGCTTTCTGGAGAAGAAATGAAACATATGCAAATGCTTCATAATCAAGTAGTTAAGCTAATTGATAATTATAGAAAGACTGAGGGCGAACCTGCAGCATCTATGCTTGCAGTATATGATTATTTACATCAAAAATTTATTGACCATGCAAAAGAAATAAAAGTTATGCAACAAATGTATATGGAAAAATAAAAGAAACCTCAGAAGTTTACTTCTGAGGTATTAATTATACTATTTGTGTGTAACTTAACATTATCCAACAATCATTTTTAAGCTTACCCCAGCCATTTACTTCATCAACGATTTCATAAATGCCTTGGTCAGTAATTAAACCATATACTTCTGCATGAGTATTGGGCGCGCGCCGCATACGTAGAGATGGATGCGTTACTTTTACTTTATATAAAAAATCTTTTTCGGGTTTTATTTCTTCTTTAATTTCAATTTCTGGAGCAATCTCAGAAATAACTTCTTCTACTTTTTCTTCCTTTTGTTGCTCTATATTAAAAGTGTCTAAAAAATCCATTGATTTTTCCTCCGGTTTTTGTCTATTTTTTCTTGCCATATTTTTCACCTCTATTTTTAAAGTAGTCTATATATTATTTATATTTTAAAAACTTGATTTCTTTTTGGCTTTATGGTATAATATAATTAAAGATAAAAATGAATAGAGGTGTAATTATGCCTGATTATGATAAATATGATGCAATAAATACATTAGCCGCGCGCTGGCTAGTGTGGAATTCAAAAGAGAAGAAAAAACCGCTTGGAATTAAAAAGTTTAAGTGTAAAAAACCTACACATATGTGGCTTTTAAATATTATGAACTCTTTTAGTATCGCAAGTGGTTACGTAGATTTTTATTTGGATTGTTCTTTTTGGACGTATTTATATATTAAATATATAAAAAAGTTTAAACATGTTAAGCGATTTAAAAATGAAGATGTATTTTTAATTGAACCAGAGCAGTTTGCAGTAGAAGTTTGTGAGCAATTTGGCGAGCGACCTGATATGGTTGACTATATTTATGAGGATTATTGGAGATAAAAATGGAAATAATTATTGGACGGATGGTGATTAAAAATAGTTGAAATAGGAATACCAGTTTATAAAGCGCGCGAGACTTTACCAGCTACTTTAGATTCTTTAGTTGCTTAGACGTGTAAAGATTTTGCTATTTGTCTTTCTATAGATGGAGATAATGAAAATTATGATGATATAATTGAGATTTATCGTGCGCGCGGGCTTGAAATTAAAGTAATAACTTCTATAACAAATTATGGGGCGGGCGCGGCACGACAACATATATTGAACTGTACTTCAAGTGATTATATAATGTTTGTTGATGCTGATGATATACTTATGCCGCGTGCGGTGGAAGTTTTATACACAAATGCAAAAGCTCATGATTATGATATAGTCCAAGGAAGTTTTATTAAAGAGTTCAAAGACAAAGAAGATATAATGATGGCTTCTACAGATAATGTGCTTACTTGGTTTCATGGTAAAATTTATAAAGTAAATTATTTACGAAACAAAAAAATTTCATTTCTCTCAGGGTTACGTACCGATGAAGACGCATATTTTAACGCTGTAGCTTGGAATTCTACAGATAATAAAGGTCTAATTGGAGAAGTTGTATATCTTTGGAGAGATAATAAGAATTCTATAACGCGTTCTTTACCAGATAATGAATATTTTATTAAGACTCATAATGACTATATTCGTGGACAAGTACAAGCTTTAATAAAGTTGCACGAAATAAATGAAACAGTAAGCCAAACTTTTATTACTAATACTTTAATAAATATTTATTATTTTTATATGCGTGCGCGCTTTTATAAATGTAATGAAGAAGAAATGAATAATATCATTTCTATTTTAAAAGAAGAAGAATGGATGCAATTATGGCTTGATAATGGTGAAAATTGGGTAGATGTTATTCAAAATATAAAACCTGGGCAAGTATATGATGGTGAATATGTAATTTTTTATAAAGAAACATTTAATTTATGGGCCGCGCGCCTTCTACGTGCGGATGTAAAAGGAGAATAAAATGTATAGTAGTGGACTTAGAGTTGTAATTGTTAATGGTAGACCTAATGCTGGGAAAACAACTTTTGAAAATTTATGTGCAAAAATTGTTGGTAACGCATATTGTAATAAAAGGTCTACTGTTGATAGAATAAAAGAAATAGCAGCGCAGGCCGGTTGGGATGGTGTTAAAGATGCTAAATCTCGAAAAATGCTGAGTGATTTAAAAGATATTTTTACAGAATATAATGACATGCCTTTCAATGATATACTTAATTTTTTAAATAAGTGGGAAGATGAACTTACTCATTATAGTGTTGGGCATCATCCGCATATTTTATTTGTTGATGATAGAGAACCAGAGCATATTGATAGATTAAAAAAAGAACTAAATGCAATTACTTTACTTATTAAGAGGCCAATTATTGATGATAAAGAAACTTCTAATCATGCAGATGAAGGGGTATTTGATTACGAATATGATTGGGTTATTAATAATAGTGGTAATTTAGAAGATTTGTATACACAAGCTAAAATGTTTGTAAATTCGATTTTTAGTTAATTTTATGATATAATTTATATATAAAATGATAAAGGAAGTATATAAATGAAAGGTTATGTTGCAGGAATTGATTGGATTAATGCGGAAGCAATGAAATACTGGAGTTTTACCGCGGCGACTCCAGCAGAGAAACGCCATCAAGAAGCCCATAATATGGTATTTTCTGGTGACTACATAGGGGCATTAAAAGTAGATGGCTATTATGAGCGTCTTATTAAAGATGAAGATGGTAACTGCTTTATGGTCGCGCGCAGTAAAAATGTAAAGGGTGAAGCGACTGAAAAACTTGCATGGGTGCCGCAGATTCATGACTTTATGGAAAGTTTGCCGAATGGCACTGTTCTGCTTTCTGAATGTTATCTGCCTGGGAATGAGGGAAGTCAGAAGATTACTGGGCTTCTTGGATGCTTGAAAGATAGATGTATCGAACGACAGGAAAAAGGCCAGAAGCTTCATTTTTATATTTTTGATGTGATGGCTTGGGCTGGAAGTGATTTTACTAAGATTCCTTTTGAACAGCGAGTTAATTTTCTTAATGATATTCCATATGGTTATTCTAATAAGTATATTGAATGGGCTACATATTATGAAGGCGAAGAACTTTGGAATCAACTTCAGGATTATCTTGCATCTGGCCGCGAAGGTATGGTAATTATGCGTAAAGATGCCCCAGTATATTTTAAACGGACGCCTGCGCGCGTAAGCCTTAAAATTAAAAAGGAATTGAAAGAATCTATTGATTGTTTCTTTACTGGCAAGGCTGCCGCGCCTACAAAGTATTACACTGGCAAAGAAATTGAAACTTGGAAATATTGGATTAATGAGACTACTGATGAACGACTTCCAGAGGGTAATTATTATTATGAGTCTTCTATTGAAGGAAAGCCATATTCTGCGGTAACAAAACCTTTTTATTACCATTGGGCTGGCAGTTTGGAAATTGGCGTTATAAAGGATAATGTAGAATTTTCATTGGGATATATAAGTGGTTTGCCAGATAGTGTAAAAGAAAATTGGCGAGATTATAAACATCAAGTTGTAGAAATTGGCGCCATGCAATTTGATAAAGACTCAAATAGGCTTCGTCATGGTAAAATATTATGTTTTAGAACACCAGATGAAAAAATTTGGTCTGATTGCACTTATGATCAATTAGAGTCTCTATAAATAAAATTTACTTATAAATAGTGGGGAACAAAGAATTAGCTACTCTTTGAGATAATGTTGCTCCTTCAACAAGCCACTATTTATTAATAATATAAGGAGATGTTATTATGGGGTATATTTATAAAGTAACAAATTTAATTAATTAGAAAATTTATATAGGTTTAACTTATAGGGATATTTAGACTCGTTGGAGTGAACATAAAAGTAGAGCAAATAATGGTAGTACATTGTATTTTCATAATGCTATTAGAAAATATGGTTTAAAAAATTTTTATATTGAATAGATTGATGAAGCAGATGGAGATGCTTTAAAAGAGCGAGAAAGATATTGAATAAATTATTATAATTCTAATAATCGAGAATTTGGATATAATTTAACTAATGGTGGGGATGGAAACCTTTAGTTAGATTATAATTAGATTTATGAACTATGGAATAATAATTATGCAATAGTTCAAATAGCAAATGAATTAAATATAGATAGAAGTACAGTACGAAAAATCTTATAGGATTATAAAAATTTTAATGAACAAGAAGCTATAAATCGTGGATTACTATATTAGTCCATTAAAGTAAATAAGTATAATTTAAATGGTGAGTTTATAGCGACTTTTAATAGTCTAATTGAAGCAGGTAATGGAGACAAAGTAAGTGCTCATTCTATAGGATAGTGCTGTAATGGTAAATTATAGACTGCTTTAGGATATTAGTGGAAATATTATAATAATGATACAAGTAATATTTATCCTGCAAAAAATTTTAAGTTATATAAACGTAAAGTATTGTAGTATTCAAAAGATAATGAATATTTAAATAATTTTAATTCATTACGAGAAGCAGCTTCAACTTTAACTAATAATAATTTGAAAGTAAAAATAATTGCAAATTAGATTGGCCAAGTGTGTAAAGGTAATAGAAAAACTGCTTATGGGTATATTTGGAAATATAACGATGATAATATATAATCGTCATGGTAAAATGCTTGGATGGCGGCCAGATAAGCCTTGGCGTGAATGTAGTATTGAACAAATTAAAAATAATTAAATTTATTGGAGGTAAATATAATGCCGCATGATTTTGATTTAAATGGACCAGGAGTAAAACCATATAACCCGGAAGATTATGGATTGCCTGTGTGGAGAGATGAAGATCATCCAACTCCACAACAAGTTATGCAAGCTACACAAGCCACACAAGCTGCATAGACCATGCAAATTATGCAAAAGAAACAGGATAGTGCTAATGAAACCAAGGAAGCATTACAATTATTATGGAATAATATTAATTGGTTATATCAAAGACAATTATATAAGCATCCTGAAATAAAAGAATTGCTTGACCATTACAATATAAAGTAATTTCTTTTTTATAGCTAGTATCGTAAAATTCTACTTTTATATATGAGTAAAGTAGAAGATAGATTTGCCCAAATTTTTATATCTGCTAATATCCCATATGTTCGAGAAAAAACTTTCCCTGAACTAAAAAATGGAATTTTACGATATGACTTTTATCTCCCAACTTTTAATATATTAGTTGAAATAGACTCGATGCTTCATTTTAAACCAATTCCTAAATTTCATAAGTCTAAAACTGATTTTACACATGCTTAGTAGAATGATCGTTTGAAAAATAGCTTCGCGCTTTCACATAATATAAAATTATATCGTATTCCAGAATGGGAGTTTCAAAACGTAAAAACATTTGCAGATATAATACAAGATAAATTTTTAGTTACTACGAAATGGTGGAATGATATTATTTGGAGAGAATATTTAAAGGGCATTACGCCCTAATTTTATGTGGAGGGCGCCGCTGTGTTTGAAAATTTTAATATACAAGACTTATGTAATATAATAATTCTTGTTAGCGCGGTCATAATCGCAGTAAAAAATATATATAGTTTCTTTAAAAAACCAGTAGATACATTACATGACCGTGAAGTAGATAGAGAAGAATAGCATATAAAAGAAGTATTAAATAATGAAATCCCAGGAATATTAGACGCTCATGGTAAAAGAGTCCAGGAAGAAAGACGATTAGAAGATAAATAGATGGCAAATCATATTAAAGATTCAGTAGTTGAAGCTGTTAATGATAAAATCGAAGAGTTAAAAGAAATAACTCTTGATTAGGGTACAGAAATTAAATAGATTTAGAAATCAGTTAATTTGTTAAATGCTTCTCAAATGGATTTAATGCGTTATAATATGAATAGTTTATATTATAAATATAGGCCTTATAAGAAAATTTTAGATTGTGATAAAAAGGCTTTTATAAAATTTTATACTGATTATCATTCCATGGGTGGTAATACTTGGATTGATTCTTTATATAAAGAAGTTATGAGTTGGGAAATTGTTGAAGATGAAACTGAGTTAAAAGTTGACAATTAAATAAAAATATGATAAAATATACATAGAATAAAGATCTATGTATATTTTTTATTGGAGTGAAAGGAGTAATGAAATTTTTAATTAATTATATAATGATGGCTTTGGCCGCTGGAGTTTTTCTTGTTGGTATTGCTTTTATATGTGATGGTTTAAAAAATAAAAAACTTACAATTTAGGAAGCAACTATAAAATATAAACAAGAAATAAAAGAATTAACAGAAGAAGAAGGCAAAGAGTTCACGCATTTATAGAACTGTTTACGATATATAAAAGATGATATATCTAAAGCAGAAAACGATCGTGAAATTGCTTAGTAGAGGGCGGCCGAGGCATAGGCTGCGACGGAGTAGTTGCTCTAGTCCGAACAAGGGCGGCTGGCCGCGGAACTTCAACGTAAAAGAGAACTTGAAGAAGTAAAATTCGAATAGGAAAAAGAAAAAAAATAGCAATGGATAGATCTTTACTTTGAAAAATTAAGAGTATAGGAAGAAAATGCTTATAAACGGAAAAAGGAAGAACTGTAGGCTGAAATTGTATTATTATAGTCTGAGTTAAATAATTTTAAAACTCGTCAAGATTCAATAAATGAAGCTATACTTCGTGAAAAAGAATTGAAAGAAAAAGAAGATTTTTATTCTATTCAAGTTACAGAAAATGATAAAGAAGATATAAAAGTTTTATAGTCAATGGATTTAAAACTACATAATAGGGACGTAATTCCAAAATTGATTTGGGAACTATATATACGGCGGCCGTGTCAAGAAATGATTAAACGAGTAACAGGCGGCCGCAAGATAGGTGGTATTTATAAGATCACCAATAAAGAAACTGGTGAAGCTTATATCGGTAAAACTACTGATATATCTACTCGTTGGCAAAATCATTGTAAAACCACGATTGGCCTTGAGGGCGCTGCGCGAGCAACATTACATAATCGTTTGGCACAAGACGGGCTTTGGAACTATACTTTTGAAATAATAGAAGAAGTAGATAAAGAAAATCTATCATCAAGAGAAGCATTTTATATAGATCTTTATGGAACAAAATAGTAGCTAAATATGAAGGAAGGGAGTAAGTAAATGAAACTTAGCAAATTACAAGAAAAAATTGTTAATGCATCAGAACCATATATTGCAGTTTATGCGGCGGCTGCGGCGGGTAAAACAGCAGTACTTACAGAACGAGTACGAAAAATGTTGCGTGATGGTATTAATCCATCAGATATAGCTTGTATTACATTTACAAATTTAGCCGCTCAGGAAATGAGAGAACGCCTTGCAAATGATTATAAAAATGGAATTTATATTGGTACAATTCATGGACTCGCAAATTATTTCTTACTTTCAAATGGAATTGATACAAGTGATTTAATTGAAAGTGAGCAATTTGATAAATTTTTTGAACGTATTGAAGAAAATCCATCTTGTATTAAACATATAAAGCATATTTTACTTGACGAAGCACAAGACACATCACCAGATGAATATAAATTTATTTTTGATATGATTCTTCCAGAGACTTTTTTTATTGTAGGAGATTTAAGACAAAGTATTTATTCTTTTAAAGGATGTGATCCAGATCTCTTTGATAATTTGATGGATGATCCAGAAGTAAAAGTATATAGTTTAAATGAGAATTATCGAAATGGTGATAATATTCTTAAATATGCAAAGAAAATCCTTCAAAAAAGTTTTATGACTGATGATTCTATTGCTATGCGGCATGGCGGTATGGTATGGGAAGGAGAAGCGACGTTTGATAATCTAAAAGGTTGGATACAACGAAAAGGAGAGTTTAGAGATTGGGCAGTATTATGTACAACAAATGCAACTATCGCTGAATTACAATACAAGCTTGAAAAAGTTGGTATTCCAACCGTAACTTTTCGTCAAGGCGAAGTAGATAAATCAAAACTTGAAGAACTAATGAATTCTAATACTGTAAAAGTTTTGACTTATTGGAGTTCAAAAGGTTTGGAATTTCCTTATGTTGCAGCGTGGGAACCAAAAAATTGGGGCGGTATGGAGACATATAGAGTAAATTATGTTGGAGCCACACGCGCGAAGGATATTTTGCTTTGGATGGAAGGCCCGAAGAAAAAGAAAAAGGATAAGTGGTTTTAATCACTTATCCTTAATAGTTCCATAAAGCTGTAAAAGCTTGTTGGCCAAATTCACCATCAGCTTCAATATTAGCTTTTGTCTAAAATTCTTTTAAAGTCTTAAAAGTATCATCACCAAATTTTCCATCTACTTTACATTTAAAACCTTTTGCATTTAATAAAGATTGCATACTATTAACTTGTGGACCGTAGTCTCCTTTTTTAAGAAGATTTATTTTTATATTGTATGTATGTGGCTGATATTTACTAGATGGCATTGGCGTAATTAGAGTGGTTGGATTTTTTTGTTGAGCTGGTGTAGTTTGAATAGAACCACCTTGTGCTACTAAACTCCATTTTGGTCTACCAAAGCCGGCAACTTTGTTATCACCACGATTATAAGTTCTGCGCGCGACTTGATCACTTGAATTACCTTCAATAGTAGTAAAGCTAGTCCAATTGGCGCCAGAACCAGCAATTGATTCAACAAGACCAGTATGGTTTATAGCTCCGCTGCTATAGAAGAAAACTTGGTCACCAGGCTGTGGGTAATTATAAAATGCATTGTTCTTTTCATAATATGACGCACTTGCGCTACATAAAGCAGAGCCGCCACCAACAGTTTGATATGTCATGGCCGCGCCAGTTTGTAAACCAAATGTTTGGCAGAAACACCAATCTACAAATACATCACACCATGGCTGGTTCTGTAAATCCCAGCCATAGAATTGGTTATCCCAGTTACCTTGTGCATATTTTATATAGTTGTTGTAGCCTTCATGGTAATTTAATTCTGCGCGTGCGGTATCTAATAATTTATTTACTGCTTCTTGTAAGGTCATAATATCACCTTTTTACATTTAATTCTTTTGAAATATCACAGATTTTATCAATCATATCACTTATAACATTCCAATCAATATCATAATTTAAGGTATCAGCAGTAGCTTTTAACTAACTAATAACCCATTCTTTTTTATCTGCGCCTTTGTCGAATTTATCTTCAGCTTCAGCCATCAGATTCATGACAAGTTTCAGCATTTGATTCCAATTCTTTTCTTTTGTACTCTTTTTAACATAGTCAATTAATGTGACTATTAAAGGAACGAGTACAGCAATACCACTAAGAATAGAGATAATAGCTTGAATCCAAAAATTGAAGTGTTCCATAAAACATCCTCCTTAATTATTATTCATTTCTTTCATTAATTCTCTTTGCCGCTTTTCATCTTCTAATTGTTGGCTACGTTTTTTATTATTTTCTTTAGTTGTTTTAATCCATCCCATAAAACCGCACTCTCCAGTAAAAGCGCCAAAAAAAGAAACAATTAAAGTATCTGGTGTTCCGCCTGTAAAAATGTAAATTAATATCATGGTGATGGTAAATATTATTAATGTCCAAAACATTATAACAAGTATTTTATCCATTGTTTTTTCATTATTTAAATTTAACATAGAATCACCTTCTTATATTTATAAGTAAATTATATTTTTATTTGCTATATAAAAATAATGTGATTCATTAATAGTTTGCATTTATATAAAGTATTTTTTACTTAATTATGTCAAAATTTTTGATAAATAAAATTAGGAGGTACATTTATTGTGAATGATACCGAATTTATATTTGATTTGCCAGAAGATTTATTTGATACAAAACTTCCAAATACTTATAGTATTAAGTATTATAGAGATTTAAAGAATCGTATTATTTGGATTAACGATGAAATCACTGGTGAACTTACTTATGAAATTGTACATTATATTATGAAATGGAATAGAGAGGATAAAGATATTCCGGAAATGGATCGTAAACCAATCCGGCTATTATTTGATAGCCCTGGTGGTGATTTAGATGCTCAGGCTGCGATTTGTAGTGTCATTGAGCTATCTAAAACTCCAGTAATTGGCATTGCTATTGGCATGGTAGCTTCTGCAGCATCTTATATTTATCTCTCATGCCATGTACATTTAGCTTTAAAGTCTAGTTATTTTATTCTTCATAAAGGTAGTGCTAATTTAACTGGTGATTTTGATAATATAATGAATTCTATTGATGATTATAAGAAAGAAATTGATAAATTAATTAATTTCATAATTGAGCGTAGTCATTATACAAGAGAGGAAGTTGAAGAACATATTAAGAAGGATTGGTATGTCCGCGCGCCCCAAGCATTAGAAAAAGGTTTGGTTGATGAAATTATAACTGATATTAATGCTTTACTTTAAGGGGTGAAATTTGTGTATACTGGATATAAAGAATTTATTTATACAGATAATGATTTAAGTAATTTTTATACAGATCCTAGTTCTTTAGCAGCAAAATTTATTGAAAATGAATATTTACTTGTAAGTGATATGGATGGGAAAGTGGTTGATAAATATTGTTACCAAGATGGAAAATTTAGAAAAGTATTATTCCCAACTATTACTAATAAATATTCAAAACCAATAAAACCAAGAAATGATCAATAGATTTTAGCGTTAGATTTGCTTCAAAATCGTATTTCAAAAGTAAAATTGATACGTGGTGTATATGGGAGTGGTAAAGACTTCCTTATGCTAAACCAAGCGCTTGAATATATTGAGAGCGGAATGTTTAATAAGATTGTATATGTGCGCCCTAATGTAACTGTGGCTAATGTGCCAGATATTGGTTATTTAAAAGGCAGCCTTGAAGAAAAACTTGAATGGACTTTAGCGCCACTATATGATAAAGTGGGCGGCCGTGAAGGAGTAGATAGATTAATTGAAGAAGGGTTAATTGAAATGGTTCCTTTACTTCATATTCGTGGGCGTAGCTTTGAAAATAGTTTAATTTATGTTTGTGAAGCGCAAAATATTACTACTGAAATTGCAAAGCTAATTATTAGCCGCGTCGGTGAAAATTCTGAATTGTGGCTGAACTCGGATACCCATTAGGTAGATCATAAAGTATACGAGAAAGATAACGGTATTATTAAAATGGTAGAAAAACTAAGTGGTAATAAACTATTTGGATATGTGTATTTACCAAAAACGGAACGCGGAGAAGTTGCTGAATTGGCTACTTTATTAGACGATTAAAGGAGAGGGTGACCTCTCCTTTTAAATTTGAAATAAAAGAAAATTTTTGTTATAATATAAATAGAATAGAAAGGAGTTTTAATATGACAGTAATAAAAACTTTTCATATAGGTGAAGATATAGATTTTTATCGCGTATGGATAAATGGAGAAGTAAAATATTGTACATTTGATGAAGTGATGTATATTCTTTCCACAAAGGAGCAAAAATGATTAAAAATTGGTTAGTGCGTGGAGATTAATAAAATGGGTAAAATGAAAGATTTAACTGGTTAGCGCTTTGATAGATTAATTGTGATAGATTGTGCAGGAAAATTAGACGGTAGACGCTATTTTTGGAATTGTGTGTGTGATTGTGGTAATACTAAAGTTGTTCTTGGTAGTAGTTTAACTTCTGGTAATACACGTTCATGTGGTTGTTTGGCTAAAGAAGTTGGTATATAGAAAATGAATAAAGAAAACTCAGAAAAAGCAAAAATACCAATTGGAACTAGGTTTGGTAAATTAACTGTTATTGAAGATATTGGTTTTCGTGAATAGATGTCTGGTCATAAACGGCGTTGGTATAAATGTCAATGTGATTGTGGAAATATTAAAGAAGTTATGGGTAATTGTTTAAAACAAGGATAGACAATATCTTGTGGAAAATGTATTTCATCAAAAGGAGAATTAATAATATAGTAGTTACTTGATGCTAATAATATAAAATATATTCATGATAAAAGTTTAGATGAATTATATAAATATTGTGGTCGTAGATTAAGATTTGATTTTGTATTATATGATAATGATAATAATATAAATAGAATTATTGAATTTGATGGAAGATAGCATATTACTGGGCCAGATACAGAATATTGGGGTCATACAACTGATACTTTAGAGACAATTAAGGAAAAAGATTTAATTAAAAATAAATTTTGTAGTATAAATAATATTCCTTTAGTTCGTATACCGTATACACATATTGATAAAATTGTATTAAATGATTTGCTTGGAGAAAAATTTTTAGTATAGGGGTGATGAAAATATGAACGAGATTAAAAATTGGCTCGTTCGTGGTTAGCGATACACATGGAAATTTTGATTGGATGAATAATGGTTGTCTAAACGATTATGTACCAGAAGAGACAGCGATTATTATTCTTGGTGATTGTGGATTTAATTTCTTTTTAAATAAAACAGATGATAAGCTAAAAGCAGAAGTAAATACGCGCGGTTATCGTTTTTATTGTGTAAGAGGAAACCATGAAGCACGGCCGCAAAGTCTTGGAAATATGAGATATAAATATGATACTGAAATAGATGGAATGATATGGATGGAAGAAGAGTATCCCAATATTCGTTATTTCAAAGATTATCAAATTTATACCATTAATGGTTATACATGTGGGGTCATTGGCGGTGCTTATTCTATAGATAAATGGTATCGTCTTGCACGATTTGGTATACGTAGCAAAACTGATAAGGATTATAATAATCCTAAGAAAACTGGATGGTTCCCAGATGAACAGCTAACTAAAGAAGAAATGGAAGCTTGTTCTCATTTATTTAAAGATTGGGAATTTGATTTTATCTTCTCTCATACTTGCCCATATTCATGGCGGCCGACTGATTTGTTTCTTAGCGGAGTAGACCAATCTTCTGTTGATAATTCAATGGAACTTTGGATGGATAAACTAAAAGACCAGTGCAAATGGAAATATTGGCTGTTTGCCCATTATCATGCTGATCGTGTAGAGCGGCCGCACGTAGAAATGTTTTTTAATGATATAGAGAAGCTTGATGATGTGGCTGCGCGCTGGGTACATTATGATGAAACTGGAGAACTAGATTGGTGGGTAAGGAAGAGTCCTAATTTTGGAGTGTAAATAAATATGAATATTTTTGGAGTAGTTTTATCTATTCTTATTCCATGTTTTTTATTATGTTGTATATTCTTTATATTTTTTAATACAGGAATAAATAGATATGCTAGAGTTATTATAACTTTTTTGATGTGCGTAGGCTGCATGTTATATATAATATATTGTATGCCAAATTTTTGGTATTAATATTTTGACTTTTCATAAAATTTATTGTATAATATATACAGAAAGTTGAAAAGGAAATAATAAAATGAGAGACAAAAAATATATTACACGAGTCCTAAATGAGCTTGGGCGTATGTGGGAATCATATCCAGATAAAAGCTTTGGGGAACTACTAACGGCTTTTGCGCCTAATCTGTTTTATGATGATGATGAACTTATTAGTATTATGAAAACAAATATTTATCTTAATCTTTTAGAGGAGTATAAAAATGGCGAAGCGAGATAAGAATCGTTCATATATGGAATGGGAATATGAGTGGCAAGAAAGCGCTCGTGAGGAAGAGGACCGAAAGAATCGCGAAAAGGAAAGGCGCGCGAAGAAACTCCAGAGTCATAAATACACTACTGATGATTGGGATGATGTTGAATGAAGCGAGTAGGGCCTGAAGATATTATTAAGATTAATGAAGCATATCTTGCTTGTGGTACTTACAGTGGGGCGGCCGCGGCGACTGGATGGTCTGCCTCCACTGTAAAGAAATACATTCAGCCTGGTTATAAAAGTGAGCAAAAAGTTAAAGCCGTTAATATTGAACTTCCACCTATTGAAGAAATCGTAGATAGATTGCCGCCTTGGTATGATATTACTTGTTTGACTCCAGAAGAAGAAAAAGAAATTAAGCAACTTTGGGGAGAAATGCTTATATGAAGTCTTATTTTGTATTTCGTGAGAGCAGTAATAATGGATGGACGATTTGTCCTGTCCATAAGGAATGGCTTGGCGCAGATATGGATAAGTCTATTAATGGGAGCTTTGCACTTATTGCCTGTAGGGTTAGTGGGCTTAGTTGGCCTCAGTGGCTGCGTTTTTGTAGGCAAAATGGGGCAACTTTATATGGTAAAGGACATAAGTATCCTGTTGCTATTTGGAAAGAGCCTAATAAGGAATTTCTCAATATGCTTAATGCGCGGGCAGATGAACTTGCAAAAGTGATAAATTTTGAGGAGTTGCATCTTTAATGAGCAAAGAAATTTTTAAGAAAAGTGGTGAAGAGCTTCAAGAATTTTTGGCTTTTCGTAAACGCGGCTCGCAAGTAAAGAATAAGAAAGGTAAAGGGTCTTATAATAGGCAAGACTTTAAGAAAGGAGAGTAGAAAGATGAATGTGATCTTTCTTGACGTTGATGGTGTCCTTAATTGTAGGCACACCCGTACAAGGACATCTGATGGCTGGTGCTTCGTGGATGATTACCTTGTTGAACGGCTCAAGAATTTAGTTGCCCGTAGTGGCGCGCGAGTGGTGTTGAGTTCTACTTGGCGCGAAGGATGGAATCAAGAAGATGAGTCTAAGAATGATATATCTTTTATTGAACTTCGTAATAAGTTCAATGAATTTGGTATTGAAATTTTTGATCGAACTGGTGAACATCGAATTGATAGGTGGCGTGCGATTAAGGAGTATATGGAGCGGCCGCGCGAAGATCCAATCGAGCACTATGTAATTATAGATGACTGGGATGATATGGGTGAGTATATTGACCATCTTGTATGGACGAATCCTTCTACTGGTTTAACTGATGCAGATGTTGAAGAGGCTTTAAAAATCTTAGAGATTTAAAATTTGATTTTTCTTTAAATTTAGTATATAATATATATGTAAGATGAAGAAGGGAGATAAAACAAAATGTTCGATGATTTTGATACCCAGACTCAGATTGAGGAAATTATCCCAGAAGAGTATGAAGATTGGCTTCGTTTCTGCGCGGGAGCATATGAAGCAAGTGAAGAAGAAGGTAAAAGTGATATTTAATGGCTCTGTAGTGCAGTTGGTCTAACACGTCGCCCTGTCACGGCGAAGAACACGGGTTCAAGTCCCGTCAGAGTCGCCAGCGCCGCAGGCCCGCCGTGATGATGCGGGTAGCGCAAAAGATAGTCGTGCGCTTAAAAAGTTAAAATGCTTCAGTCAGGTATGGAGGCGATGACTTAAAATAAGACCCTACCCTGTAGTGATGCCGCGCGGCTACATTGTTTTCAGCGCCGCTTAATATGCAAGTGAAAAGATGATAAAGACCTGTATACACCCCAACACAAGTTGGGCCGAGGTACAAAAACTACTGGCACGAGTGTACATTAAGTGCGTAGCCGAGAGAGGTTAGGGGTTACATTAATAATTATGCCATCTATCCAACTGCGTGGGATAGTGAGAGGGACGCAGCCCCCAAGAAGCGAGCAACGGCTTACGGAGAGCGCCGGACACCTCGCCCGTTGAGGAGGGAAGTGCTGGTAGATTTCCCACAACACCAGACACCAGAACACAAGGGCATGTGGAATGGTAACAATTGGGTATTTCGGTTAATTGATTTGTAGGTTTTTAAATAAACCTTCCGCAGTTTGGGCATACTGGGTGTCAAAAAGCCTTTATAGTGTCTAGAGATAGAGGTTCGAGTCCTCTCTTGACCATAGGTAGGAGTTTTTACTCCGAAGGTCGGGTAGCTTAAATTGGATAAAGCGTTAGGCTAGTGCGGGTCACATAGGAGGAGCCTTCTCGTGGCGGCCCGTGTCAGGCGGAATGGGATAGAGTCTGCCTGCGAAGGCCTCTAGGTATGGTAGAAGAGATTCTATCTACTGCTCAACTACATAGGCACTTGCTGGACGAACCCAGCCAGTAGATTCTGATACACCAGTAGCTAATGCGCGCGGAATTTCGGCTATAATTAGAGCGAGCCGTGGAAAAGTGTCACATACCGACCGTTTTAGTGACCAGTAGGCAAACGGTGTAAAAATTAGGGCCTACATTATGGTGCCGTAGTGGAGTTGGCTAACACACCGGGCCTTCAACCCGGAGATCGCTGGTTCGATCCCGGCCGGCATCACCACTTTGTCCAAGCAAAGTAAAATATCTTGGTAGAGTGCGGAAAGGATGGATTTTTCGGTTAAACTACTACTGGTATAGATTCCCGATGATAATTCCGATGTTCTATGATATGTAGCATAGTCATTTAGCAGCACTCTATAATAAAAAGACAACGAAAGTAAACCGAAAATTATTTCTTTGGAGGATGATAATTATGAAAGTATTAAAGAATCTCCAAAGCGAGGATACGCCAATTGGCTAATCCTCAACCTAGGTAAGTTGTAAAACTGCCTAATATTGCGGATTAGAGAAGTCAGTCATCTCGTCACCCTCATAAGGTGAAGATCACCGGGGCAGAGCCGGTATCCGCTCCCACTTAGCGAAACCTCCTTTCTTTATTTTCTTTAAGACTCATATAAGGGGAACTATTTCACTGGTAGAGACGAAAATCTATCGGCGGCGGAAATAGCTATGAGGATATACGCTACCCTTTTAAATATAAATATTGGTGATTTTATGAATAAAATTAATGATATAGATTTAAGTAATATTTATGGCGGTAGTATTTTACCATATATTATAGAAAAAGGTGATACTCTTAGTAAAATTGCAGATAAATTTGGATGCACCATAGAAGAATTACAAAAATGGAATAAAATTGAAAATCCAAATATAATTGATATTGGGCAAAAATTAATTATTAAATTTTAAAATAAAGATACATACAGCAAAATTAACAAGTGTTTTGGTTACACAACAGTCTGCAAAACTGTCTAAGCGGTTCGAATCCGTATATTATGTATCTTGTATATGCGGAGTTAGCGAAACTGGTTAACGCACATGCCTTACAAGCATGGGATTCTGAGTTCAAGTCTCAGGCTTCGCACCAATTAGTGAGGTGACGAGCACTAATGATTGGGCCAGTCAGTGCCCCTAATAGTATAACACTCTCTAATGAGAGTGTTATTTTTTTATTAAACTTGATTTTTTAATAAATTTAGAGTATAATATATATGTAAGATAAAGAAAGGGGTAAATAAAATGATTGAACCTTGGATTGCTATGGGTAATCTTATTGAAATGAACTATGGGCAGAAAGTTCATTGGCGCGATGGATATTTTTATTGTCCTGAATGTGGTAGAGCAATTTATCAGATTAGTTGGAATAAAATAGATTTAATGAATGGGGATAATGGGTTTATATGTCCATTTTGTGAAAGTATTATAAATTAAAGGGGATGGTATAAATGTCCAGAAGTTATAAGAAAAATCCATATTATACAGATGGACGGCGACGTACAACAAAAGAAATGAAGCAAATTGCAAATCGTTGTGTACGCCGGCGTAATAAACGTATAGTTTCCGGATATTTATATCGTGAATTAAATTATCGTGATGCGCTTCCACTTGATGGTATGTCATATAAAAGATTTTATAATTCTTGGGACATTCATGATTGGGTTAGCAGGTGGACTAAAGTTCAAGCTATTCATGAATGGGAACATCCACATTGGCATTATTTGACGCATACTGATACATGGTGGCATATTTGGGAAGAATATAAGACAAAAGAAGAAATGGAACAGCATTGGGCAAAATATTATAGGAGAAAATAAAATGAAATTTTTGTTATATATTAGTTTATTACTTAGCCTATTTTTAATTTTGATGGGTACTGTTTTAGCAATATATAATCATTCTATTTTTGCAATTTATGTTGTTTTTGGTTTAATACTTTTTATTCTTATATTAATGGTGATTATAAATGACTAATTTAGAATTTCTCAAATATTTAAATGAATATAGAATAGTATTTATTGAACCAGATTTTAAAAGTAAATATATACATATATGGGATTCTGATGGGTGGAAAGAAATAATTGTCGAATTTGATGAAGAAGGAAATATAGTAAAAATATGATTGAAGGACTTTATAAATGTTTTGAATACTGGCATAGAGAAGGTACGGTTTGGCTTTACAGTGACACCCATTTTAATGAAGACGATGATATTCGTGTGGCATTTCCAAACCGCCCTTCTGCTGAGGAACAAATTAAACTAATCAATTCTAAGGTCGGCCGTAAAGATCATCTTATTCTTCTCGGTGATGTTGGAGATATTGAATGCGCGCGGAAGCTCAGAGGGCATAAAATTCTTATTAAAGGGAACCATGATGGTGGTTTGTCGAATTATGAAGACGTTTTTGAAGAAGTATATGGCGGCCCGCTCATGATTGGGGAGAAAATTATTCTTTCTCATGAGCCTCTTGCGATTAATTGGGCTTTTAATATCCACGGCCACGCGCATCTGAGTTCATTCGACCGCCCTGGCCATCTTTGTGTATGTAGTGATGTAATTCATTATATGCCTGTAAACTTTAACCAGTTTGTTAAGAGCGGCCGGCTCAAAGAGGTTACGCCGCTGCATCGTTCTACGATTGATAAAGCAACGGAAAGAAAAAAGTTGAAAAATAAGTAATTTTATAATTATAATATATATAGAAAAGAAAGGAGAATAATTAAAATGCTTAATAAAAATGGTGAGCGCGAGCTGGCATATGTGGTTCTTGTAGATGGAATTGAAGAGCTTCCTGGATATGATCGAGTTGAGAGCGCGTGTATTGGCGGATGGCGTTGCATTGTGCCCAAGGGGCAATTCCATGTGGGTGATCCGGGGATTTACTTTGAGATTGATAGTCGTGTGCCTTCTGATAATCCCGCTTTTGCTTTTATGGAAAAGCGCAATTATAAAGTAAAGACTCAGAAGATGTGTAAGTCTATTAGCTCTGGGCTTCTGATGCACGCAGAAGATTTTGGTTGGAAAAATGGACTTGATGCAGATGGACATGCTCTTATTTACGATCCTAAAGACAATTCTCGTATTTGGTACGCTGATGGCGAAGATCGTTTTCTTACTAAAGAACTTAATGTAACTTATGCTGATGATGAAGATAATGCTCGTAAAGCTCCTTCTGCTGATAAGTATAAAAAAATGACTCAGCGGCATCCTAATATCTTTAAGAAGCCTTGGGCGCGCTGGATGATGAAACGTGAGTGGGGACGTAAGATTATGTTCTTTTTCTTTGGTAAGAAGAAGGATAAAGCTACGGGTTTCCCAACAAAGTTCCCTTATGTAAAACGTTCAGATGAAGAAAGGGTAGAAAACATGCCATTCATTCTTAAGGATAAAGAACCTTGGGTGAAGACACAAAAGATCGACGGAACGTCGAGTACGTATATTCTTGAGAGGAAAGGTAAACATAAGTTTGAAGAGTATGTATGTTCACGTAATGTGCGTCAGCTAACTCCTTCGCAGAAGAATTATCATACCGATATTGAAGGAAATGTATATTGGATGATGGCAGATAAGTATAAGATTTTTGATTTTCTTAAGTCTTATCTTATTGAAAATAATCTTGATTATGTTTGCCTTCAGGGTGAAACCGCGGGGCCTTCACTCCAAGGTAATCCTCATAAGTTTAAAGAGATTTGCTTCTTTGGTTATAATTTTATTCGTTCTGACACTGGGCGAATGAATAGTATTGAAGCAGCAAAAATTTGTAACGCAGCCGGCATCCCTTGGGTTCCTATTGCCGATGAAGCATATATTCTTCCCGATGATATGGAAACTCTTAAACTTGATGCTGATGGCCCTTGCCTTGTTGGAGAAGGCCCGCGCGAGGGATGGGTCTACCGTAGTCTTGATGGCCAGCGTTCTTTTAAGAATGTAAGTCGGCAGTATCTTCTTAAACATTAATTAATAGAATAATATCCAATAGAGAAAAGTATTTTGACTTTTCTCTATTTTTATGTTATAATATATTTAGAAAATGAAAGGAGTAATAAAAATGTTTGATAAACATATTATTTGGTATGCAGAACAAATCTATGATACAAAAATTTCTATTGCGTATTCAAAAGATAAAACAATAATGTTTATTAAAACTCCTAAAAATCGTTTTAAGATTTATCTATTAGATTTTGAGCGTTTCGGGTATTATACTGTAATGCATGAAAATTGTTATCGTAATAAAGGTTGGCACAAACAATTCCGGGCGCGCAGTCTAAATTATGCAATTTATATGTGTTGTGTACATGACTTTAATAAAGAAAATAGTATTTGGTCTTATAATTTTGATTATAAGCGGTTTATGGATGATGCATATAAAGCATATAATTGGAAGGAGCAGAAATGACAGTCTACGAAAAGATTGACCGCGTGCTTAAACAGCATGAGAATCATAAATATTCTGAGCGCTCTTTGGATTCGATTGCAAGTTATATAGATTGGGCATGGAAGTGGAAGAAGATTAGTAGAGAAGAAATGGAAAACGCGGCTGATCGAGTTTGCAGATTGTTTGATGCTGAGCTGGAAAAAACTATAGATAGGAGTCATGACCATGTTCAAGACATTTGAAGAATTTAAACAATGGCTAGACGCCATTCCAGATGAAGAGAAAGATCCATTTTGCCCCTTTGAAATAGGATATTGTGATGCAGCATATACTAATGAATATTTTAAATGCCATGGGAAGGACTTGAGATTTGATGAATAAAACTCTGTGGTTGATGTGCGGCGCGCCGGCTTCGGGCAAGAGCTGGTTTGCAAAAAATAAACTTATGAAAGATTCTAATTGGGACTATATTTCTCGTGATGAAGTGCGCTTTTCCATGATTAAAGATGATGAAGAGTATTTTAGTCATGAAACCGCAGTTTTTAAGGCGTTTGTTGAGAAAATTGCAGTCGCACTTGTTTGGGGTTCGGATAATATTATTGCGGATGCTACCCATTTGAATTGGGGTTCTCGTCGTAAACTTTTGCAGGCTCTTGTGGCATATTACCCTATAGAAACGCTGGATATAATTCCTGTTGTTGTAGAAGCAAAGCTGGAAGATATTCTCGAACGTAATAAACTTCGTGACGGTCGCGCGCGAGTGCCAGAAGAGACAATTCGTAGAATGTATAGGAATATAAGTGATCCGGCGAAAGACCCGTATAAGTATACTGCTATTATGAGGGTGAAGAATTAAATGAAAATTTTAGAAAAGCAGAAAATAGCTCTTGATTGGTTCAAGAAAAATTATATTATTTGTGATGAATGTCCAAAACGCTTTGATTTTACATGTAGTGGGGCTGATTCAGAGCGTTGCAATGCATATGAGCAGGCGATTATTGCACTTACTGTAATTCAAAGAATAGCTGAAAGTAAAGGTAAGAATTAAAATGAAATATGTACAATGTATAAAGGGGATATAAGAAATGAGTGTATTGATTCGCGGCATGGAAATGCCAAATGGCTATCTACCCGTAAAGCTGGAACTATGGCCTGATGGTCAAGTCGATGTGTTTAAAAATGGTGAATATTGGTCTATAGGAAAGCTATTCCCGTCCCGCCGCATGGGGATTTGATAGACGGGATGCGCTTCGAGATAACAACTGTGATGTTTTTGAAATTAACGGAGCGGACGGGACTATTCTCGCAATGGATGTTTCAATTATTGATGATGCCCCCGCCATCATTCCGGCGTCTGAATGAAAGTAGGCTTTTATGATGATATATTTTGAATATTGTATCCTGAGTTTGTATTTTGTTGTTGGTATTGATTTTGCCATCTGGTTGTCGAATAAACAGCGTGGAAAGAAGGTATGTACTCTGCTTTCATGGTTATGGGAGCACGGATAAGATTTATTATGAGAAATAAACTGATAGATATGGTAAGGGAAATCCTTGCCATCGAAAGGGAAACAGGAAGCGAAGGAGAATTAAATGATATATCTAACTTCAGATCTCCATTTTAACCACGATAGGGAATTCATTTATAAGCCGCGCGCGTGTGAATCAGTTCATGAAATGAATGGTATATTAATTACAAATTTTAATGAAATTGTTTCTGATGATGATGACGTATATATTCTTGGTGATCTTATGCTCGGCGGCCCCGATAAATTAAATGATGGATTAAATATGCTTGTTGCACTTAATGGTAGACTTCATCTTGTGCGAGGAAACCATGATAGTGATAAGCGTTGGGCTGCGTATAGTACGTTGCCTAATGTAGTTGAGCAGTCTAATGCAATTTATCTCAAATATAAAGGTTTTCATTTCTATATGTCTCATTATCCTACTTTTACCGCGAATTTAGAGAAGGAAAGTCTTAAACAGTGTACTATAAATCTGTATGGGCATACACATCAACAGTCTAATTTCTATAATGATATTCCTTTTATGTATCATGTAGGCGTTGATAGTCATAATAATTGTCCTGTAAGTATTGATGAAGCTATTCGTGATATGTATAAGAAAGCTGAGGAATGTAAAGAGCAATTATAAGATTTGATTTTTCTTTAATTTTATAGTATAATATATACATAAAGTAAAGGAGAAATGATTATGGGATTAGATAATGGAGTTATAGTAAAAGATGTAGTGCGCGAACAGCTACCTCGATGGATTCGTTATCCTTTTAATATGGATTATGACTACGTAGAAATATGCTATTGGCGTAAATGGTGGGGTTTACGCAATAAGTTTCTGCGCGCGGCTTATCCAAATTACAAGGATGATAATTGCGAATTTGATATGGGCGTCCGCGAAATAAGAATTATGAGAAGTATTCTTATTGATTATCTAGTGCATCCAAGTCATTGGGATAATGATTATTGGGAGTATGATAGGTATATAAGGAAAAATTTAATTGTCCAAATTTGGAATCTTTATTGGCTGGAATTTTGGTATAAGCGGCGTCCAGATGCAAAAATTATCTTTTATGATTCTTATTAAAGAGGTAAGTTATGTTTGGAATTATATTTAAAATAGCTGCGTATTTGGGTGGCATATATATAGGTTCGAAACTTGGTAAGAAAATTTTCAAATGGCTTGCAAAAAAGCATAATAAAAAAGAATGGGATGTAAAAAGAGCAAAACTCCTTGATAGGTCAATACGAATACAGGGTAATTATACTGATGTAAAGAAAGTACCTCAGGTTTCATTTGAAAGATTTTTAAAACTTTATGAAGTAAGCCCTGAGCATTGGTCAATTATAGAAGATGATAGTTATGGATATGATGATTTTTTCCCTGTATATGTAAAATATGATACAGAAATTCCTCTCTTTTGGGAAACCGGCGAAGATCTGCAAAAATATAGAGAATGGGTAAAAGAAAAATTCTCCAAAGGTGAGGCCGCTCTATATCAGCAGACGCGCGATGAAAGTATGAAACTTCTCACGAAATTCATTAAAGAAGATCTTGAAAGGAAACGCAAGCGCGCAGAAGAAGAGATAGCAGAACTGGAAGCACAGGTTAAGAGAGAATGCGAACAGACTAAAGAAAGACAGAAAGAAATCCAACTTACTTTGGAACCGCAAACTTCAACCCCGGCTTGGACTAACGAAGACGAAGAGCCAGTTATTAATATATTAAAGACGCTGGAGATAAATTCTTCTGGAGATGTTGTCACAGAAGCAGAGTCTTCTAATAAAACATCTGTTTCTTAGAGCACTGTAGAACCTCTATCTACTTGTATTCAACCAAATCAACTAGACTATAGTTATATTTGTTATATAAGAGATAGTTTAACGCAACAAATGCAAATGCAAATGGCTAATGTGCAAGCTATACAGGAACAGTGGCTAAATCAATGCCAAAGTTCTATTATGAGTCAAGTACAATATAATAATATTATGCAATCTATCCATCCATTTCATTTTTAAAATATTATAGATAAGAAATTTGATTTTTCTTAAAATCTATAGTATAATATATATAGAAAGTGAGAAAGAAAACAATATAGTTGGCCGCTAGTGGAAACTTTCTCTTTCATACGTCCGCACTTACAGGTCAATCGACGGTAAAAACCAGGATCTGTTGACTTTTCAGATGGTCTGATATGCATTTGAGTGGTTTCAATGAGAAAACCAAATAGCTCGTATATCGTCTACGTTTAAGGTATGTTAGCTTGACGAGAGGGATAACATCCAACTTTGCAAAGCGGTTTCGCTTGACCGCGCTGCGGCGGAATAAGCAACTTATTGATGTAAGACGTATGGGCTTACGGTCGGCCAAGAGACGATAAACCTTGATTATTGAGTTGCCACCTCTCTAAAAGTGTGGACATGGTGGAAATCCTTATATCTGTGCTGGTAAGCCATAGGAGACATCCTTAAAGAGTCCCGTTCTTAGACCGGCTACAAGGTCTTTGTCGAAATATAGTAGTATGAAGATGTGGCCAAAGAGGAGTTTGCGTAAGACGTGAGGGGATGCCCGAAGTAGACGAAACGCAGAGGGTAGGTGGCCTCCAAAGAAGTTGACAAACCAAGACTTCTAAAATTAGATATACATATATAGAAGTGAGAATCCATATAATAAAGACAGTCTAACAGCAAACTTTTTACAGGTTTTGCCTGTGCTTGATATTGAAAAGTTACAAGAAGATGACAGAGGTATATTTGTCGTTCCAAAAATGGTTGAGTTTATTAATTCTAATTTGTAAGACCAGCCGCTGGAATCCGGCAGGTGGATTAAAAGGAATGACTGTCTTGTATTTGCCGCTCTAGCTTAATTGGTTAAAGCCCGCGACTTATAATCGCGAGAGTCTGTGTTCGATTCACAGGGGCGGCACCACTAAATGGCCCCGTAGCTCAGAGGCAGAGCGCCAACCTGTTAAGTTGGATGTCGAGATATCGTAATTCTCCGGAGCCTCCAATTTGGCCCTTATTGCCAATTGTCAAAAGTATAAGTATTGTAGTATGCTACACGATAGGGAATCCTAAAACACTCGTTAGGTGGGAAGGTGAATTGAGAGTATAATACATAACTCTACGTGGTGCCCAATGTCAAGGCGGCAATGTCGAGCTGACGACTATAGTAAAGGGTGACGCCTATCAGCTAGCAGAATATGAGAAATTGAGGAGCTATGATGCCTCCGGGGCCACTGGACTGTCTGGCCACGAAACTCAAGGAAGTTATTTCCACCAGTCTTTTTATATGTCGATGTGGTGAAATGGTAGACACGCTAGTCTTAGGAACTAGTGTCTATGACGTGCAGGTTCAAGTCCTGTCATCGACACCAAAAGGCTCTAGCAGCAAAACTTTCGTAAGGGTTCAATTCCCTTAATAGGCGCCATTATTGCCTGTACTGGAAATGGAGTCTTGAAATATCGGCGGGTGGCAGAACTGGTATATGCAGTGGACTTTAAAGATACAAGAGCACTAAGATAGGAAACTTTTTAAGTGAATGTTGGCTAATTCGGCGAAAGTCTTAATGAGATAACGCCGAGCTAAATTTTCTAGTTTACATTCAAAAAGTGGAAGACACATATTATTCTTTCTACTTCATAATAGAAGGAGATGATAATATGAGAACAGATATTTTAGAGTGTAAAGAGCAAATTTTATTATGGATAAGTGAAGGCCGATCAAAAGCATTTATTGCTAAAGAATTGCATTGTAAGCAAGAAACCTTGAATCGCTATTTAGCAATAATGGAAATTAAATATGATGGGAATTAGAGTGGAAAAGGTATATCAAAGCCTCGTTCTGATAAGATGAATTTAGTAGAGTATCTTGAAAATAGCAAAGATATTCAAACAAATAAAGTTAGAATAAAATTGTTAGAAGAAGGCTATAAAGAACATAAATGTGAATGCTGTGGTCTTACAACCTGGCTAAATGAACCAATTCCATTAGAATTACATCATAAAGATGGAGACAGAACAAATAATACATTGGAAAATTTTCAATTACTGTGTCCAAATTGTCATGCTTTTACGGATTCTTATCGTGGTAAGAATTGCCGGAAATAAATGTGTAGAGACTATATACCAACCACCTAAACAGAAATGCATGGTGAAGACATAGTCCGGACTACAACGCTTTATGCGGCCATGGTAACATGGAGTAGTGAAGAAAATCCACCGCCCGTGAGGGATTGGGGGTTCGATTCCCCTCCCGCCGACCATCGGCAGTATTTTTCTTTTATACATTATAATCATCTTAAACTGCGGCAGCTCAGTTTGAAATAGACGGTCTATATGGCTTTCTATTGTTTACAACTGTCAATTATATGCCCGTGTACCCAATGTTGGCAAAGGGGACTCTCTGCTAAGGAGTTAGGAGCAGTAATGCTTGAGCGTGGTCGGCACACGCCGCGGGCGCCATAAAGGGTTAAATATATTATGCAATCCTTTATTATATAAAATTTTATATATGAGGTAGAAAAAATGGTTGGTAATTGGAATGTAAATATTAATACTAATGGTATGCCTTAGAAGGTTGCTTCTGCTTTTTCAGAACTTGCTGATACTCTTATTGGGGCAGAATATGGATTTGTTGCTTATCTTGGTTCTCAGGTTGTAAATGGCACAAACCATGCAGTTCTTGCTGAGCAGACCATTCTTTCCGGCAAGGATACAAAGAATCTTGTTGTTCTTATTTTTAATGAGAAGCCTAATGATTCAGTAGCAACTCTTGTAAGTATTGAACGTGTTGTTGAAGGCGGAGATTCTCTGGGTGGCACTCAGATAAATGTCGAGTTTGAGATTCCTGTTGAGGCTCAAGAAGCTTTTGATGTTGCTTTTGATGGTCGTCTTGGAGCTAATTGGACTCCTATGGCTCTTCTTGCTACAAAAGTAACTAAGGGCACTAATTATGTATATCTTGTTGAAGAGACGCCTGTTGTTCGTGAGTCAGTTAAAACTGCTATGCTTGTTACTGTAAATGGAATGACACATGATGTTGCTTTTGCAGATTTGCTTGCTAGTAAGCATGAAATGTCTCTTGGTTATGCTTTTACTTGGTTGAAGAAGCCTGGCTTTGGTATTCCTCTTGGCGAATGGCCCTAATTAAATGAGCTGGTATTCTATACCAGCTATTATATGCCGCCGTACTGTAATGGTAACAGCCCTGACTTGAAATCAGTGTGTGGGTCGAGAGGTCCATGTGGGTTCGAATCCTACCGGCGGCGCCAGAGGGTAATGTTTTCCTAGTTGAAAAACAACTAAGCGTCGGCTTATAGATAGTCGTTAGAGAAGGGTCTGGATTTTATATAGTAGATTGTAGATGAAGCCAGAAGTTAGTCAGACTTAAATAAGGAAACACTACAGATTTACTTCTCGAATCTATTAATATATAGTAAAGGATAAATAATATGAATTTCAATAATAAGTATAATGGTAATAAAAATGCTGCTATGCGAGATGGTCTGTTAATTAGTAATCAGATTGGTTTATGCACTTGCGGCAAGCCTACGAAATATATTGATATTAATTATGAAGGCTATGTTTGTAGTGAAGAGTGTAGGGATAAATTAGACACACAAACTTGGGAGAGATAAGTATAATTGCCGGCGTAGCTCAGCGGCAGAGCACGCGCCTTGTAAGCGCGAGGTCGGGATCTCGGAATTCCCCGCCGGCTCCATCTCCTGGCTGACGAAACTGGTAAAAAGAACCTCTATAAAATGCGGTTATTGGGAGATAGTAGAGAATAAAGCAGGGAATATCTACTTATAAAATAAAAGAGGTTATGTTATGAAACTTAAAAATGAAATTGAGATTAACGATTTTCTTAGTGCAGTAGATAGAGCAAAGCATCCTGTTTTTCTTATATCCGCTGAAGGAGATCGTTATAATCTAAAATCAACTCTTTCTCGTTATATTGCTATTGCAGAACTTATTAAAGATTATGGGACGGAACTTGAACTCTTTTGTGATGATAAAAATGATGAAAAATACTTTTTTGGATTTTTCTTAAGTCATCCAGAGGTTCTTAAGTGAGAATTTTAATTTTATTTATTATTATTTCTGCTGTTAATGTTATTCTGTCTACAACACGACAATTATTAACAGTTAATGGTAGTAAATGGGTGGCCGCGCTATCTTGTGCAATTTATAATGCTTTTAATAATATCTTAGTTATTTATACAGTAGCTGATTTTCCTCTTTGGGAGAAGTGCTTAATTACTTTTATGTGTAATTTACTTTGTGTTGCTATTGTAAAAGGTGTGGAAGCAAAGCACAAACCAATATCTATGTGGAAGATAGAGATGGCATTACCAAAAATATATTATGTTCAACCTGATAGAATTAGAAATATGATTAAAGAAAAAGATATTGACTGTTTATTTGGAGCAGTTGGTAAGAAAGTAGTTTTCAATTGTTATTGTGATACAAAAGAACAAGTTAAGTATTTAAAAAAGATTTGTAAATGGTATAACGGAAAGATGTCTGCCTATGAAAGCGCGCCTCTTTAAGAGGTTGCGTTAGGTAGAGAAATAGAAATGAGGGTGTAGCTCAGTTGGTAGTTAGCATCTGCCTTTTAAGCAGAAGGTCGCGGGTTCAAACCCCGCCACCCTCACCACTTAAAATTTGAAATCTTTCAGATTTTATGTTATAATATATATAGAAAGTTGAGAGAGACACATTCAGCAAATGTAAATATGTTAGAGAATTGTAACTTCTGATTAATATTTATGTGTCTCGTATATCCGGGTATAGCTCAGATAGCAGAGCGCGCGCCTTGGGAGCGCGAGGCCGCTGGGGCAGGACCAGCTACTCGGACCATTAAAGATGCATACAGCAAATATATTGAAAATAGAATGTTATAATTTTGGGTTTATAAAGATATATTTTTCTACATCTTGCATCTTGTAATTATTGACAACATTTAAAAATTTAGGCACATACAGCAAATTTAAAGATACAATCTTTATGTTACTGGTTCAAGTCCAGTTATGCAAGCCATTAATTTTGCGTATTGTTCAATTGGTAGAACGAAAGAATTTATTATGTGTCTAGTATATAGCCTCGTAGTGTAATCGGCAACACATTTGACTTTGACTCAAACGTTCTGCGTTCAAATCGCGGCGAGGCTGCCAACGCGGTGCTTACTCTGGGTTTGACCGCTGATAACTCGAACCCATAGAACTAAAAGATTGGAGATTTAAAATGACAAGAACTAAGATTAGACTTGAAACTAATAAGGAAGTTGCTGCTTTTGTTCAGAAGCTTAATACTGATGGCAGCATTGACAAGTATATTGTCGAGGATGAAGATGGTCGTCATCGTGTAAACGCGCGCTCTTATCTTGGTATGCTTTATGCTTCTGCTGAGTTTGCTGGCAGCATGTTTCTTGTAAATGAAACTGAAGATGGCAAATTCCCTAGTTTTGTTTATGATTTTATGCCTATTAGTGAAAACGACGGTGCATATATTCATACTTAAATTTTAACAAGTAAAATTAGTCGGGGTTACGTGAGATGGGCTTCGGCTTTGTAGAGGGACAAAGTTAACAAAGCTCTACCGATCAATTTCAAAATGCTAGGATATGAAATTGTGGGATTATATATGTTATGACGACGTGTATGAAAATAGATTGAAAGTAGTTACGTCAAAGGTGATTAGGGCGGTTGGATGATTGTATGATAACCAGACCTTTGAGAACTGGCGCTCAATTAAATTTTATCATATCAATCTTACTAATAAGTTCTGAGGGTTGGATATAAACCGAGGGATGTAGGTCTAAGTAGCGCAAGCGGAGCTTAGAAAGTAAGAACTTATTAGGACATTTTAATTTTAGGAGTTTAAAGGATATTACCTCTTGCCTAAGAGGATTCATAATGAGAAAAAGGAGAAAATAAAATGAATAAGATGCTTAATGGAATGAAGAAGACCTCTAATTTTACTCGCACTGAGAATGGTGCGCTGACCCATAAGACTTCTCTGTCTGGTCTACTGGATCTGTTTGGAATGGGCGCTGCGTATCGTACTCGTAGTGATGCAGACTGTATTGTTCTGTTTCAGAAGGCTTTTGCCGAAGATCCTATTCACGCACTGAAGTGCCTGTTTTATCTGCGTGACATTCGCGGTGGTCAGGGCGAACGCCGGTTCTTCCGTGTTGTACTTCGTTGGCTTGCATCTTATGATAGGAATGCCGTAATTCGAAATCTTCAATACATTCCAGAATACGGGAGATATGATGATCTTTTTGCTTTGATTGGTACTCCTGTTGAAAATGATATGTGGAATTTTATTGAGTCAGAAGTTCGTAAAGGACTTGAAATAGTATTGGCTATTAAAGATGAATAATTATATTGTTTATAAGCATGTTTTACGTGAAGATGGACGCGTTTACATTGGTTAGACTAATGGAACTTTAGAACGTAGATCACGTAGTGATGGAAGTGGTTATAAGCATTGCCCTAAATTTTATAATGCTATTTAGAAATATGGTTGGGACGCTTTTGATCATATAGTAATTGAAGAAAATTTAACACTAGATCAAGCCAATGAGCTTGAAGATAAATTAATTCTTCAATATGATAGTATTAATAATGGTTTTAATATAAATCGTGGTGGTAAAAATCATATATGGACTGAAGAACAAAGAAAGCAAATGTCCGAAAGAAATATAGGAGAAAAAAATCCAAATTACGGTAAGCCACGATCAGAAGAGACGAAACGAAAAATAGGCAAAGCAAATAAAACTTCTCTATTAGGTAAACATCATACTGAAGAAACAAAAAGGAAAATTAGCGAAGCGCATAAAATATATAAACCAATTTTATGTGTTGAAACAAATACAATATATAATTGTCCATCTGATGCTGCATTAAGTATAGGTGATAAAACTAAAGGTGGGCATATCACAGAAGTTTGCCAAGGAAAAAGAAAAACTGCCTATGGTTATCATTGGGAGTATCTTGATAAAGATAGTAAAGGAGAATAAAAGTGTCATTAAATTCTGGTTTGATTTTTAAATGGTTGAAATCTGAGAATACCTCTTCTGCTGAGTCTAAAGCTATTGCAAAGAAAACTCGTAATGCGCTTGGTCTTACCGCTCGTCAATATCGTAAGATGTTATCTTATGGTAGAAAGAAGACTAAAGTTTTGGAAACAATAATGAGTGCTGGTGAATGGGATCGTATTGATTTTTCTAAGATTCCTTCTAAGGCTGGTTTTATCTATCGTAATGCGTTCGCGCGCCACGACATTGAGCGTATGAAGTCTGAGAAGCCTGTTCGGACTTATGAGGACTTTATGAAGGATGAAAAGACTACGGTTAACGCCAAGGATCTGTATCCTTATGAAGTTGTGGCAAAGGCATACAAGCTGACTCGCAATTCGTTAGATGGTTGGGGTCATAATTCGAGCTTTTATACTGGTACTTCTATTGAGCGCAATGCAATCAATAAGTACTGGGATAATCTAAAGGATTACTTCAACGGTTGTTCTCTGGATGCTCTGTGCATGATTGATACTTCTGGCTCTATGTGGGGTGAAGAAGCTAGCGCGCCTATCAATGTTGCGATTTCTCTTGGACTTTACGCCGCTGAGCGTGCGCGCGGTCCGTTCGCTGGACACTACATCAGTTTCTCTCGTAGACCTCAACTGATTGAGACTGTTGGTGTTGACTTCTGTGATAAGGTACAGCGAATCTATAAGACCAATCTGTGTGAGAACACCAACATTGAAGCTGCTTTCGATATGCTCCTGAATACTGCAATTCGTAACAATTGCACTCAGGATGATCTTCCTAAGAGCATCATCATCATCAGCGATATGGAATTCGATAGCCAGCGTGGATACTATGGTCGAGCAGATCATACTCTGATGGAAAATATCGCAGACCATTGGGCTGAGTATGGATATCAGATGCCTCATCTGGTATACTGGAATGTACAGGCTCGTCACGATAATGTCCCTATGGACGTTAAGGATGGCGTAACTCTGGTGAGTGGTTTTAGTCCTGTTCTTTTCGAGCAGATCATGAAGGGTAAGACCGCATATGATCTGATGTTCGATAAGCTAGATAGCGACCGTTACGCTTGCATTAAGTAAAATAAAAGAGCTTAGTATTAGAGTTATTAATACTAAGCTCTACTTCTATATGTAAGAAATATATAGGAGTTGAATGGGTTATGAAAAAGATTGTTTCTATTATCCTCGTAATTATTTTAGTTTTTAGTTTATGTGGTTGTATTTCTTGTAATTGCAAATGCTGTGAAAAAGAATCAGTTGAAGCAAAGTAGGAAATGCTTATTACAAATCCCAATGTTAATGGTGGCGTTGAAATAGCTTTACCGTCTCCTACATCAATACCTACTCCCGCACCAACCCCAATGATTGTGAATGGAGTAGAAATTAATATGGATCCTGATGCTTGGGCGGGTTTTGACCGTGACCCATACTTGGGGTAAGAAAAAGAACTAGAGAAATCTAGTTCTTTTTTTTGACTTTCTAGAAAATTTATGTTATAATATATATAGAAAATGAAAAGGAGAATATAAATGAATATTCAGTCTTTGTCTATTGTTGTACCTTGCGGCGATCATTGCATGAATAACTGTAAATTTTGTGTATCTCGGATGCATCATGAAGATTATGGTAAAGATATTGTTTATGCCTGCACTATTCCTCAGTCATATCTTGATAGGATGGCTTTCGTGCGCGAGGAAGGCTGTAATTCTTTGATTTTAACAGGTACTACAGAGCCTCAGCAGAATATGTTGTTTATTTTGAAACTGCTTGCGCTAAACCGTAAGCTTCCAAAGCCGTTTTATAATATTGCAATTCAGACTACGGGCGCAAATATGACGATGGAAGATATTGAAAAGCTGGCCGCGGCCGGTGTAACAACTCTCGCTCTTTCTGTTTCTTCTTTTGATAATGAGGAACATTGGGATATTGTTCAGACTCCTATGGCTGCGCGCAAGCTAAGTTTGGCAGAGTTAATTTTAGCTGCGAAGAACGTAAACATGAATGTGCGGCTTTGCTTAAATCTTACCAGTGCTTTTAATTCTTATAGCCCTGAACAGATGTTTGAGATTGCGCAGTTGAATCATGTAGATCAGCTTACTTTTAGGAAAATTTATGCTGATGGTGAGAATGAAAAGACTGATTGGATTATAAAACATCAATATTCTATCAAAGGTTTTAGTGATATTATTAATTACATTCGTGAAAATGGTACTCCAATTGCGCGCTTGCCTTATGGTTTTATTCAGTATTCTGTTCATGGTATCTCTACTGTGATTGATGATAACTGTATGAGTAAAGATAATATTGATGAAATGAAGTATGCAATCTTGCGGCCAAATGGAAAATTATATAGCCGTTGGGATGATACTGGAAGTCTTATTTTTTGAGCAGTTGATATAATATATTTGCTTTCTATAAAAATTTATGTTATAATATATATAGAAAGTGAGAAAGGGGTTATTTCTTCTTATGTAGAATGAATTTTATTCCGTTGAATATGATAATGGGTACGGTGGCCTTCATTATTTTAAAGACAAGGATAGAGCTTTTGCATTTCTTTGGCAGAAGTTTCTTGATATTCGCGGTGATGCTCCTGATGAATATATTAATGAGGCTCTTAAAGAGCTGAATGAATTTTATCAGATTGAAGATTTTGGTTCTATTCGGGTTTGCGGTTTTGAAGATTAATAAGGAGGAATAACTAATGAATTGGGAACGTCTTGCTAGGGAAGTAGAACTCGTGTATGGTGGTTCTGTTGATCGTGATGAGGGGTTCTTTAATTGCCCCGTGTGTGGTAAACCGATTTATGATTGTGATTGGAACGATTTCGATTTTACGCTCGGCCGCAATTATCGTGGAAGACTTCGGTTGTATTGCCCTGTGTGTGAAGAGAAGCTCGTAGATGAAGGAGAGGAGTGGGAGTAATGGTAACAAAGTGGAGAATTGACCACAGCTTTATTGATGAAGATGGTCATGTGATAACTGTTGCTATGCATGAGTATCGAGGGCTTGAAGCGGCTATGCATGACTATGAAGCCTATATTGCTTTGGAAGGTTATGGCTGGTATACGCTTATTGAAGTTACTGAAAAAGTAATTACCTTTTAAGGAAATGAAAGGAAAATTAAAATGAAAGTTTCTGTTTGTTGTGAAGTTCTTTATAACTATGAGATTGAGATTCCCGACGATGTAGATAACATTGAATCTTATTCTGATGAGTATGACCCAGTTTACAGAGAAATATGCGGTGTGATGGCTGACGCGCACGTTAACTTTACGGGTCGTCTTATTTCTATTGTAGACTCTGATACTGATGAAGTTTATTATACTGTTTGAAAAGGAGAATGAAAATGAATTACAAATCTTTTAAAATCTCTAAGAACGCAACCCTTCGCGTGCGGGCTGACCGCATTGTAGCAACTGTAAGTTCTAATGATACTTCCAATATTGAGCTTTATGTTTCAGGTGTTGCGACTCCTTGGCATCTTTCTGTCGCAGATGGTCACTCGGCCGCTGAAATCGTTGACTCTATTTGGAGTGAAAAGGAGGAAAATTGAATGTATTATGCAAAAGTAAATTGGTTTGATACTGTAAAGGAAGAAGATTTTATAAGTCATCTGCTTATTCCGGCTGGGGATTGGAATGATGCAATGCAGAAGATTTCCGGTCAGTTTGAGTTTATTAACTCAGTTGAAATGAAGGAAGTAAATTTTGAGAAGTGTGACGTTGTGTATTTGCCAGAAGATGTAGTTGAAGCCGTGATTGAAGAGAATACGTATTAATTAAAGGGAGAGAAATCTCCCTTTTAAATTTGAAATTTATTAAATTTTGTGTTATAATATATATAGAAAATGAAAGAGAGGGATAAATAATGTTTGAGTTTAAATCCGAAGACCTTCTGAAGGCGCGCGGTATAGTTTCCCAGCTTGAGCTTCCCGCGCAGTTTGGTATGGATGAAGACCTTGAAGTTCCTATTCTATATGACCAGCTTGAAAATATTCTTGACGAAGATTTTCATGTGGCTTGCGGCATTTCGAAAGCAGTTATTATTATTGATTCTCTTCCTTTCGTAATTAAGATTCCTTTCACTGGTCGCTGGATTCGTGAGTATGATTCGTGTGATGATAATGAAGGTTGGACTAAGTTTGCTCCTTTTGAAAATGCAAATGTGCAGGCTTCTGATGATTACTGCTATGATGAACTTCAGAATACGACTAGCGCGAAGGTAGATGGTTTTGGACTTTTTGTTCCTGATATGCAGTTTTTGATGACTCTTAAGTGCGCAGAGCACAACTATGATGTTTATGTTCAGGAAAAGGTAGTTCCTGAAAATGAGAATAGACGGCCTATTAATCCTAGTAAAAATTCAATGGATATTGCGGCTAGTTATAGTGTTGATCTTCGTTGGGCCGCCTATGCTATTGATCTCTATGGAGCTGATTATTTTGAAGCTTTTATGGAGTGGGTTGAAGCTAATTGTAGCGATGTCCTCTGCGATTTCCATGATGGGAACTTTGGGTATAATATGAGTGGCGCTCCTATAATTCTTGATGTGAGTGGGTTTAGAGATTAATGGGACTTATAAAATTAATATTATTTGTAATGATTATAGTTTTGATTGGTTCATTATATGGGTCAGATGATGGGATATTTTAAATGGTAAGAGTAAAGAAGTAGTTTAAAGAGAACTTGTTGAAGCCGTGTCCGTATTGTGGAGATACAGTAATTGTTATAGCAGATATAGATTTTGAAGATGGATTAAAAGAAGCAATGCGAACACTTTGTAAATGCGGCTGGTCAAAGAGAACATTTAGGAAATGGTATACAAGTAAAGCGCAACTAATTGAAGATTATAATGATATGATTCAAGAAGGAGAAATAGAAGAATGGAAATAAGTATTTGTAATATTCTCGCGATTGCTTTTTCATGTTTGGCAATTGGTATTAATATTGGACGAATATTGAAGTAAAATTTGAGAAGTTCCAAATTTTGTGTTATAATATTTATATAAACTAAGAGAGGTAGAAAGGAGTGGAATATTGGTATGATTGGCCGATGCAATGCCGCTATTTAAGTGGCGATAAATATAAAGAAGGCATAGTTTATTAGGACTTTGTAATTGATTTATATAGTGGCGCGCCACGTAAGTTAAATTATATATATGCGGAAGCAAAGATAAATGGTGTCGATGAAGATGACGCGATAATTGAATGGGCTGATTGGCGAGACCTTTCATAGGTTTAATATTTGTATATTGCGGATTGGTGCAAAAGTTAACACGCCGGTCTCTCTTGATAATCCAGTGATTTAAAGATGGGCAGCACATCTTATCAAGACCAAAAACCGGAGAACAGGGGGCAGTACCCTGATCCGCTGCCAACACGATAACAAATAAGTGTATAAACAGATATGTGGCTGACGAACCTACTGTCATCTCCCTTCTTATGGTGATAAAAAATGTTAAATTGGAATTTAATTTTTGAATTAATTTTTGCTTTTCCTGTTGTGTTGTTTATTATAATATATATCTTTGGAAGCTTTAAGGAGTAAATTAAAATGCGAGAAATATTAGATTGGATTTTAATTTTTGGGCTAACTTTTATATTTCCTATTGGATTATTTGTTATATTTGTTTTCAAAAATTTTAAGGAATGATTTTTATGTATAGAAAAAGAGCTTGGCGAAGATATAAAAATTATACAAAAGCCAAAAGAAAAAGAGATATTGATATAGCTGTTTCTTGGTATCCAAGTTTTTGGCCGGGATATACTGATGGAGAATATGTATTTCCTAATCGTGGAATGTATAAAAATCTTCACCAGTATTCAAAAAATAAAATCCATTGTAGTTGTCCTTGGTGTTCTCCGCGTACTCGTAATAAAGGGCGGCATAGAAATACAAAGAATTATGCGCCGTCAATTAATTATGGGATGATGGATAAACGTAGGCAAATGGCAATGGACGAAGACATAAAAGATTTTGAAAATGAAGGATTAGGAATATTAGACCCGGCATAAGGGAGAAATAGATGTTAAATTTTTTTAAAGAGTTTTTCGGTCAATTAAGTTTTTTTGAAGGTGTAGTAGTTATTGCTATTTTTGATTTATGGTTTACATTTTTGGAAAAATTAGTACAATATATTTTTAATAAAATTATAAAGGAGTAAAACAAATGTATAACAACTATAAGTATATCGAGACCCCGAATAAGGTGATTGCACTTTCTACCTATGCTGGTAGGACAGTGCGTGGCGTAGCTAAGTGCCATCCTAATGATACTTTTGATGTAGAGTTTGGGCGTAAGCTTGCGGCGGCTCGGTGTAATGCAAAGATTGCGGCAAAGAGGCATAATAATGCGAGAAAGAAGTATTGGGAAATGGTTCATAAGCTTCATGAGGTTGATGCTGAGTTTAGAAAGGCTTGTAAGTATTTTACTGATGCGGCAGAGCAGCGTGGAGAAGCGGAAGCCTATCTTGATGAAGTGAGGTCTAGCGTTTATGACGCTTAAAGAACTCAAAACAATCATCAATACTTATCCTGAAACCGATGACGGCGCGCGAGTATATATGGAGATTCAACTGGGAGAAAATACATATATTTAGCAATCAGTTGATATGGTAAGGCGAGAAGAAAGCGATGTAGCTGTTTACTATATAATGGGAACTAATGGCGGTGAGTCAAATTAATGGCTCGGCCGCCTTCAACATTTTCTGAAAATTTTAGTTGCAAAATTTCTCCAAAAATTTATAGCTGCTATATAGTAAGTTCCACATATAAACAAAAAGATGAGGAAAATATTCAATATAAATATAGAACGTATAAGTATATGTATATATAATACTTATATGTTTAACTTATATATATACGTATATGTATAACGTATATATAATTGAAGTAGAAAACGAGTAGAACGGGGAACGTATAAGTAAAACGTATATATAATATATATATGTAATATGTATAAGTATAACTTATATATAAATGGGATAAACGGGGGTAGGGCAAAAGAAATGTAAGCGGGCAACCGCAAAAACGTATAAATAAAACGAATACATTATATATAGATATACATATAAGTATTCGTATAAGTGAATCGTACATATAATATGTATACGATGATAGGGGTATTTTGTCGGGGACATGGAGGTCATGTGGTGGAAGCGATTTTAGATGTATTTTTAAAGGTATTATGGGATTTTATGTGCCTGGCCACGAATTTTGTCACTTTACAAACTTTTATTTTTGTGAAAATTATATAAATATAATATATATATTATATATATGGGAAGAGATTTTCTAGAAAATTCAGTAGCTAAAACTTGACGCTAGGATTTTGTAGAAATTTATCTTCTATATATATTATAACATATAAATATATGAGTTGTCAAATTTTCACTTTGAAAATTTCAAAAAGATATAAAAATATACGTAGTACATATATGTACTACGTATAAGTATTACGTATACATAGGGCTTACGCCCTATTTTCTTACGCCTTGATGTAGCCACGCTGAGTGCCCTTACCAGTTACCTTTACATCTACCTTCAGTACCAGACCAGCTTCAACGAGCGGGCGCAGAAGAGAAGGAACACTTGCGGGCTTCACAGTATCGCTCAGTCCAGCTTCCTCAATCAGCGTAGAAGCGGTCTTCGGCTCATTTACATCACCCATAACTTCAAGCAGAGCATCGCGAATCGGGGCTTTCTCAGCCTGCTTCTCAGCAGCTTTTTCAGCCTGTTTAGCGCGCCGCGCAGTAGCCTGGGTATCCATCTTCGACAGAAGAGCTTCAAATTCATTCATCAGATCGACGGCCTCATCAGTGCCGTACTCATTCAGAGTCTTAATAGTAGCATTGTACAGTTCGCGAGTAGTCATAATTTTTCTCCTTTTCTTGCGGTAGGCCGCACCCGAAATTAAATTTTTTATTTTTGAGAGACTTTAGATTCTTTATCTCTCACTTTCTATATATATTATACATCAAATTTTACGAAAAGTCAAAATTTAAAAATGCGTTTTTTTAAAAAGTAGGATTTATTTTGTATTTACTCTATGTTTTTGGTATTTTCTTTATTCTTTTTGGACTTTTCCGCGGCTTTCTGTTTGCGGGCGGCCGCAGCTTCCAGCTTCAGCTGATACTCATGCGCGAGCGCGTAACCATCAGTACCTTCCTCTTCGCTAACTTCCTTGGGAATGATGATGCTGAACTTGACCCAGCGGTCTTCACCTTCGGAGTCAACAGTAGGAATCATGAGCGTGCCCGCCGCGGTTTGACAAACATCGACATCATATTTTTCACTGAGAAAATTTGACAGAGCTTTTGTGAAGTCGGCGCGCAGCTGGTCAGTAACATTTTTCTTAGTCATAATTTTTATCTCCTTTATTTTTATTCTATAAATATTATATCATAAAATTTGCGTTTTGTCAAGAGTTTTTACGTATGGTAAAATATCAAAATTTTAGGTCCCAGCTCCTGTAATTTTTGTGCAAAATGCCAGCTGTGCAGTTCCTGGAAAATTTTGGAAGTTACAGCTCCTGGCGTAGCTTATTCGCAGCTGCACTGAAAATTTGACACCGGCGTGGTGATAATGGGAGAAATGGTGAGAGTGTATAGTGTGATGAATATAAGTGCATAAAAATTTGACAAAAATGGAATTTAGACGTATAACGTCTAAAAAGAAAATAAAAAAATGCCACACTGTTAAAAGTGTGGCAACCGGCACGAGAGAATCATGGCTTCTCCTTTCTTGCTTCTCCCCTATATTCAATTTGTATTAGTAAGATGATCAGTCTTACTAAGAAGTGCCCCTCGGTAAGAAGCTTCCACAAGGTTGACCGACTGGCTGAGGGTCTACTCATAGGTGTTGCGCACCACCCGCAGATGCGACTCTAACAGACTCAGTCACTTTCTTGCTTTCCCTTGGAACAATTATAGTATATCACATATTATAAAAAAGTCAATCTTGAAACTTAGACGTATGACGTCTAAATCCCCGTATAAAAAACACTTCACCGAAGTGAAGTGTTAAATCGTTACATTGTCGCATAACCGAGAATCCTGAAGGGGAAGTAAACAATTCCCATTGTAAGATTACTTGCTTTAGTTTTCATAATCCGCGCCAGCAATTCGGATTCAATCGCGGCATCGTCGAGGGCGGTGTGCGCTTCATCAAAATCGAGATTTCGGGAGATAAACCGGAAGGCGGTTTCGGCGGAGGTTTTGTAGTATTTGCCGCTCTCAGTAATCCACCCGTTTTCCTGGCACATGGTCTTGTACTCGTCATTATTCAAGATATGCTCACAAGACAGGCCCCACAGGTCAAACAGCTTGTAATCTTTCCCGCGGAATTTGAAAATATCGGGGTCAAATTCTTTTGTGCTGGAAAAACGATTGTCATTTGCAATATTTTTGCAGATTCTGTCTTGCATTGCGTTCCAGTCGTAGAAGTCGGGGGAGTACAGCATATTAATATACAGTTCAGTGAAGGGAATAGCTTTCTTGAAGTCGAACATAGAGTTATACGCACCCACGGCCTCGACTTCAGCCATGTCCTCCTCCAGCGCTGCCGCCGCCGTCCTCCAGTCTGTCAGGGTGATTTCGCCCTTTGCCAGCTTTTCGAGGTAGATGGGACGTTTGCAGGCGTAATATGCAGTATTGAAGATAGAAGGAACGGAGAAAATCTCACTGATGAGGAAATTGCGGCGAGCGTACACGCGGCCCTTGCGATCAACTACCTGCCAGCCAAGGTCATAGATGAGCGGTTTTGCAATAGCAATTTTTTTGCGGGCGGGCGCGTCATAATTGGCGGCACAGGGCAGGGTGGCAGTCTCACAGTCGAGGACGAGGTAATACTTGCGGCGCTTGTCAAATTTCATAAGGTCAAACCTTCTTTCATAGTGTCAATCGGGTTTCGGCTTCCCTTCCCGATTGCAGTATTATAATACCACACCCCGCGCGAAATGTCAACACCAGATCGGCGGGAGACTTAGACGTAGAACGTCTAAATATAAAACGGGAATTAACCCGTTTATATTTTTTCTACCTCGCTTTCAATAACATAATCTTCACAAAGATCAATTAATTCGTTTACGGGAATTTCAGAAAATAGTTTGCTCATTTCTTCTTTGGTTAATTTTTCCGCGTTTTCTATTTCGTAATATTCCTCTAATATACGCGGATTAATAAAAACTGTAACTGTTTTCTCATATGCAACTAACATTTTTTATTACCTCCTTTAGTGTTTACATATTACCATAATTTTCAGAAAAAGTCAATAACTCTATTTAGACGTTCTACGTCTAACTCAAATTTATTACAAAAGGGTAACATTTCTGTTACCCTTCTGTTTACTCTTCCTCGGCCTCAGCCTTTGCCTTGGCTTCTTCCTTCTCCTTCTTCTTTGCCTCCGCCTTGGCCTTCTTTTCAGCGGCGGCCTTCTCACGCTCAGCCTTCTTTTCGGCCTGCTCCTTGAGCTTCATCTGGTAGTCCTCGCGCTCCTGATAGCACTCGTCAGAATCCTTCTTGACGACCTTGGCGACCACCTCAACGAAGCACTCCTCGCCCTCGTAGACCATGGGGAAATTGAGCGTATTGGAGTTAACCAGGGCCACATCCTCACCCGCATCGGTGAAGTAGGACAGAAGGCGGTTGATGACCTCGGCGCGAACGGCATTTGCAAGTGCAAGTTTCATTTTTTGTTCTCCTTTCTTTGGGACTCTTTGTTCCCTTCAGTGTCTATAATATACCATAGAGCAAGCGAAAAGTCAAGAAGTGGTTTTAGACGTAAGACGTCTAAATGGGTGGAGGTTAAACCTCCACGATCAGTTCTGGTTTTACTTGTTTAACACGTTCATCTCTCATAAAGCCCCAGACTTCTCCAGTATCAATGCGTACAGCATTAATAGAGCCGCCGTCTTTCAAATCAACTTCATTGATTTTCAGGTAATAGCATTTTCCTGAAAGGAAAACATCTCCAGAGTCAAGGTCACTGAAATGAACCAAACCGTCATTGTGTTTTTTAGTAATTTTCATTTTCTTACCTCCTTTAGTGTCTATACTATATCATATTTTCCGGGAAAATGCAAGACTTCTAATTAGACGTACCACGTCTAAATCATATTTTTGTAAAAAGGGACTTTTTACAGTCCCTTTAATACTTCAAAAATTTCTTTTTCTGTATACGCTCCCTCTCCCCAGGTTTCCCTGTTGTGCGCCTCGTCATCGAACAAGATGCCGTGGCCGTAAAGCTGTTTCGGTGTCCCATACGGCAGAATCTGAATACTTGTGAAGTAGACAGAGCCGAGGTGCTTTTCAAGCCACTTGATTTTGGCCTGCCGCACAGCTTCATTATATTCAGGAGAACCGCTGCGGCTTGTCCAACTAATCACATTTATCGTGTAGCCTTCGCGGGTGAGGCGGTTGAGGATGCGCGCCAGCGCCTGCAGATTTACGAGCGGGCGGGCGATTGCGTAGGGTCGCACGTCCTCATTAATCAAGTCCTCTAACCAGTTCGGGACGCCGTACAGATCGGCGATCGTGCCGTCCATGTCGAAGTAAATATTTTTCATTGGGTTTCCTCCTTCTTTATTGTGAGTATATATTACCATAGAAAAGGGATTTTGTCAACATGGGGAATTAGACGTTTCACGTCTAAATTAGATTTTCGGAGAAAATCTCCGAAAATTTTTATTTAATTTTATCTCGCCTACCTTTACTAGAAATATATAATGGTGAAAGTTCAATTTCTTTTTTATTATTGTATCCACCAATATATGCGTATTTATCATATTCTTTTATTGCTTCCCATGCTTCCCAAAAATTTTCTGCAAGTGCAGAAAAGATTGCATCATCTCGTTTGTTAAGTTCATCATCCACAATTTTTTTGATTTCTTTTAGTCCTTCGGTTGGGAACTCATCAATTTCTACAAACATTGTTTTATCTCCTTTCTTATTGTGGTTATATATTATCATAAATTTTCGGATTTGTCAACTATATATTTAGACGTAGTACGTCTAAACCCTAAAAATTACAAAACGGTAACATTTCTGTTACCGTTTCGATTTGGTTTATACTTCGATTTCACGGTCGAGATACTGCGCGCCCTCGGGGACGGAGTACACCACGCGGCGAGCCTTGCCGATCTTTGCCTCGCCCCTCACAACTTTGCCAACGCCAACGAGGGCAATGCAGGCGGCGGTAGCCTCGGCAGGCTTCATACCAGTAGCGGCGGCAATATCGTCGCGGGTGAAGAACTCGTCAGGGTTGTGCTTCTCAAAGAAGCCCTTGACAAGCAGGACACGCTGGGCGGCTTCACGCTGTTCCTTCGTGGGAGTAGCCTTGCGCTTTGCGTTCTTCTCATCCAGCTTCTGGATAAACTGGCGGCTGACCTCGTCCATAGAGTCGGAGATATGAGCGTCAAGAACGGCCTGGAAATACTCACGAGTAGTCATAGTGGGTTCCTTTCTGCGCTTCATGCGCTGGCGGTTGGTCGCTACCCTTATTTATTGCTTGGGTTCTTTCCCCCTTGCAAGTATAATATACCATATCTTTAGGGAAATTGCAAGACCCCGAATTAGACGTTATACGTCTAAATTATAAATTTTGAGAAAAGGTTACATTTCTGTAACCTTTTCTCGTTTTGTTATGCGATGGAGTACGCGACCTTGCGCGCCTTCTCCACCTTGATTTCCGTCTTGGTGACGGCCTCACCGAGTGCCTTGCACGCGGCGGACGCCTGCGCGGGCGACATACCGAGGACTCCCGCGATGGTATCACGGGTCACAGGCTCAGTCTGCTCCTTGAGGAAAGCCAGCACAGCCGCGGCGCGGGCAGCAGCTTCCTTCTGCTCCTTGGTTTCGGTGTTCTTGCGCTTCTCGTTCTTGGCATCGAGAGCCGCAATCAGCTCCTGTGCCTTCGTGGTCAGTTCCTCATTGATATTGGCCTCAATAACGGCAGTATAGAATTCGCGAGTGGTCATGGTGTTTCCTTTCTGCACTTATCAGTGCCTGTGGCGTTGGTCGCCGCCCTATTTTATTCTGTCGGGTTATCTCCCCTTCAGTGTCTATATATTACCACAGAAACCCGTTTTTGTCAACGGGACGTTTTAGACGTCTCACGTCTAAATCTACCATACACAAGAAGCGCGGAGTGATCGGTTCCGCGCCTCTGTGCCCATATTCAACCCAGCTGGCTTTGGACACCAGCTTTCGGACGCCTCTTTTTTGGCGGGCGTGCGTCTTTTTCCACGTTAGTAACTCATATGAGAATCTTTTCCTTACCTCTTTATTCTCTTTTGGGAGTTATGGCCACTCACTTCCCTTGGAGTGATTATATATTACTATATTTTTGGGAAAAAGTCAAGAGTATGAGTTAGACGTATGACGTCTAAATATGGGAAGGGGGAAATCACTTCCCCATGAGTTCCCGATAAACATCCAGAAAATATTCTGTAGATCTTTTTGCGAAAATGTGGCAGATATATCCTGCTTCGAAACTATCCTCACCATATTTTGCAATAACCTCGTTTTTCATGTTAATAAGTGCCATTGATTTTTCCTCCTTCTTTATTGTGACTATATAATACCATAAAGAAAAAGAATTGTCAATCCTTTTGTTTAGACGTAACACGTCTAAATACTTTTTCCAAAAAATGACGGCCGCATCTGGAGGTAGATGCAGCCGCCCCGTAGTATCAATTTATAATTGTAGCATTGTACAGCTCGATAAGATCCATGACTTCAAAGTCATCCAGCTTTTTCCAATAAGTGAGCTTTTTCTCGTAGTCATGCCACCATTCCATGTGCTCAATAATATTGAGTGCTTCTTGAAAAGAGTCTGCGATTATGATATAGTCTTTATCGCCACGTTCATCAACGAACCAGTATTTATTCATTTTCATTACCTCCCCTGTTGTGATTATATATTACCACAAAGATTTATATTTGTCAATGACCACTTTTAGACGTTACACGTCTAACTTTAACCGCGGGAGGATTAATCCTCTCCCGCGCATGAACTGCAATAGCACTGATAATCGTCGTCAATCAGTGCGGACGGCGCCGACATCGTCATGCCGCAGCAAGTGCAAGCGACAATCATCGGGAAACCATTCTGAGAAAACCAAGTTCCGGGAATGGAATCGTGCGGCATTTCCAGACCATACTCATCTTTTACAAAATTTCTGAAAGTTTTCATTTTGGGAACCTCCATATATTATTTTCCTTTCGGTGAGTATAATATACTATATTTTTCGGAAAATTGCAAGACCTTAACTTAGACGTATCACGTCTAAATCTAATTTTGGGAGAAAATTTCTCCCAAAACTTAACCGATTGTACGAACAAAAAATTCTTTGAGAATTTCGCCGGTTTCGTGATCGATTTCGGCGTAATGTACACCGTTGTCAATGTAATCTACAACATGTAGCTCATTTTTGTAGCCAAGATGTGCGGCACACAGCTCACGGGCTTCGTCAAAACTATAGCACGGGGAACCGATGTAACGATCTCGGAAGTCAGGATTTGCAACAGAGTAATTTCTTTCAACAACGGCGATAATCATTTTTAAGTCCTCCTATATTTTGTTTCGTTCCCTTGGAACGATTATATATTATCACATATATGTGCATTTGTCAACGGGATGAGTTAGACGTGACACGTCTAAATTAGGGAGATCTCACTTAACGAGTGAGAATTCATTCCCTTTCAACTGCAAAGTCGCAAACTCGCAGTCGTGGTAACTGAACACGACAGGCTCACCACAGAGCAACCGCAGTGCAAGGCTCCAACTGGACATACGATATGCAGGTTCCATTTCGCACATCACGTACACAGCTTCCTCGACGGAAAATCCGAAACTGGACAGATCAGAGTCGTCTGCATGAAAAATCCAAGACTCGCCCCAAGAAGCAGAAATAGTGTAAGTTTTCATTTGATTTTACCTCCCCTTTGATGGTACTAATATACCACATTTCGGGAAAATTGTCAATAGATTGAATTAGACGTATCACGTCTAAAAAGACTTTTGAAAAAATGACGGGACCGTTGAGGAGGTAACGGTCCCGCCCCGAAGTATCTAATTTAAGGAGAGAAGTATTTTTTTCAGATGGGCGCCATCATCGTTTGAGGTTTTTATATTGCGGTGACCTTCCGCCTTCTCCCCTTGACAATTATGATTATATCAGAATTTCCGGAAAAGTCAACAGTTCAACTTAGACGCGGCACGTCTAAATATAGAATTGGGAGAAACTCCCAATTAACTCCAATAATCTGTTTCTTCCTTTGTCTGTTTTGCGGAAAGTTCGTCATTAATTTTCCAAACAAACCATCCTGCGCCGATAATTCCGAAAATTGTGAGAATCGCCCAAGAAACAACAGAATCCATTTTTATTCCTCCTTTATTTTCTATAAATAGTTTAACATAAAAATATATTTATGTCAACTTTCTTATTTAGACGATACACGTCTAAGCCAGCTTCCAGCTTCCAGCTTTTCGCAGCTGCTACAAATTGTATAATTTAGACGTGCGTACAAAAGAAAATGGGAGAAAATGTGCGAAGATTCGGATCGGGTAATCTCGGCTCGATAGTTTCGGGAAAAGTCCGTGGTATTAACAAAATATCATACCATCAACCTCTCATTCGCCCTTACACTTGATAGTATATCACAATTTCGGGCAAATTGCAATGCCCTGATTTAGACGCTATGCGTCTAAATGAATATTTATGCAAAATTTAGACGCAACACGTCTAAATCGGGATCCAGTTAGCAGTCGCTAACTGGACACGTCTAAATTGGGAGAAAATGGTAATGGTTAGTTATTGCTAACTGAACACGTCTAAATTTTCAAACAAAAATATATATAATATAATATTTTGTTAAATGCAGCACGTCTAAAAAGTGCGAAAAACAAAAAAAATAAGCGGGGAAAATTCCCCGCTTACCAAATCGCCATAGGAAAGTCATAAATGCTAAAGCTTGATTGACCATTAACACTTACCCAAATATCCTCGGCTTCCGGGTGAGCTTCCACAATGCGTGCCGCCTGCTTGCGCGTCAGTCCACAGATTTGCTCATCATGGTCAACAAATTCAAGTGTGATGTTGTACATGTTCATTTCCTCCTCTTTATTGTGGAGGCCCTCAGCGGGCCTCCGTGTCTTCGATAAACCTGACGTTCATGCACAAGTCGGTGATTTGTTCAATTGCCTGCTCAAGACTTGTCAGCCTGTCCTTTGCTGTCCGTCTTGCCTGCGTGGCGTCTTGCAAAGCGTTCCAGAGCTTTTCCTCAAGCTCACGTTCTTCAGGCGTTAACTGTGCCGCTGGAACGTCGGGAATGTTTGCTGTTTCATAGTCGAAACAGGCGTCCTTCTCTTTCAGCTCGGCGGCCTCAAGTGCGTCCTCAAGCTCCTGACGGCGTCTCCACAGCTCGTTTTGCATCCGGCTCAAATATTCGCTATTTTTCATTTTTATTTCCTCCTTAGTTTTATTCATAGGGGAGGGCCTCAGCCCTCCCGTTTAGTCCTCATAAGAAACTCGCACAGTTCCTCGTTGTCGTGGCTCTCAAAGGCCTCAATCATGCGGAACATGAGCTTGCCGTGAGGCTTGTTCAACTTGCGATTCCAGAAGGTTTGGATTGTAACCTTCTTTTGTCCGCTTGTGGAAGTCTTGCGGCGAATAGCTCCTGCCTCATCGAGGCTGTCGATAAAGTCCTGTCGCGTCATGACGTAGCCGTCTTGACGGCTCAAGGGGTAATCAACAAGGACAACAGGCACATAAATTGCCCAGCCGCTTCCCTTAACAAGCTTTCCATCCTCGTTACCCAGCTCGCCGCCGCCGTTTTTAATCTCATAGTTACGACTTCCAATGCGAATATCCGAGTGCCCCTGCTTGCTAATCACAAGCGGCCTTCCGTAAAAATCCTTAATGGCAAGCTCGAGGGCATCACCGACAAGACCAGAATCCTTCTCAGGGTTATAGTCAGGGTTAGCTGCAAGGCGCGCCTCAATAACCATATCAACATAAAACTGAATTTTCTTTTCCATTGTTTTTTCCTCCTCAAAATATTGTAGCTGTCGGATACATCTTGCAAGTTTACCCTCCGCAATACTGCGATCATGGAATAACTGTTAAGGCCGATCATTCAATTTTTCCCGCCGATCAGGGGCGCTTGCTTTGGTGTATATTCCCTTCACGATTATGATTATAAGCGAAGGCGCGTCTAAAGTCAATACCCAATTTTCACTTTGTAGATTTGCACAAAAACCTGACCCCATACCCCGGGGTGGTTGTGGGATTTGCACAAAAACCCTCGCCCTCAGCCGCGCGGTCTGGATACAAAATCTACCGAAATAAAAAATTCAAAATCTATCGAAATACAAATCTAATCTTTCTATTTACCCCCTATCTTTTCTACTTTATTTAAAGAGGTGATGTATATGTCTAAAAACCCCACCCGTGGATTTTAGTATCTTGATGGCAATTATGTTTATTATTAGCGCTTACGCACAGATGGATATTATCCATAGCTAGCAAGGCGAGTCAATATTCGATAGCTCGCGCGCGTTAAACGTGCATCAAATCTTGAGCGTATTGCCCAATTCTTTTAGAACGCCGCAAATGCAGAAGCAAAAAAAGAAACAGAACTTTTAACCAAAAAATTTGGGCGTAATATCTCTGGCTCATATGAAAATACTAATTTTGGAAAAGAATTAGTTACTGCCATAAATGAATGCCTAGGAATAAAAAAAATATTTGAACGTAATCTCGCGCTTATCCAAGAATCTCGTGGGCAAAAAAATGTAATGAGCTTTTTCCCAACTTATTTTTAGAAAGCTTGGGAAGCTCACAGCGACGATATCTTTCAAGAAGCCGCGAAAGAATTTTTATAGACTGACGGCACTATATCTGGAGAAGTATTAGCAGAAGTAGTAGAAAGAAATTTACCAACTCTTGTGCGCGAAGCTGTATAGGCAATGTTTGGCGCAAAAGTTGAATCTGGAATTAAAGAAGGACGAGATAATTATGTCGATGCTTATAGAGAAATGTCAGAGGCTTTAGAAAAAAATAGTAATGACTCTAATGAATTTATATAGTCTTTTATTGATAATTATAAATTAAAAAACTTTGTAGAAGCTATTAGAAAAAGTTTTTAGGATATGATTAGCTTTAAAGGAAGTATCACAAATGATTTTAATATTAAATCTTAGATGGCTTAGCGCGGCGGTTTAACTATGGAAGAAGTGCGCACTTTTGCTTTTAATATAGTTGGCGAAGGGTTGCGCGAAGCTCATGGTTCAGACAGTGTTAAAGTAAGCCTTGAAGGTATAACAAGCGGCCGCACAAAAATGAAAGCAGATAGTATTGCTACAGTAGATATACCAATTGATATTATTTCTAATTGGATTTAGAATAATGTTTTTGGTACAAGAGAGAAAGATACCGCCGCAATAGTAAAATTATAGGAGCAGTTAAAATCATTTAATGACGGATTTATTACTTATGTTAATGCAAAAAACTATTCATTAAACGATAATTTTCGTAAAGGTAAAGTCCACTCAGATGGAACAGTATAGTTACCAGGATTTAGCGCTGGCTCAATGATTTCACTAGAGAATTTTGAAGCCGCGGCAGATAATTTAAGTATTAATTATAGAACATTAATTAATCTTTGTCTTTAGTTAATACCTAATGCTATTGGATCAAACGAAAAAACTATAAATAATACAAAAATTGCTCTCACAGAAGCTATAGCTAGCGCGCTTTTTGACGATTTTAATGTAGTTGGTGTCGTAGAAACAGATGGCGCAAAAAGTGTACACTTATTAGACTTGAATGGAGTGTTAATGCCAATTTCATTTTACTTTAATTTATTATATATAGCTTTTGATGATGCCGCAAATCATAATCTTGAAGATTTGATACATGTTGAAATTGAAACTCCAGATAATATTTTATACCCAAATAAAACTTCAGAAGAAAGAAAAGGTGGAAGTAAAGAACGATGGGAAGAACAATCAGAGGACGCTATGACTAGAATAAGAATTGGATACCATTTTCTGGCTGCCTTTAGAGAAATTATGTAGACTTTTAGATAAAAAATTTGACAATTCTCTCCAAATATGATATAATATATATGTAAGGGGAAAACTAAGGAGCTGCGCGCGTACTACCTAACCCCTGGCATTATCGTCCGCGCGCTATCAACATAAATTGGCAAACAACAGACTAAGATTAGATTTTTCTTTATAGACCGCAGAAGAACGTCTAAACTTTTTAAATTCATATCTCCCCACTATCAACTTTAAACCAAATGAACACGAAATAGAAACACTTTCTGATTATGTACTTTGGGGTAAAAATAAGAGTGGCCTTAACGCATAGCAAGAGGGCGATGTCACCATAAAAGAATGGGCTGCCTCCAAAGTTGAATCAATAGACGGCCTCGTTGAAAACCCAGGCTTTCAAGAGCAACGTTTTCAAAAACTCGGCGGCACGCATTATAAGACCGCACGCGTCGTATTTGATAGAGATGAAGTTTTAAAAAAAGCACCGCAAAACTTGAAGTAGATTTTTGAAGACTTATTTGCATAGATCGACTATATGGAGCTGGTTATAAATTATTATGATTTATAGAATGGGAAACGCAAAACTCCACCGCGTGAAGCTTTACTGAAGCGTTTTAGCGAAGAAAAACAACAAAAATGTATGAAGAAAGCGACAGAACTAACACAAAGGCAATATCTCAAGATGCGGCATCATTTAGTGGAACTGCGCACAGAGCAATACACCTACCGCGATTCTATTTGTAGTACTATTTTGCCGCACACTGATGTATACCCTATTGAAGCAGAAGAACCATTTAGATTTGACGCCGATATGGAAATATTGCCGTTTGGCCTACACGATGGCTCTCAATGGGCAAATAAAGTATTTCAAATGGCGCCTGAACCACTTTCTTTTACAGAAGAAGATTTAAAAAAAGTTAGCAATTAGATTTGGAAAAAGCCAGAACATCAGCAATCTTTTAGTTTTGAAAATCCAGAACATTTATTAGCTCTTTATAAATCATATAAGGATATAAAGTTTGAAGCGGACCAAGACCCAGATCAAATTTATAGCGCGGCCGCGTCATTACTTAGAACTCTTCAATTTTATGAAGAGAATGCAAAGTTAAATGACTTATAGAGAGAAATACTACATATGAAAATCAACTAGGTGCCGAATCTAGATATTTCTTTATATATAAATAAAAAATATGGCACGACTTATAATGATAATTATATTTCTACCATCTTTAGAAAGAAAATCCTTTCAACTATAGCTGAAACTGCGTCTTATCATAAAATGATTATGGAGAATATCTTTTATCCCGAAAATTTTAAGCGCTGTAAAGATTGCGGCCAGATGCTCCTGCGCACCCCTGAGTTTTTTATGCGCCAGCATAAAGCGCCAGATGGCTTTTCTCCAAGATGTAAGAGGTGCTAGAAAATTAAAAGAGAGAAGGAGAAAAATAAGTATGAAATTAGGTATGTAGCTAATAGAGCAGATCTGTAAATTGGAACCAGTGGAGTTTCTTGGATTAGCTAGACTATTAGGTGTACAAGTATTAGAAGAAAATAAAGAAGCGACTGATGAAAAAGATAAGTTTAAACCACGCAGTTTTGCTGATGTATTAGAAGAAGTAATGCAAAAGTATGAAAAGCAAAATCGGAGTCGCAAAAGAGAAATTTTAAAACTATTAAAGAAATCCAATGCTGCGCGCGGAGGTGACCTCGATGCCAGTAATGCCGCAGATTCCTAAGAGGGCAGCGGGCGCATCAAAACGATGTGAAAAATGCGGCCGATCATTACCTCTCTCTTAGTTTTCTATCACCCATAGCAAATTTTATAGTGATGGTTATTTACCTTTATGTAATGAGTGTATTTCTAATATTATAAATGAAGATAATAATAACTGGAAGACTATAGACAAAATATGCCAATGGGCAGATATTCCATTCGTAGTAAAGGAATGGGAACGAATTTCACAAATAACTCTACCAACTGAAACCTGGGCGACCTATGCAAAAGTTTTTGCTACTCAAGACTATGAAGATCTTGGGTGGGGGGATTATTATAGGCAGTACAAAAAGTTAAAAGAGGTTGGTCTTATTGAAGAAGAAATACCAGAAGTGCGCGAGAAGCGATATATAGAACTTCGCCGCAAATGGGGCGAAAATTATGATGATGAAGAGTTAAATCGCTTAGAAGACCTCTATAAAGGTCTTATGAATACTCAAAATATAAGCGGCGCGCTTCAAATAGACCAAGCTCAAAAACTTTGCAAACTTTCTCTTGAGATAGATAATCGTATTCGCGCTGGAGATAAAGAAGTAGATAAATTTATGTCAGCATACAGTAAGATTATCAAAGATGCTGAATTTACACCAAAGAATGCGAAAAATGCAACTGATTTTGATTCATTCGCCGAAGTTGCATATTGGCTTGAAAAACACGGAAAAATTAATAAATTCTATGATAATGTTACGCGTGATGTTATAGACGAAGCACTTAAAAATATTGAAAATTATAACCAACGACTTTATGTAAATGAAGGCGGCATTGGAGAAGAAATTACTCAGCGTTTACATGCGCTAAATATGGCGAATAGTATGGAGCAAAATGATGGAATTTATGATATACAACCCAACTTTGATCCAGACGAATATGATAATGAAGCATATATTATAGACGGCGAAGAAGATGAATTTGACCCAGGTGGTGAAGAATAATGGCAGCAATTGAATTGCTTAACCCAAATTCTTTATAGTTTAATACTCAAGAGAAAATATATCATGGGGGTATAGAATTAGAGAAAGGAGTTGTAATTACCCCCTACTTTTTAGAGAAGAATTAGGATTTCCTTTAGGAGTGTTTTTAGATCTTTAGCGTTTATCCTGATGTTTTTCTTGATTTAATCACTCCAGGAAATTCTAATTTTACTCTATTTCCTTATCAACGTATATTTCTGCGCGCGTGCATGAGATATACTTCAATATATATTACCGCGGCCCGTGCTACATCGAAAACTTTTCTTTCAATACTTGCAAAATATCTTCAATGTGTTTTTTTACCAAACCATGTTGGCTCTATCGTTGCACCAAACAAAGGCCAGGCCGCAAAAATCAGTAAACAAAAAATTCAAGAGATTTGGCGTATTTGGCCTTTACTTAAAAATGAGCTGGAACCAGGTATGACAGATGGAGTACACGCCAACTTTGGTAAAGACTACGTTGAACTATTCTTCAAGAACGGCGCACGACTAACAGTTGTCGGCGCTCTTGATAGTGACCGTGGTATTCGTACTCACGCAACTCTTATAGATGAGGCGCGCGACCAAGATGGTGATGCTATTGCAGAAATCGTTCTGCCGCAAATGAACGTATCTCGAAGAATGGATAATGGATTAGTTAACCCGTATGAAAAAATAAATACGTAGGTTATTTATGCTACTTCTGCGGGGACTAAAGCATCATATGCATACGAAGCTCTTATTGATACTTTTGAGAAAGCTATAATTGACCCAAAAACAAGTTTCTGTATTGGACTTGACTATAGAATTCCAGCCGCGCATGGACTTATTGATCCAACATATGTCCGTAATCTAAAACTTTCTCCATCATATAATGAAACTACATTCGCGGCTGAGTATCTTGGTGTTTGGCTTGGTGGTAGTGATGAATCCTGGTTTGATTATTCTAAACTTACAAAATATCGAAAAATTAAAAATCCAGAATGGATTCAAAAATTTAGAGAAGAAAAAAATGTATTCTACTTAATATCAGTGGACGTAGGTAGATTACACGACTAGACTGTCGCATGTATATGGCGTGTGAATATTCGTGATAACAAATACTATGCAACTCTTGTAAATTTATTTGTCCTTGGCCGCCAAGCTCAAACAAAAACATTTATATAGCAGGCCGCAGATTTAAAAGGACTTATTGCGATTTATCGACCACGGGAAGTAGTTATAGATTGCAATGGCTTGGGTCTGGGTCTTGCTGATGAAATGATTAAAACTTAGTTAGATGAAAATGGTAACGAACTTCCTGCGTATGGATTTTTTAATAATGATGATTATAAAAAGATCTAGCCGAAAGACGCACCACAAATTCTCTATTCTTTGAAGGCCAATGGCCCTTTAAATTCAAAAATACATGGTAATGCCTACTCTCGTATTAATAGTGGTATGGTTCGTTTTTTAATCAGCGAACAAGAAGCACGAACTGCATTACTTGCTACTAAAGTTGGTTAGAAAATGAAAACAGAAGAACGTATAAAACGTCTTATGCCACATGAGCTTACTACAAAATTATTTGAAGAAATGTCTAATTTGCGGCTTAAGAAAAGTGGACTTGACATTGTACTTGAATAGATTAATCCTCGGTTCCCTAAAGATAAATATTCTGCTTTTGCCTATGGGTTATGGAGAATAAAAGAACTTGAAGAGGAAAACTATAAAAAAGTTGTTCGTCGAGGAAATGGATAGAAGCGATAGTTAATTTTCTTTACTGGAGGACAAACTTAATGGGAGAGACTAAACGAATTGATGATTTAAGCACTTTTAAGGCGATGATCAAAGAAATGGTCGCAAAAAGTGAATAGTCTTGGAACGAGTCTTTAGGCTACTCTTTCCATTCTCAAAGGATAAGAGAATATACAAAGGAAGAAGTAGATAATATCATTAATAGTAGTTCTTTACAGCAACAACAAGAGCTTTCTAGAAATTTCTTTTTTAAAGATGGTTTTTATAAACGTATTATTTTTTATTATGCTACGCTTTTGAAATACATAGGTATATTAATCCCTAATCCAAGTGCGGGTAATGAACTCTCCACCCCCTATGTACAAAAGCGATATAATAATGCCCTTGATTATCTTGATAAGATAAATTTACCAGAATTATTAACAAGAATTTCAATGAAAGCACTTATAGATGGTTGCTATTATGGTGTGCTCCAGAATGTAAGTAGAAGCGATTTCGTAATTTTTGATTTACCAGCTAAATATTGTCGTTCTAATTTTCGTGACTTTCATGGTAATGATGTAATAGAATTTAATGTATTATATTTTAATACAATTACAGATGAAAAAATAAGGCAACAAGCTTTGAAGATTTACCCAAAAGTTTTAGCAGACCATTATCGTAGATATAAAAAGTCTTAGGTAAAAACTCCTTGGGTAAAAGTACCAACTGATATTGGTTTTTGTTTCTCTTTCTCAGATGATAACAGACCATTATTTTTAGATGTAATTCCAGCTACAATGGATTATGATGAAGCAGTAGATATTAATAGAGAGCGTGATTTAGAAGAAATTCGGAAGATTATTGTCCAAAAGATACCACATTTACAAGATGGTACGTTATTATTTGAGCCAAATGAAGCTCAAGTAATGCATGACGGCGCAGTCGGTATGATGCGTGGTAACAAAAATATAAGTGTCTTAACTACTTATGCTGATGTTGATTCTGTTGTATCAAATACTTCATCAGAAGCATCTACAAATGCGTTGGAAAAGAGTTTACAAAATATTTATTCTAATACTGGTGCTAGCGGGCAGCTTTTTGCGCCGACCGGTAGTCAAGCTTTAATGATTTCTATTAAGAATGATATTGCGTTAATGATGGTATTAGGAAATAAATATTCTCGTTTCTTTACTTTTATTATTAATTCTCTTTTTGCAAATTCCAATGTAACATTTAAATACACATTATTACCGATTTCATATTATGATAGTAGTGATTATATTACTGATGCCTTTAAATTAGCACAAAGTGGTTATTCACTTTTATTACCATGTTTGGCTTTAGGCATTACACAAAAAGATTTGCTGAATTTGAAAGATTTAGAAAATAACGCTTTGAAATTAATTGATAAACTAATACCGCCTGCTTCTGCATATACTGCGGGCACTGGAACTGGTAAAGTTGGTCGTCCAGAATTACCAGCAGATCAAAAGTCACAAAAGACCATTTAGAACGAATAGGCTTTAGATAATAATGGAGGCTCAAATGAATAAACCATTATGCAAATTTACTGTACAAGTATATGGAGAATTAAATAAGTATAATGAAGTTTTGAGCAAGGCAAGATGCAGAATCTTTTATAAGTATGAAAATCGCAATGGTACTTATATTACTGATGAATTTGCAGAGAAGCTAATAAGTTCTCTTCCATATGTTCCAGTCAAAGGAATTTATTCCGATGAAGATTATACAGACCATGGTGTGCGGCGTGATCAGGGGCGTATTTATGGTATTGTCCCTGAAAACCCAAACGTAGCTTGGGAAGAATTTATTGATGACGATGGAATTACAAGAACTTATGCTTGTACAGATGTTTTGATTTTTACTGCTATATATGAAGAAGCAAATGATATTATTGGTAAAAGTCAATCTATGGAATTATATCCACCTTCTTTAAAATATCATGAAGCTATTGTCCATAATAAGCGTTATATTGTTTTTGATGATGGTTGTTTTTTAGGGCTTCAAGTATTAGGTGACAAAGTTGAACCTTGCTTTGAAGGAGCTTCATTTTATACTTTATAGAGTACAATAGAATATACTATTAATTAGATAAAAAAATACGGAGGTACTAAAATGCCTAAAATTAATTTCAAACTCTCTGATGATGCTAAGTTTAGCGCATTATGGGCTTTACTAAATCCAGAGTTTAATGAAGAAGGCAACTGGACCATTAGTTATGGTATCTCAGCCGTTTATGATGATTATGCTTTAGCAGTTAATTATGAAACTGGTGAGATGAACCGTGTTTACTATTCTAAGAATGATGAAAATGATATGGTTGAACTCGGCGATATTGTTAAATGCTATATTGTTGATGTAACTGAGAATGAGAAATCTACTCTTGATACACTTCGTTCTTTAAATGGTAATACTTATGAGTTAGTTAGTGATGTATTAACTAATGCTCAAGAGAATTTTGAAAAAGTTTCAGAATTTTCTACCAAAATTGAAGAGTTGAATGAAACCGTTTCTACTTTAACTACAGAGAGAGATAATGCTAATGCATCAATTGGTGAGTATACAACTCAACTTGAGACTGCAAACGGCACAATCAATTCTTTAAATGAAGAATTAAATGCTTTAAAAGAGTTTAAGCTCAATATTGAGACTAAACAAAAAGAAGCTGTTATTGACGAGTATACTGAAAATCTGTCTGAGGAAATTATTGAGACTTATCGTGCCAAGATTTCTGAGTACAGCGTTGAAGAGCTTGACATGCGGCTGGCTTATGAGTTAAAGAAAACTAATTCTTCTATTTTCACTAAGAATAGTGATGAGGGAATTGTCCCCAAAGATACTCAAACTGATGGAATAACCGCCATCTTATCAAAATATAAAAAGTAATTAGGAGGCTATTTAAATGGCTAGAATGGTTATTGATGGTTTCGGCCAAGTTGAACTTAATAACGTAGCATTCCGTCGTGATGGCCGCATTGAGGCCCAGTGCGCTCTTGATACTGCTGCTTTTACTAGTAATGTTCCATGTGAAAATGGTATGATTCTTCGTGTTAAAAAAGCAGAGCATAAGATCACTTTCGCAGATGCTAGTGCCGCAAACCAACTTTATGCTTTAAATTATACTACTGAGCATATGTATGATGAGCGTAAACCCGGTCTGAAGAATTTCAGTCTGTCCGCTCAAAAGAATGAAAAGGGTCAGGATTTCTATCCTCGTGTAGGTTATCTTGCTGCTGGTGACCTTTGGACTACTAACTGCATTGATCTTGGTACTTATGCCAATACTTCTGCTGTTCAGTCTGCGCTTGCTTCCGGTACTGCTGTTTACGCTGCTGTTGGCACTCAGGGTGCTGTTGTCCTTGGCTCCGCCGCTCCTACTGTTGGTCCTGTGATTCAAGTTATTAAAAAGACTACTATGCCTGATGGACAAGAAGCTTTCCAACTTCAAGTTCTTTCAGTCTAATTTAGGAGGGTAAATTATTATGACACTTAATGAATTAAAAGAACTTGCCCTTCATGCTGTTAGGGGTACTGCTCCTGATACCTTCACTGTTGAGAACGTTAATGACGCTTTCGCTGATGGCTTAAAGGAGTTTGCTGGTAGTTATAACCAGTTCATGAAGAATCGCTACGATCTGTATGATATTATTATTCAGTCTATTGACGAAATTCTTCCTCGTGATGTTATGACCGCTATCGGTCAGTTTGCTGAAATCCAGTCCGTCGCCCAAGGACAAAAAGCTATGTTCCGTAAAAAGCTCGGCCGCGCCCGTGCTAAGAAATTCCTTACTCAGGTTGGTCTGAGTGGTGTTTATGAGACATTCCGTCTCGATAGCGAGACCTTCGAACTTGGTGCTCATGCCGTTGGTGGCGGTGCTACTATCGACTTCGAGCGTATGCTTGATGGCGCTGAGTCTCTTGCAGAAGTTGTTGGTATTGTGACTGAGGGTCTGACCAATGCTGTGTATGTTGAGGTTCAGAAGGCTCTTGTTGCTGCTTATGCAGATATGCCTGCTACTAACCGTTATGCTGGCGCTTGGAACGCTGAGGAAATGGTTAAGCTGATGAATATTATCCGTGCTTACGGTCAGCCTGTTATCTTTGCTTGCCCTGAGTTCATCGCTGCTATGGGCCCTGATGCTATCGTTCCTGTGTCTACCGGTACTGGTCAAGGTGTTTACAGCCCCAAGGATATTGAAGCTATCCATGATACTGGTTTCATTAAAGTATTCCGTGGTGCTACTGTTGTTGAAATTCCTCAATCCTTTGTTGATGAGAATAACAAAGAGACTTACGTGAATCCTCGTTTCGCTTATGTTATGCCTGGTGGAGCTGAGAAGGTTGTTAAGGTTGTTCTTGAAGGCCAAACTCAGATTCGTGACCACGAGAATAAAGATAATTCTATGGAAGTTTACGCATGGAAAAAGATGGGATGCGCTATTCTGCATCACAACAACTGGGCTATCTATGAGAACACTTCTCTCACCGATACCTCAGCTAAGGACATCTACGGTTTCTAATATAAACTAATATAAAGGGAAGGGATAATTCCCTTCCCTATTTTAAAATACGCGCAAAGCGCAGGAGTAAAAGGAGAATAGTTATGTCAGATAAAGTAAAAGTTATTAGTCAATATGATGGTCGTTGCGGTATTGACAATTCAGATCTTCGTATTTCCCGTCGGTGGCCCGCGCGCGGTTCACATGTGATGTTTGATAAAGAAGTTCTTGAAGAGCTTATGTATGACCAGGCCTTTAAAAACATGGTTGAAGAAGGTTATCTTTATATTGAAGATATGAATGTTAAAAAAGAGCTTGGTATTGAGAAAGAAGAAGCAACTACGCCAGCTATTATTTATTTAAGTGATAAAGAGTTAGAACGTTTTTGGAAAGTTATGCCATTAACGCAATTTAAAGTTGAAGTTAAAAAATTAACTAAAGTTCAACTTGATAGTCTTGCCGATTTTGCAATTAAACATGGCGATGATGGTTCTATTCAAAAAGCGAATTATCTAACTGAGATTAGTGGTCGTAATATTCTTAAGGGGATTGAATTTTAGAAACAAATTGCTAAGGAGGGATAATAAATGACCGACTTACAAGTAGTTTATGATGCTTTCTTAGCAAAACTTTTAGATGACGAATGGGGCGTATGGGAAGAAGAAGACATGCAAGAAGATTGGAAGTCTATCTTACACGGCGCGCTTCCATGGTTTAAATTTCCACGTGTTTCTCTTGAAATTGTTACCGATGAAGAAACTGGTGAAGAGAAGTTTGAAGAAGATTTAAATAACGAAGAAATTTAGATTTTAGCTACTTATATGAAATGTGAGTGGTTAAATCGTACTATACTAACATGGGAAAATGTGAAGCCACTTTATGATGAAAGAGATTTTTCACAGGCAAATTTAATTGATAAATTTAATTAGATGTTAGTATAGGAAAAGAAAAATGCGGCCAAGTTAGAGGCTGTATACTATAGATCTATAAAGAGGAAGCCTTTTGATTATACTCAAATGGCAACTGCGATAGATGGCTGAAGTATTAGAAGGATATAATAATAATTTAAAAAATCGTTTATTTGGTTTACTTTGTGAATATGAAAAAGGCCGTGAATGGCAAAAGTTTTTAGATTCAATTTTAATTGAATTAATGTCATATCCAGAGGACTATAAAACGATAAATTATTATAGATTATATACAAAAGTTTCTTCACTTCGTTATTTAAGTTATGAATACTTTAGAAGTACAGTTTTTGACTGTATGAGTTTATTATCAAAATTATGAGTTATTTTGATATTTATAAAATGCGGCTTAACCGTTTCGGTAATGATTATCAATCTCGTATTTAGGGAGAACGGGAACACTTATTTGATCTTTACTTATTAAAATCTATTTATAGAGTGGATTTTATGTATGAAGGCTAGCATTATGCTGGTAGTTTAGAAAGAAATAAACAAGATAATAGTGAAACAAGACAATATTTATTAACTGATATAAATTTAAATATACCTAATGGGACTATTTTAATGATTCCTAATAAAGACAATATTAAAGTTCCATGGATGATTTATTATCTTGAGAATATAAAAGCTAGTGGGTATAATAGATATATTGTACTAAAAATGACACATTTACTAAGATGGACTGCGCGCGATGGGTCAGAGCAAGAATCATATGCTTATATGTATGGGCAAGAAGATAATATGCTTAAAAATGAAATTCGTTCGCGTTCGCGCATGGATACAATATATGAAGAGAATTTAAAACTTAGTTTTTTTGTTATACCTACAAATAGTAATTTAAAAATCGATGATTATTTTATTATTGGCGAAAAGCCATTACAAGAATATTATCGTGTAACTGGTTTTGATATTTAGTCTACTCCTGGTGTTGAGTTTGTAAGCGTTGATCCTATTTATGAATTTGATTTAACACCGCCGCCAGAAAAACAATAGGAAGATGATTCAGAAGATTATTTCTGGTTTAATGGAGGTCAAGAGTAATGGCTAACGGCACTAGAAATTTAAAAGATTTAGGACCTAATTTACAAAAGATAGTTTCTCGTTTATAGAGTAATCAAAATTTATTAAAACTTCTTTATTACACTGATAAAGATCCATTAAATAAAGAAGATTTAACTTCTGAGCAAATTAAAAATGATGTTTATGAGAAGTTAATAAAGGTTATCCCAAGAATTGGTAGCAAAGAAACTGCACAAAGTATGGTAACTATGCGTGTAGTGCGCGGTCGTAGTAATCCAGGTAATGAAGAATTTAGAGATTTTGAAATTGCTATTGAAGTTTTTGTACCATTGACGCAATGGTTTATAAAGGATTCAAATTTGCGGCCATTTGCTATTATGGGAGAAATTCATAAGTCTTTAAATAATAAAACTATTAATGGTCTTGGTAAAATGTCTGGCGGAGATTTTTAGATTAACTTTTTAACTGATGAAATATGCAGTTATGAAATGGTATATTATATAACTTCTTATGATTGATAGTTATTCTTTTTTAAGTATCCCTTTCCAATTTTAGAATGTTTGTAAAATCTATCCGCCGAAAATAAAAGAAATTTTATCTGAATCTAATTATCCAGTTTATAAAAAACTTTTCTTTAGTAGTCAAGAAGATATTGAGGATGAATTCACTGAATAGAAATTACCTATGGATTCTGTTCCAACTCCTTTTGAATATTTATTTGAGTTAGCTAAAGATTATCGCATAAAAAAATACATTCTTGATGGATTAGAGTTTTTTATTAAAGAACCAGTAATTCTATTATTAGATCAAAAATTAATTATTGTTGGTGATTTAAAAGAAACTCTTCCATAGTTAAAATCTATTGAAGATTTACGAATGATAAATAAAGATAATTATTTTGATTTTCAAAATGCTCTGCGGCGCGCGGTTGGTGAAAAAGAAGCCGAACCATATAATCCAAATGAGAACCCAAAAGTAAAGTATTTTAAGGCAAAAGCTCGTTTACGTGATAGAGTAAAAGCAAAATCTAAAAATGCACTTACCTTAGGAGCTACTTTAGCATCAATTTGTTGTATGGGTATTGGAATAACTCCACTTAATGTCGGAGAGTTAAGCTAGGCCGCCATATCAGTTATTATGAGATACTATCAAGAGAAATAGAAATATGATATTGATATATAGTCTTTAATTGCTGGTGCGGATAGCAAAAAAGTAAAACCGCAATTTTGGATTAGAAATATTGAAGATTTATAATATAGGAGGTCATTTTAAATGGCTAGTATTTTAGATCGTTACGGCATTAAAGAAGTTGCCGATGTAACATTCTATAAGATCAATTCTGATGGTACTCCTGGTGCTCCTGTACTATTTCTTGATACTTTGAAAGTATCTACAATCGAGCAAACTGCTGAACAAGTTGATGCTCGTGGTGGTAAAGGTAATCCCAAACTGATTACTTGGGACTATGGTAAGGAGATCACTCTTACTCTTGAAGATGCTCTATTTAGCCCTAAGTCTATGGCCATTATGCTTGGTGATGGTACCGTTGCCCAAGGTACTGCTGGTTATATTCGTAAAACTGGTGTTGTTCGTTTAGGTAATACTGTTGGCACTGGTGCTAGTGCAAAAGTTAAATTCTTAAATGATTACATTACTGTTGACGTATATGATGCAAATGAAGGCAGTAAGCGTGTTAAATTATATCTTGGGAACGGCGATGCTCCAGCTGGAGAAGTGGCTTTTACTAATCAACTTGCTTTCTTAGTAAACGGTGAAACTGCAAAACTATATGATGAAGATGGTACGGTTCTTGAGAATGCTCTTACTATGGCAAAATTAAAGAGTTATTACACTACTGGTATTACTCCAAATGAAAACCAAATTCTTGATGGCCATAAAGTTATGTTTACTTATTGGGTAAAGGCTACTACAAAGACTATTACTGTTTCTGGTGATACTTTCCCAGGTACATATTATATTCAAGGTGATACCTATTCTCGCTCCGATGTTGACGGACGTGATCAGTTCTTCCAGTTTATCGTTCCTAAAGCTAAGTTAACTGCTGAGCAAACAATTACTCTTGAGGCCGAGGGTGATCCTTCAACCTTTAATATGAATCTGACTGTTCTTCGTCCAGAATCTGGCGAAATGATGAAGTTAGTGCAGTATGACCTTGAAGTACCAGTAGGAACTGATGATGGTTCTGCGGGTTAATTGAATATTTAAGATCACGGCGGAGGAGGTTTCTCTTCCGCTTTTCTATTAGGAGGAAAAAGGATGGATGAAAATTTAAGCTCTTTTAAAACTTTAGAGCAAGTTCATATAAAAGCTACTTAGGATATAGAGATAAATGGTAGAACTTTTCAAGAAGGCGAAACTATTGCTTTTTTTGATAAGATTTAGGTTGCTGGATTGAATGAATTAAAAAATTATGTGGTGGCGCGCGGTGGCTATGATAATCGTGGGCTTGTGTATTGGGAAACAACAAAAGAATTAAGGTTAACTTTTTCACAAGGTGTATTTTCTAATTTATAGTTTGGTCTTTTAAATAATGCTCAAATGATTTAGTATGGTGAAGATGAACCATTATTAATTACTAAAACAGAAGAATTAGAAAGTAATGAAAATGGGGAAATCATAACTACAGAAGAAGCTGTTGATTAGATTTTTATATATGATAAAGATACTGGTGAAAGATTAAATTCTTAGAAGGTTGGGCAAAATTTAAAAATAAATGAAGGATATAAAAATCTAGTTGTAAGATATAGATATAATTATACTGGTGGCGCGAGCGTGGCAAAAATTGGTTAGCAATTCTTACGCGGGTTCTTAGAATTAGAGGGAAAAACGAGGGTAAAGGACGATACGTCTGGACTTATTACTACAGGAATTATTAAAATTCCAAAACTAAAATTAATGTCTGGCTTATCTATAAGATTGGGTACATAGGCGAACCCGGTAGTTGGTACTTTTGAAGCGGTCGGTGTACCTGTAGAAATGAGACATAATAGCTATGTAGCTGAGTTTTGTTTCTTAAATAATGATATAGATAGTGATATGTAAGATTGTCAGCATTAGTTTTAGCTAATGCTGATTTTATTTTATATGAGGTGTTAAAATGGCGGGATAGAAATTTACATTAACATTTGATGCTAACTTAAATGTTAGTTAGATGAAAGGTGCCTTAAATTAGATTTAGAGTTCTCTTAATGGATTACATTTACCACAAAATATGGCAAAAGGGCTGTAGAGTACATTTGCTAATTTAGAAAAAGAGATATAGAATTTTGAAAATTTAACAAATAAAGGTATTACTAAAGCTTCTGATATGTCTACACTTGAAAAATCAAGTGAAAAAATATTAAATTTTTATAATTTACTTTAGATTAAAATAAAAGACTTAGGGAATCTTGCGGGTAAGGATTTAAATAAGTTATTTCCATAGCAAGTAGTTGATTAGATTAATGCTGGACTTAATGCTTTAAAACAATATGAAACAGAAATAAAAAATATTCAAGATAAAGTTAATAAATCTAAGAATAATGTTGATACAAGAAAAAATGAATTAGATGTATTATCACGGCAACGTCAATAGATGGAATTGACTTTATAGACTCTTAAAAAACAAGAAGAATCTTATCGTAGTTTAGGTAATAAAGCAACCGAAGTTTTAAATAATCTATAGGCTAAAGCCTAGTCTTTACAATAGATTATGGCTAATGCTGGAGTACGGAAAAATGTTGCATAGAGTATTAACGATTATTCCGAATTAGAAAAAGCATTAGAACAAGCTCGTTTAAAATTAGAATAGTATTATAATAAAGTTCAAAATGGTAGAAAACCTAATCTTTTAACAGAAACTGGTCTTAAAAATAGAGTAGCTGAATTGGAGGCTGCACAAGCAGCATGGAATAAATAGGCCGCCGCGATTAATTATGCAGAAAATGCTGTGTAGAAATATACTACAAAAGCATAGAGTGCAAGTAGTACTATTAAGACTGTGACTTCGGATTTGACAAAATTAGAAGGTAAGATTAATACTGCATCAACTAATTTAAAAGTTGCAGAAGCTGCTTTTAAACAAATAAAAATTGCGGCTGGTACTGATGCCACTACAGCGATAAATAACTTTTTTAGCACTCTTTAGAAAGCTGGATTTAATATATAGGGTTATGGTAGAACTGTAGATGAAGCAAAGCGTGCTTTAAAAGATTTTGAAAATGCGTAGAGATAGGCAGCAGTAAATGGTGTTTAGAAAGTATTAGCTGAACTTTAGGCATAGTCTGGCGCTTTACAGAATAATAAAAATGATGTAGATAAGTGCACTGAATCATGGAAGCAATATATAAATCATGCTCAAGAAGTTGATGCACTTAAATCTCGTATTCAATATTTCTTTGGTTTAAATAATGCTATTCAATTAGTAAAGCGTACAATGCGCGAAGCTTACAATACAATTAAAGAGCTTGATAAAGCGATGACTGAGACAGCAGTTGTGACTGATTTCTCAGTTGGTGATATGTGGGCATAGCTTCCCGATTATACTAGGCGCGCGAATGAACTTGGAGTTACAACAAAAGCGGCTTATGAAGCTGCAACTCTTTATTATCAGCAAGGTTTAAAAACTAATGAAGTCATGGCAATGTCTAATGAGACATTAAAGATGGCTCGTATTGCTGGCCTTGATGCTGCTGTTGCGACTGACCGTATGACAAATGCTATCCGTGGTTTTAATATGGAGATTAATACTACGAATGCATAGCGTATTGATGACGTATATTCAAGATTGGCTGCGATTTCTGCTTCTAATGTTGATGAAATTTCAACAGCTATGACTAAAGTTGCATCTTTGGCCCATAACGCAAATATGGAATTTGAAACAACAGCGGCTTTCTTAGCATAGATTATTGAAACTACTCGTGAATCTGCTGAAACTGCTGGTACTGCTTTAAAGACTGTTGTTGCAAGATTCTCAGAAGTTAAGAAGCTCGTAAGCGAAGGAGAGTTAAGTGGTTCTGATGAAGAAGGAGAACTTATTGATGTTAATAAAGTTTCTTCTGCACTTCGTGTTGCTGGAATTGACTTAAATAAATATTTTTTAGGCCAAGTTGGGCTTGATGATATATTTATGGAATTGGCTTCTAAATGGAACCAATTAACTACTTTACAACAAAGATATATAGCTACATAGGCTGCTGGTTCTCGTCAGCAATCTCGTTTTATTGCTTTAATGTCTGACTATGCTCGTACTCAAGAATTAGTTGGCGAAGCATATAAAGCAAATGGTGCATCTGCAAAGTAGTTTGAAAAAACACAAGAGTCGCTTGAATCAAAACTTGCTCGTTTAAAGAACGCCTGGAATGAATTTGCCATGGGTATTCTTAATAGTGATATTGTTAAAGCTGGCGTTGATATATTAACTAACTTATTAAATGGTGTTAATGCTTTAACTAGTGGTTTTGGGTCATTAAATTCTGGTGTTGGAAGTTTTATTAATACTTTTGCTAAACTTGCTTTATTAATAGGTGGATTAAAAGTTGGTAAAGGATTAACTGCTGGTTTGTTTGGTTCTATGCTTTCAGCCGTAACTGGTGGCAAAGTTGGTGGTGGATTTGCAAATATCGCTGCTGGCGCGATGGGAGTTAATCCGGGAAAAAATCTTTTAACTACTCTTGGTGCAGGAGCTATTAATCCGTTTAAGAATATTGCAACTGGTATTGGTGGTAAATTATCTGGTATTGGTTTTAATGCAATAAATGCAAATTATGCAGGTAGTACTGCTTTATCTGGAAAATTAGCCGCTGGTGTTTTTGGTAAACTTACTGGAGCCGGCATGGCAACTGGTGCGGCGTAGGGTATCGCTGGCGCGGCGAGCTTATTACCAGTAATTGCAGGTATTACTGCCGCGGCTGGTGTTGCGTATGTGGCAATTAAAAAATTATATGATGCTTCTCCCGCTGGTCAAATTAAAATAGCTGAAAAATATGCAGCATCATTATCAGAAGTTGCAGATGCGGCGCGCGCAAGTTAGAGAGAATTTGAATCTATTCAAGAAGAATATAATCGTCTTGAAACAAATGTACAATAGGCTACTACTGCGGAAGAAAGAATAGAAGCTATTAAGTCTCGTACTGAATATATCTAGTCTTTACTTGAATAGAATTCTGCTTATGCTCAATATATAGATTAGTACGAAGTAAAGAATGGAGAGATTTATCTTACTTTAGATTCAGATAAGTTAGCTGAAACATGTAAAAAAATAGCTGAAACAGTTTTGAAAGTATAGAGCGGCGCGGATATAGCCAATGCTAATGTTGCATTTTAGAGGTATTAGGAAGCTCAAAATGATATAGCAAAACTAGAAATTTAGAAAGCTTTAATAGAAGCAGAATAGCCTGCTAATTAGACTGAGGCAGAAGAAAAAGAATGGCGAGAATTTTCTGGACTTAATCAAATTGAAACTTCTTTAATCTAGGCTACAAATCGTATGCTTTAGTTTTAGCAAGAGTATCAAAATTTTGCTACTTCTGGGGCTATTAAAAATATTCAAAATAATAAAAATTTAGATGATGCGGCAAAGAGTGCTATAGCGAATGCTTTGGGCTATGCTTTTAATGGTGATGAAGTATAGAAAATTCTTGTAGATAATACCACTGATTTATTTGGTCTTATTCCAGATACTGTTTTTCACACATTAGAAGGCGCAAGAAAGCGTTGGATGGATGCATTTGAAACCACCGATATTCCAGATGATATTTATAATGATGAAAAGAAATTAATAGATGCTGCTGCATAGGAAGAAGTTAGAAAAACATTAGAAAAATCTAGTGACAAATTAATTGATGCTTATTCGGTTTTAAATGATGAATAGAAAAAGATTTTTATCAATTTAATAAATAATAATGGGGAAAATCTTAATCTTACTACAGCTCAAAGTATTTCTAATAATTTACCACGAATTTTAGGAGATTTTTGGAATTTACTTGATAAAGAACTATAGGAAAAATTAGTTGAAAGTAGTAGTAACTTAAGTCCGATTGAAACTGCTTAGGATATAATATCAAAAACTTTTTTAGAAGGTTCGTCAGAAAATTCAAATCTATTTTCTAAAATTTTTGATTTTATTTTTGATTTTAATTTAAGTGGAACGCAAACAGAAGTAATTTCAAAAGTATTTACTGATTTTGCAAAAGATAATTATAATTCTTTAGATGATTTTAGTAAATTTATTAGAAATTTAATTGATACAATTTCTAAAACTGGTAATCCAGATGATTTAACTAATTTCTTTGACGCTCTTGCATTATTAAAAACAGATAGTGTTTCAAGCATTGATACATTTTTTGGTCTACTTGATGGACTTGGAATTGATTTTAATAGTTTTGGTTATGATCTTAATGATGCTGCAGAAGAACTTAAAAAACTGGCGAATGCGGCAAAAGCTTTTGATATTGAAGCTTTAAAAGGGAAAATTACTGATAATGTCTCCTTAATGAGGGATATTAAAGATAGAAAATCTACATAGGCTGGATACAGAATTTTTGATGAAAGTGAATATTAGCTTCTACGTGAGGCTGGTGTTGATACTAATAGTTTTGTTTACTCTGGCATTAAAAATAAAGAATGGACTTATACTGGTGATGATTTAAACGCTTTAGTTGAGGCTTTAATTTAGAATTTAACTACTGAAATTCAAGAACAAAGTGTTTAGTTAGACCAAGATATTGCAAAAGGTCAAGTAATTGATAATGCATCAAATGTTAATATAAACGGAGAAGAATTAAGTTTAGCAGATGCTTTACAATAGATTGTTTCTAAAGAAATAAATATTGAAGATTATAGAAATGAAGATTGGCTTAAAAATATAATTAATTAGTTATATGGAGAATCTACTTTAAGTCTTACTCCTGATGCACTTTTAGCAAAAATTAAAGAGGCTCTTGATTATTATCATCAATTAGAAGCTAATACTTAGATAAAGGAAGATATTGGTTAGTATGCTTCTTAGCCAATGAATTATATTACTCCTATCAATGATTTTAAAAATGAAATAAGTGATGAAGAATATAATACTGCTGTTACTTCAAAATTTTATGTTGATGAGCACGCGGAAGATAGATATGAAAGTATTCTAAAAAGTATTCAATAGATTGATGCAGCAAATGCCAGCTGGAATAAAACATCTCAATAGCAAGAAACTATTTCTCGCGCACTAGCTGTTAATTGGTCAGAAGAAGCATCTAATCTTGCTGAATTAACGGAAGTCCTTGATAAAAATGATAAAATTCTTTACGAGGGTTCTAAAGATTCATATGAATATAGTGGTGCAATTCATGCGGTCGGTGAAGCGATGCGCGCAGCTTATGGTGAGTAGGTAAGCGATGAATTCGTACAAGCTCATATTCAATAGATTATGCTCGCGCGCGAGTCTAAAGAAGCTTATCAAGAATTATTAACACTTTTATAGCAAGATTTCTTTTCTGGCGCTATAGAAGGAGCAGAAGGTTTAGCTGGCACTTTGTGGAATGTATAGCAAGAAATGTTTAAATGTGCAGAAGCTGGGTATGCACTTGATGGTCTTGAAATAAATGGTGTAGCAGTTCTTGATGGCACTCCATGGATGAAAATTGTAGAAGAATTAATTAAGGCTGGAGTAGATGTAGCTGCTTTCTTTGATACTCTTGGATGGACTGTTGTATATGGGCCAAAAGATGAAAATGGTATCCCAACTTCTGCTTAGCTAGTTCGTAATCAACCAACTGGTTATGGTGGCTACCAGCCTTATACCGGTTCTAATTGGGGTAGAGGCTCTTCTGGCAGTAGCTCTTCTTCTTCAAAAGAAAACGAACCAAGAAAAGAAGAATGGAAATCTGATTTTGATTGGCTGTATAATCTAATGGAGGATATAGCCGAACTTCAACGTGAGCAAACTAAACTTCAAGAAGAACAAAATAAAATTTTAGAGTCCAATAATAAAGAAGATACTGGCAAAGATCTTTATGAAAATTTAGTAAAACAAATAGCTAATTTAACTATTCAGAAAGATTATTAGTCTGCTGTTCAAGGTTATCGTCAACGTGAAATGCAAGAGTTTATGGCAGTAAATTCTGGATATAGTGAATACTTTAGATTTAATGACCAAGACCAAACTCTTGAAATTGATTGGGATGCAATTAATAATATCGGTGATAAAGAAACTTACGAAAAAGTTAAAGATCTAGTATCTGAGGCAGAAGCAATTCAAAAGAAAATGGATGAATCTGATGATGCTGTACGTGATATTGAAGCTTAGATTCGTCAATTAGAAAATATTTGGCGTGAGCAATATGTAAGTTTTGAAAAACGAGTTTTAGATGCTTTAGTAAGTTCTTATTAGCGCGTGATTGATAACTATTCTGATTTAAATGATACTGTAACTAAAAGTAATAATGAAATTCTTGAAGCTCTCTAGTAGGAAATTGCATTAGAAAGATAGATAAGAGATAATACTGAAACAGAAAATGCTATCGCTGATGCAGAAGCACGATTAGCATTTCTAAGACGTGATACTACTGGTGGTAATCAAGTTGCTATACTTGGCGCGCAGAAAGAGTTAGATGCAAGTCGTCAATAGTATGAAGATGCTTTAATAGATCAAGCAATTTCTCGTTTACAAGAAGATAATAATGACGCGGCGGAACAACGTGAAAAATAGATTGAGCTTATGCAAGCGCAATTAAATTATTCTAAAGAGAACGGGGAATTTAATGACGAGGTATCTGAATTAATTGCTAATGCCTTAGGAGGCAATGGTGAATTACTTACTAACTCTGATTTATATGATTTATTGCGGCAAGAAGAGTCTTGGAATGCATTAAGTGACGCAAATAAAGAAATTTGGGAAGATGAATTAAATAATACTTTTAAAGAAGTTTCAGCGTATCTATTAAAAGAAAAAAGTGAAGCTGACGGTAGCTTTGCTGCGGCGATTTAGAGTTCAATTGAAAATTCTGCTTTTTAGTTAGGCGAAGCTATAATTGGTAGTGTAAGTTAGGCCATGTCGCATACTAATTATATTTATGATGACAATAGTAATATTGATGCAAATAATAATAATAATTCAGGATATAATTGGCCTGACGATTCATCTGAGCAAGAGCCAAAGCCAACTTATGGATTATAGACTTATTGGGGTGGTGGTTATACTGTTACTGAAAATAACGAACCAATTTGGACTGTCCATCAAGGTGGCAGGTATAATGAAGTTTTCGAAGATCTTAAAAAACTTCGTGGTTATAAAACTGGTGGCCTTGCTACAAAAACCGGATTGGCATGGCTTGATGGCACGCCTTCTGAGCCAGAATATGTATTAAATGCTCGCCAAACTGATGCTTTCTTAAGATTGGCAGATGTTCTTCCGTCTATTTTTGATAAAGGTTCGACAATAGCTAATAATACTAGTAACAATATGTATCTTGACTTTCATGTTAATGTTGAAAATATTAGTGATGATTATGATGTTGATCAATTAGTTGAACGTGTAAAAGAAGACATTTATAACGCGGCCAGTTATAGAAATGTAAATGTTGTAAACTTCTTAAGATAATATTACTTTATAATAGGAATAGAGGGGTCTAAATAGGCCCCTCTTATAAAAGGAGGAAATATATGAGTGTTTATGATGGGGACTTCCTTGGATTTTAGTTAGGAGATATTCATTCTTCTCAATTAAATATAACCAGAGTAAGTAATGGAGATAGATATACAGAAAACCTTACTCCAATTTTTAATGATGCAACTGAATAGGTTCCAGGAGCAGACGGGACATATTATTGGAATACCTACTATACTCAGCGGCCTTTTATTATTGATTTTGCTTTTGATGATCTTCGTGACGAAGATATTCATCGTTTAAAGTAGGTATTAAATTTTAAAGGTGTACAACCATTAATCTTTGATGAAGCCTTGTATAAAAAATATTATGTGAAATGTAGTGCTTCGCCAATTTTAAAATATATTAGTTTTGATGAATAGGGTACTAGGCTTTATAAAGGAGAAGGTAATGCCAATCTTATAGCATATTACCCATATGCAATAAGTACGGCAAATATTAAATTTGAGAATGGGACTAATTTTTTATTACCTAATTCGGGAGATATTGAAGCTCCATTGAAAATTTATTATAGATTAAATGATTTAATAAATAATAATTTAAATTTATATTTAAATGGAGAGAAGAAATTAACTATTAAAATTAAAAAACAATTAAATAATAATGATATGTATATTTGTATTGATGGTAGAACTCATTTAATTGAAGGATTAGATAGTGAATATCAAAAAACTAATACTTTATATAATCGTTATATAATTTCTGGTGATTTCTTTTCTTTACCTGTTGGGAAAAATACTTTTACTACAGATCAAACATGCAATAAAATTACATATAATTATTTATACTATTAAGGGGTGAGTTAATGGATAAATATGAAATAAGTTTGTGGGAAGATTATCCAGATCTTACCTCAAATAATATTCCATTTTTAAACGAAGGTAAAATATGTGTTATAGGTTCTGATACAATGACAACCGCAGCCCGCGCCCTAGAACCAAAATTAATATCAAATGTTAATGGTACACATATCTTTACTTTTAGAATTTATTATAGATATAAAGACGAGATAACTGGCGAAGAAAAAATTAATCCATATCTTCCATATCTTATAAATGAAAGAAAAGTTAAAGTCTTGTGGAAAAAGAAATGGTATGATTTAGTAATAAAGAAAATAGAAGAAGATACATAGAAGCGTTCTGTGTTGTGTACTTGTGAAGACTTATTTATTACTGAATTAAGTAAGAATGGATATGAACTTGAATTTAATAGTGAATTATAGAATAATAGTGGTACGGCGCAAGAACTAATGGGAAAAGTTCTTGATGGTAGTGGATGGCGGCCGGCCGCAGAGCAAGATAGAATAATTCAATACCAAGAAGAACCAGTTTATGAAGTTACTACTATAAATAGTTTTATTGCAATTAAATAGTCTCCTTCTGGTTTAGATGAAAATATATCTATACCAAAAGATAAATTATGCTTATTATATTAGTCATGTTTGGATGAATCTTGCATTAATATTTAGTTTCTTTATAGTGATGAAGGTTATGCCACAGAAGTTAATGATATGCTTGTACTAAATGGTGATTGTTGTACTTTTGTTGGTAAAATTGTATATAGTGGTAATTATGCTACTATTACTAATAATTCTGGAACTAAAATATTTGAATTTAATATTAATGATTCATATTCATCTAATTATCGTGCAAAGCGTTTAGTTAATAGTTAGGTAACTGTTTTTGATGAATTACTTGGACGATATGTTGACGTATACACTGATGGAAATGGAAATGATATTTATGGTTATGAAACTACCGAATATTCTGATCCAACTTTAGTAGTAAATTTAATTGCTAATTCAAAAGATTTTAAAGACACTAAAGGCTGGATTGGTAATGATATAACTTGGAAATTAAGTCCATCATTTACTTTAGATAGTTCTGGAAAACCGTATTATAATATTTATAGTAATGATGAATATATCATTGATGACGGCGTTCTTATTGATGAAACATTGCCGACTTATGAAGCAAAAAGTTATTTATAGGTATCAAGTGGAAGTATTTATAATACAGCTTTTGTTTCAAATAGAAGTTTTTTAAATCCAAGTTCTATTGATATAAGAAATGGTAGACTTGGTGGTTTCTAGAAAGATGAAAAGTATATTTTTAGATATAAAGTTAAGAGTCAGTTGACAGGTAGTACGTATATGCAATCTGGTATTACTGGTAATGTTTATAAATTCCAGATTAATGCTGGTAATTATGTAAAAACTGGTAATGCTTATTTTTCCTCTTCTGATCCAAGTTTTAAATCTAATGGTAATTGGGTTGAATATACTTTGACTTGTGTTGAAGCTTGCCCAGCTAACGAACTTGATTAGATTGGGTTTTTTATTGATGTTAATAATTCATGTTATATTGAAGAAATTTAGTTTTTTAAATTAGCTTATGGTAAAACTCATTATAAACTTAAAGACACAGATCCAGAGCCAACGGAAGAACGTATAAATCCAGGTGAAATTACACTTCAATCTATTGCTAATGTAGTTTATAGATATTATAATCCAGACCATGATGGTGTAAAAGATCCAAAAGATTTGAAATTTATATATTAGGGGACAACAAAATCAAATAATTATACTCCTAAATATAATAATTATGAAAAGATTACTTCAATTGAAGTAAGTAAATCTAATAGATTTAATATTCTTTAGTCTATTGCAGAAAAGTTTGAATGTTGGGTAAGATTTATTATTAATCATGATGAAGAAACTGGCCAGGTTCGTTATGATGAAGATGGTCTGCCGCAGAAATATGTGCAGTTAGTTGAATAGATTGGCAACGATACTGGTATTTCATTTGAATATGGAATTGATTTAAAGGGCGTAAAAAGATCTATTATATCAAATACAATAGCAACTAAAGCAATTATTATTCCTAATGAAAATGAATTTGGTAAACATGGATTCTGTACAATCGCGCGCAGTCAGTTAAATTATTGTAGAGAGAATTTTATTTTAAATTTTGATTATTATATTTAGCAAGGGCTTTTAGACAAAGATACTATTGAAGCAGATTTATATAAAACTAATAATGGGCATTTAGGTTATTATTTTTATTTAAATAAATGGAATAAAAGATATGATGCCTTAGCCGATGAAATTAATAATAAACAAACCGAGCTAATTAAACAAAGAGCTGAATACAAAGTCCAAGTTGATAATTTGCGCGCGTCTGAAGAAAAATTAACAGATAGTATTTCTGATTTAATTTTATTAGCTGGCGTATCTACTCTAGCGGCCGCGCAACAATATGCCGTAAATCATGTAACTAATAGAAAAGTTCAATCATTAATGGGAGCTATAGGTAAATTAAGAGTTAGTATTCGTAATTTATCAAATAGTATTAATAACTTAAAAAGATCTATTTAGGAATTAGAGAGATTTATTACTGCTACTAATGATGAAATGAATGGTCTTGTTGAAGACATTAATTTATTACATGAAAAGTTCTTTAGAAAATATTCTCGTTTTATTCAAGAAGGAACTTGGCAAGACTAGAATTATGTTTATGATGATGATTATTATTTAGATGCACTTGAAGTTGCTTATAGATCATCAAGACCACAAATTCAATATGATATTTCTTTACTGCGGTTGAGCGGTTTAGAAGATTTTAGTTCTAAAGTTTTTGATCTTGGTGATATATGTTATGTTCAAGATAAAGAGTTCTTTGGTTATGAAAAAGATGGAATTACTCCATATAAACAAAGAATTATTATTAGTTAGTTAACTTCTTTCTTTGATACTCCTGAAAAAGATATAATCAAAGTTCAAAATTATAAGACCCAATTTGATGATTTATTCCAAAGAATTACTACTGCAACTTAGGCACTTCAATTCTCCGAAGGTAGATTTGAGCGCGCGGCTGGTGTTATAAAACCAGATAAAACTTTAAGTTTTGGTTTATTACAAGACACTTTTGATTATAATAAAGACCTTGTTTTAAATTCTGCTAATCAATAGGTAACTTGGGATAATACTGGTATTACAGTTTCAGATGAAACTAATAGCGCATTAAAAGTAAAAATTATGGCCGGCGGCGTTTTTGCTAGTAGTGATGGCGGTTAGACTTGGAAGAATGCTTTGCGCGGCGATGGTATCAGTACTGATTTATTGACGGCTGGCCGCATAAATACAAGTGAGATTTATATGTATGATGGAGATCATCCAAGCTTTAGATGGGACAGCCAAGGTATTAATGCTTATACTGAAAATTCAATTCCTTAGATAGATTCTAATGGTAATATTAAAATAATAAATGGAGAAATCCAATATAATAAATACCCATTTAGTAAATACGTAAGATTTGATTAGTTTGGCCTTTATGGATATGCTGGGACAGAAGATTTTGTGCCAGAGAAAGAGGATGAAATTTGGAAAGCACCAGATACTAGATTTGGATTGACATGGAAAGGATTTTTCTTCCGCGGTGAATCTGATTCAGCTAGTTTGTAGATAATTAATGAGTCAGATATATATGGTAATGATTAGATTACTTTTAAAATGGGTAGTTCTGATTACGTTACGGCAGATGGGCAAACAATAGCGTCTTCTATTGAAATCTCTACTGATAATGATATAATATTAAAAACTGGAGATATTAATCGAGTTCAAATTGGTAGATATAGATATCAAAGAGTTGATGAAAATGGAATCCCACAATATTATATTGATTCAGATGAACCAATAATAGATACTGACTACGGTATTTTTGTCCGTGACAGCGAAGGTAATGATATTTTTACTGTAAGTGCTGGTGGAGTGGATAGTATTGGTGGTTGGAATTTAACTGCGGATTCTTTTTATCATAGTGTAAATAAGTAGGGTACTGAAGATAAGTGGGGTACTGTTGGGTTTTATTCAAAAGGAAAACTATGGACTATTGATGGACCGGAGGAAACTAATCCAATTTATGATGCTACACATTAGGATAGTGGCCAAACTTAGCCAGATTAGCCAGATTAGCCAGTTGATGATGGTGATGAAATATAGTTAATTGATGAAGTAATTGGATCAGAGAATATAGATACTTCAGATGAGGTAGAAAAAGTACAGGGCCATAGAGATATATATTATATACTTGCTGGTAATAAATTTGGTGTAACACTTGATGGTAGAGTTTATTCTGCCGGCGGCCGCATTGGTGGTTGGGAAATTGGAGAGAATACTTTAACTGCTACTACGGAAAAGGGAGAAAGTATTACAATTGATTCATCTGGTAAGATTTATTCTACAATTACATACGATGATAATGATCCAAATAAAATAGTTTCTGGATGGGAAATTAGAGCAGACGGAACGGCTAATTTTTATAATGTTATTGCTACTATTGGTGAAATTGCTGGCTGGCATATAACTAAAGATAGTATTACTAATGGAGAGACTACTCTTAGTTCTGCTACTGCTGCTCAATGGGCAGATGGTCATTATGATATTGTAACAAGTTCTATTGCAGCATATGGTGGTTATATTGGTGGATGTAAAATAACTGAAAATGGAATCCGTGGTGATGGCTGGTCATTAAGTGCCTCTGGCGGTTCTATTGGTGGATGGAATATAGCTAATGGTTATATATATTCATAGCCTTAGGGTGGATATTAGACTCTATTAAGTTCAAACGGCTTTTTACAATTTACAGATGGAGATAATATAACAACAATATCTGAAAATAAGGGTGGCGGAGTCAGCATTGATCCTGATTTATATGTAACTAATGTTATATCTGCTGGTGGACAAATAAGATCAAATACTTCTTTATCAGCTCCTCAAATTACTTTTACTTCTTCTACTCCTTCTCAAGAAGGTACAGCGACAGTTACTTTGACACTAGTAGATGCAGATAATATTAAAAAATTAAATCATACAGTTGAAGGAGAAATAAATAATGATACTCATATTGAGTATTTAGAATGGTTACATAAAAATTGGAAACATATAACTCCTTCAGACGTTGGACTATAAGTTTAGATGTCTATAAACTTCTCTAATTGCTGGAAACTCCTAAAACTTATTTACTACAACGTAGGAGGTAACTCCAAGCGTGAATGTTTAAAAAATAATAAGATATATGGACAATCAGCAGCGAAGCGGCCCGCTGTGTGGTCGAACGTTCAACGACTAGTCGAAAGACGTAGGCCCAAGCGGGCCGAAATGAGAAGCTCCAGAAATGGATGAAGATATAGTCTCATCTCATATGAAAGTATGAGCAGTTCATAAGAGAACGCGTATAGAATAGCAACCTATACGGAAGGTAATGTAGGGGAATAATATTAATCTCAGTAATCTTACATTTGAACCACAGACAATAACTGGACCAACTCAAACTACACATATATCATTTACAAAGACTAATAATAAAGTTTATGCAAATGGAAAAACTGTTGAAGGCATACTAAATATTAGTGCTAATGGAAAAACAATAACAAAAAATATTAGTATGAGTGCTGTAGATGTTTATGACAAAGGTTGGGATGATGGTTTAACTAGTGCAACAGTTAGTGGTTTAGGAGTAACAAAAAAAGATGGAGCTAACCCACAATATTATAATGTCACTACCGGTGGTGTTAAACGTTGGCTTATACCGGTTACTATTTATGGTCGTGTAACTGGGAAAAAAGCAGATAATACAAATTATCAATCTGAATATTATTATGGTTCCGACACGACCACATTAGATTTTACTACTATTTATAATGATATAATTGAAAACAGTGGTAGTTCACGTACAATTACTAATTTAAGTTGGGCTGGTAATGATTATACAAAAGTAAATGCTTCTTTTGATAAAGGAGATCTATAGAATAATATTGACTTACCAATGGTTGGTGATAAAACATTATATTCGTATGCTTATGGTTTAGGTGCAAATGACGCGAAAGCAAATCATATTACATGGACTCCTATAACTCCCGCTTCTTATAGCAATATTATTGCTACACACGGCGATGTACAAACATATGGAAATAGCAATAATAAATACATACAAGTTCAATTTACTCTTACTGCTGATCATCTAAATAGCAATAATGAATCAACTTATCCGTATACCATACCTAACGATGACATTGCTCCCGCTACATTTAATATAGACGTTACTGATTTGGTAAGCAGCGGCAGCGGCGATATATCCACTCTGTCTATTGTAAGCACGGGCAATTTTACCGGGGACGTTCTCGTTTCTCGCGTAGATTCCAATTATTCGGGTTATAACACCAACTCCATCACAACCGATGCGAGCATCAAGGTGAACGGCACGGCGGTTTCAGGGATGATCCCGATCGACATAACGGGTATCACGAATCAGCTCCGATTGTACAGATACAGTCAGGGAATCAATACCGGTAAAACCGATACGAACAGCGGGTATGACAGTAAAACGGGTAACTTGTATCTCAGCACAAACTATGAATTGAGATTAGGGACCAAAACAATCATAGACTGGAGAGATAAATCGTCCAATAACTATGTGAACATTTCCAACTATGTAAGCGGCAGTAGTGGAATTGATATTAATGACGTAAGGCTTTCTATAACGCAAGCGTCTAATGCATCTGATTCTTATAATACGGGTGTTACTATGACTGCCGAGTATTTGACCTATGATTCTACTAACGATAGACTCATAGGTTATGCAAATGCTTTTCTTGACACTGGAACAAACACTGAGCAAGCCAGCAAGCGCGTAAAAATTATCATGAGTGCGTCTAAAAAACCGAGCAGCGGAAGCGCAAGTCATTCAATTACTAAAGCAACCGGCAACGATTGGACAAATACTACAAAACAATATAACTTTACCGTCAATAATACTGATGCTGGAAGTGTTCGTTTGTATGTGGATGGCAACGCTATAATGGGCGCGTACGCAAATAGCCAAAACGAATTGTACTCATACGAAACACTGTTTACTATCAGCAGTGGGAGCGTAGGGCAATGGCGATACAACATTATGGATAAATCATACGCCGACCCTTTCCTGGTGTGGACTGATGAGGACCCACCTGGAACATTAGACTTCGGATCTAATGTAGACTATATTGATAACAGTTATCTTCGCGGTATTGTAAGAATACACCACGGATCATATGAACAAAAATATATCGTAAAGATGAATACAGATAGTGTAACGACAGGTGGAGATACGCCGAGCGGTGGTTCTTACACAAGGACTGGTCAAAACTTCTATGTAGATGAACAATCTTATGACTATGGTTATGATTATAACCGCTCAAACAGTAAAGTAGCTATTACTGGTTACGTCGAGGTTGATGGACATAAGGTCTGGGTAAATTCATTTGACATTGGTGTAGGAAGTATTTGGTATGATGGCTATCAAACTGGCGGCGGTGGAAGCAGTGAAGGAGTAACTATTATTGATGCAAACGGTAACGAGCGAACTTATTATGGCGGTACAGTATATTTAAGTGAAATCGTAAAATCTTCAACGCAATATGGTACGACATATGCTTACCAATGGGGTGCTAATGGCGAAACACCATACGTTGTAAGCAGATACGCTTAATTATATTAGGAGGACACCATGAACATTACACTTTCAGGCCAACTCATTACTCACATTATCTAAATAAAATAAAAACACAGAGCATAAGCTCTGTGTTTTTTATATCTTATTAAATTCTCTCCGTTAATATATCCATCAATCCATCCATAATATTAAAATCAATATCTATATCACCAAATTCATCAATATCAATAGGGTCAATTTCAATATTATTGTTTATCTTCATTAGCTCTTCAAATTCTTCTGCAAATTCTTTTGTCTTTTCTGGAGGAATTCTAATTCTACCGTCTTCTTCAGATTCACCATACTTCCGATATAATTCCATCTGTTCTTGCTGAATTGTATCTGTAAAAGATTGAATAATTTTTTTAATCCTTGCTAATTTATAACTTGCTTTAATGTTTAAAATAACTTTGCTTTCTCGCAAATTATTTATACTTTGATTTATAGAGAGAATTTGTTGATTTGTTAATTCTATCATTTAATTTCCTTCTGCCTCCCAATCAATTATCTCCACTTTTGGAGACTATATATCACTAAAATATTTCCCGATGCCAATTGCATTAAATCTGTTTAATAAATATAACTCATTTAATTTATTATAATCTTTATAAGATATTTCAATTAAAGGTATAGAATTTTTCTTACAGTATTCACGTTTTAATTCATCTTTTCTTTGACAGTCTATTAATCTTTCTTCAGTGAATATCCAACCAGTTTTATAATGTTGTTTCCCTTGATATTCAATTAAACATATTAATTCATTGCTATCATTAAAGATAGCAAAATCAAAACGCAAATAACTTTTATCTTTTAAATCATTAAATTTATACTAAGTTTGAAATTTAATATTTAATTCTCTAAGTAACACACCAACTTTTTCTTCTCCATGAGACTATATACATCCACAAGAAGTGGTAGTCCCATCTCGCAAAGAAGTGCCACGAATTATTGCAATATTTCCACACTCACATTGACACTACCAGTAAACTTGCCGTGATTTAGATTTTTTATCTGCTAATTTTATTACTGTTAAACGGCCATATTTGTTTCCTGTTTCATCAATAAATTCATTAGAACTTACTCTTTCTTTTTGGTAGCATCCACATGATTTAGTATGCCCAGTTTTTAATGAATTTGCAGTAGTTACTGCATAATTCCCACAATCACATTTACAAAGCCAAGAACCAATACTGCCATGATTATTAGGATTTGTAACTCTATATAAAGGAGTTAATTTATAAAATTTTATTCCAGTTATATCTTTTGCTCTACCTAGTGGGCATTTCTAATATTCAGGATGCTATTTTAAAAAATCTATTTCATTCATTTTCCCAATCAACTATTTCAGTTTGTGGATACATAGTATCTACAAAATATTTCCCTATACCTATTGAATCTGCAATATCATCAGTTACATTTAAATTAAACCATTCTTTAACTAATAACTACATACTGCGTTTCTTATCTGGTCTAGTACGACCTTTTACACCACAATGTAAGCGCCAAGTATTGGTAGGTACAATTTTATAATGTACTTTTTCTTCTACACAAGTCGCGGCCAGTATACCTTGAAGGCGCGCGAGCGTTTCAAAAGTAGTGACACCAGCAGTTGACTAATACTAGATGCCTTCAAGCCCAACGAAATCTATTTCGTACTAATCAATTAAAGAAATCATCCACTACTTTACATCTATACTTCTTTCAATATCATCATCACCAGAAGCTATATGACTTCCATAATCAATTAGATTTTTATTATTGAAGACTGCATAGCCACTTGTATGTGTTGCCTAATCAAGCGCGAGAATACGATACTCGCCTTTTTTCTTTTTAGTATTCCGGAATTCTTTTGTCTTTAGGCGCTCACGCATACAAATTGGGCATATGCGATTTCCTCGGATTTTTTTCCAAGGCGCAATTATAGTGTGTCCTTTATCGCATTTAAACTCCAAATTAGAATCAAGATTCTAGTATGTTTCACTTATTAGTATCCATTTATCTGGCGCGATTTCAGTTTTTATATCTTCGATTGATATGCGGGCCACATTAGTTCACCCCAGTACTCCCAAAGCCGGCGCCGTGGTCATCTTTAAAATCACCGAGGTCTTCAATTTGACGCCATCTTACTCGTGGAATTTCGACTAGGCGCATCTGTGCAAAACGCTCGCCTTTACCGATAGTGATTGGGCTTCCATACTTTTTAACAAGTTCTAGATGATCCGATGGTTCATAAATATCTACATCTTTTACTCGTTGGTCAGTATTCTCCACGATGACTCCAATCTCTTTATGAAAATCTTCATCAATAAGACCAGGAGTATTAGCAACACGTAGCTTTATGCGAGAACTTAAACCAGAACGTGGCTGAATAAGTAAACCATATCCATGGGGAATTGCGACTTTAATACCAATAGGAATAATAACTGTTTCGCCGCACTCAATTGTATACTCTTCTGGTGAATAAATGTCCATTGCACCCGCGTCGTTAGTTTCATAAGTAGGAAGTTTCGCGTTTTCTCTACAAAGTACAACTGGAATTTCAACCACATGCGCTGGGTTAATTGTTGAAGAAGAAATTGAATTGGCCGCGCTTGTAAATAGGAACTTGATGAAGTCTTTTTTCGGCTGACTCAGCTCGACTCCTTGATTGAACAGTTCATCAATAACTTCATCGCTACGATTAACAATATCATCAATAGAAATACCAGACTGAGCGAACATTTTTACCATCATCATTTGGGCTTGTGGATCTTCATAAGCTTTTGCCATTTCCTCTTGAAAGAGTGGACGAATGATTTCAAAGTCTTTATCAGGCATAGCAAGAAGGACTCCAAGAATATCAAGACCAGTTGCTTCTGGATTATCAAGTATGTCACCGACAGCTTCAATTGAACTGTCGCTCATTTTCATCATCTGCTCAATTTTCTCTTCATTCATCTTCCCATACCTCACCATAAATCTTTGTTGCAGTTACAATCCAAGCCTCAGCTACAACTTCGCCTTTTGCTTTCTTTGTCTTATATTTATATCCATTGGCGCCGAGTGTATAGCCTTCTTTATTTTGATTCGCGCGCAGGTCATTTAGGGCTTGAATTGCTTCTTCTTCTGTATATGCTTTAAATTCTTCTGTAATTTTAAGCTTCCTCATATTAGTCTCCTACACTGTTAAATAGATTAGATATAATATCATTTGCTGTTGTTGATTTTTTACTATTATTATTATCACAAGTTATTGTAATTGGATTAGGTTCTGTTGATGGTGAAGCAGTACCATATCTAATTTCACTAGTTGTTATTTGTGGACTATTCCACCAACCTGAATATGAACGACCTTGGACGAGACCTTTATTATATCCTTCATCATAGCCCTACTCATATGCTTCTTTTAAGAATTTTTCAAATTCTTTTTTAGACAAAGTAATTTCATCTGTATTAACATCTATATAAACTACAAAAGGTTTCATATTCTCTCCTTATCTTTTAAAATTAAATTAAATATAATTCCTAACACAACTGCTAAAGCGGTTCCACTAAGACTAAAAGTTTCTCCGCCAAGAACAATGCCGCTAATTCCAACACTTAGTACAATACCAGAAATTAATAAGTTTTTATTATTATTAAAATCTACTAATTGTAATTGTTTAATACCGCTATTAGCAATATAAGAATATAAAATAATTGCTGAGCCACCGCCCATAACACAAGACGGGATTGACGCAATAAAAGCTTGAACTGGCCCAATAAAACCTAATAAAATCATTAAGATTGCGCATCCAATGGTAGAATAGATACTTGCGCATTTACTAAATCCTATAGTAGCAATACCTTCACCATAACTGGTCGCGCCCAGGCCACCAAAACTACTACTAACTATGTTAGCAATTCCTTCTCCAATTAAAATTTTAGAAATTCCTGGTTCACGATATAGATCTATTCCGATAATATTACTTAATGCAGCGTGATCACTAAGAACTTCCATCATACAACTAATACTAAATGCAATATATGTTATAATAATTGGTATTACATTAAAATCAATAGAAGTCCATTTCGTAAAAGCAAAATGTGGTAAAACAAAGAACTTAGTATTGTAAAAGCTATTAAAATCAACAAGCCCTAGTGGTATTGAAATAATATAACCAGCTAGAATACCAATTAAAAAAGGAAATAAAGATAAAGTTCCCTTTAAATAATGTGAAGCCAAAGCTATTACTAACACTGTAAATAATGCAACTATTAAATTAATTTGAGTATCTCCAATATAACCAGGGATAAAACTCATTAAGTTAATTCCAATTACTATTGTAATAGAGCCAATAAGAACTTTAGGGAAAATTTTATAAATATTTTCTACAGATATCTTTGAAAAAATTAACCCAAAAAGAGTATAAACAATAGCCGAAACTGCCCCACCAATAGCTACAGCTGTATAACCGCCAACGGCGAGTGCCATAATTACTGGGGTAACGTATGCTCCACTATTTGAAATATACATAGGCGACTTAAAATTTGTAAGTAAAGCATAAGTTAAGGTTGATAATCCCGCACCAACGAGAGCCCCGGATACTTCGACTCCACATACTTGAGCTATTAATGTAGTTGCTACAAAACAACTAAGTAGCATCTAAAAACTAAACAAAATTAATTGCTTAAAAGGTGGTTTTTCTTTTACGTTATATATCATTTATTATTCCTCTCTAATATATTTATTTATTTCTTCTATTAGTTCATCAATAGTATAAACTATTGTTCCATATCGCTTTAATGCACCAACTAAAAGAAGGTTAAGATAAGAATATTGCGATTCGGCAAATTCATTTAATTTTTCATTTTTTAATTGATTAACGGTGTGCGAACATTCGCGGCTATCTGTATAAAGGGCTATAATTTTTTTATTAGTATATCCTTGCTTTTCAATTTCTTCTTGGCACATTCTTGAAAAATATCCAATTTCAAGAGTAGTACCAATACCGGGGGTATCGCCGTCAACAATTGCTATTACTAAATCATCATGGTCTAGATTATTAGTAAAATCTCCTTCTGCGATTTGTTCTGCTGTAGCACATTTAGTTTTATCATTAATAGCTTTATTGCGCTATGGGACATATAATTCAAGATTTGGAAAATTTTGTTCAATTTGAGTTGCAACTTTTTCATTATAATCTCGCCAACATTCAGCGAAAATTTGTGATGCTAAATAAGCTTTCATTTATTATCTCCTATATTTATATTTTCATATAATTGATATGACCATTTATATCCATATGCATATTTACGTTTGCCTAAGCAAACTGATGATATATTTTTATTTGCACCTTTAATATTTAAATAACGTTCTGCTTCTGCTAATGAATTAAAACATGTTAAATATTCTCCGGTATTTAAATCATACTAATAAACAGTTTTTCCACCATTTCGGCCTGCATTTGGTTTAATTACTTCTATCTTTGGTTCATGTCCCCATGCCCATAACATATCATAAGCAGTTTTATTATTATACTATTTATTTGCAACTCCAGTAATGGATTGGCGACAATAACCGGCTCTATCTGCTTCATGTGTAGATGGATAGGTTTTAATTAGAAGTCCAGTTTTTAAATCGTAACAAGAAATTTCTTTATCATTTTTGGGATTATGAAAAGTCTCTCCACATTTATTAATATTATACCCATTTGGAGCATATGAATTATATAAGTCTGCATAATATGCTTCCAATTCATTTAACTATTCTTTTGGGCATTCAATTAATATATTAAAAGAAAAATTTTCTTCACCATATTTTTGAATAGCCAAATCTATAGCTGAATTATGATTTATACCATAACCTGCTTTATGGTCTTGAAATCTATTCGCTATATTTACTGCTTGACCAATATAAACTTTACCATTTATTTTGTTCTATATTATATAAATTCCACAAGCCATAATCTCACCTTATAATAAATCTCTTCCATTTATATATATATTATATCACAAACGGAAGAGAAAGTCAAATTTACGATTCTAAATATGTAATTTTTTTACCGAGTTCTTCTGCCCATTCAATCTCACTTTTAGTTGATTCGCCAATGTAACCATCTTTATTTATAATAAAAATTTCATCAGCGTCCGCGATTTTTGCTTTATGAATTTCATCCAGGCGTTCTTTATCTTTTTCATCTATGGTATCGCCGCGGTGGACAAATACTTCTGGCATAGTAACAATATATCCTTTTAAAGTAAACTCTTTTGCAACATCAAAAAATATTTCTTTAAAGCGAGTGCTTCCACATAGGCATACTTTGGGAGTTTTAAGAACTTTATAATATCTACCACAATGGCAAAAACCAAAGTGAACTTGTTCTCTAAAATCTTTGCAAATACATTTTGTATCGTCACTTTTTTCAAATGCACAGCAACAATATCCATCATTTGCTTTTATTGCTTCTTCAATTTCTTTACGATGAATAAAATCTGGATTTAATTTAATTTCATAATCATTAGAACGCATTTTTATTTTCTCCAATATCTATTGTTGAATATTCAAAATATCGCCTCAACATATATATTTTGCATACTGGTTATTAGAAGCAAGTTCTACCCCTAAAACCGTATCAAATATATGTGGAGAATTTGGGATAAATCTTCCAAACTTTACGATAATATTATTTACTTGAGATAAGAAATTTATTTTATCTTGGGCTTCTTCTTCTTTATAGCCAGTATAAATTATAATTGGGTCTTTTGAAAAAGCACGGAATACACAAATAAAGTTCCATAACTCTTCCCAACTATCTAACGGTTCAAGGCCGCCGCAAACAATTGCATGGGTTAATGGATTAGCCATATAGCGATGTATTAAATCAAGATCTTTTACTTCAATTTCTTTTTCGCGCGCGAGTGCGGAATTTTGGCAGATTTGGGAGCCATTTTCCTTATCGCACTTAAAAGTGCAATAAGGAAAGATTAAAAACATTGAAGGTTCTTTATAATTACATATATCATATTCGTTTAAACCTTTTAATTTCATGCGTCGGCTCCTTTTTCATTTAATGGCATCCATTCGCGCAGTTTAAATTCAGCTTTGCGCTCCTTAGAATAAGTCTTGGTTGGAGTGTAAACAATTATACCGTCCCTTTCAGGATATTTTATCATATACATAAACCTCTATATTTTTCTTTTGTTCTATTGTTAATTTATCTATATATTGTTTAGCAAGTGGATTTTTAGAAAGAGTTTCAATACCAAAATATTCTTCTACTATTTTTCTACAATATACTGCTTCTTCACAAGTCTTCCAATCTTTAAAATAAAAACGTTTTCCATGATAACTAAAATCACATTTATATAAATGATTTTTACCGCTCACGCCGCGAATACCTATTTTATTATCTATTCTTACTTTAGTATTGTCAATATTAATTTGACGAGATACCAAACGTAAATTTGATTTTCGATTATTACAAGAATTACCATCTATATGATCAATTTCTTGTTGAGGAATGGGGATATAATTCATTATATAATTATGTAAATACATTAAATTTTTATTTTTAGATTGGCCAGTTACTATATAGATTTTATTCTTTTTATGGCTTGTGCGCCAGTTATATTTTTGTACTTTTTCTAAATCATCTTTATCAATATAAACTGGAATAAATTCTTGTTTATATTGAATATTAATTAAATAACAATCATCTTGCTCAATATATTCATTTTTCATAAAAGGTCTACTCATATTCGGTTTAGACTATACAATCATCCGATTTGGATGTCTCTTGGTAGTCGTTAGAACCTCCTCATAATAATAATTTATTTTAGAGTTGTGTCAATGGATAATCCAATCTTTATTCTTATTACGTTCTCTAAGTGATTAACTTAGCCCCAGCGTAGGTTTCCCATTCTGGTTCGTAAATAAAGCTCTAAGGACTTCCCCATTTATTCGAGATTTCTTATTTTATATCGCGTTAATATGTTACCATATTATTGGGCTTCACTTTATTTGCTTACCCTACGATTCTTGTATACTCAGTTTCAACTGGTTCTCCACATACAGGGCACACTTTGCCATAAAAGCTATGATAATTCTTGCATTGTGCAACTTTACCATTGAAAGCAAAATATGTGACACCTTGCGCAGCCACCCAGTTCAGCATTTCCCAAGCACTTTTAAAACTGGAGAATGGTCTATCAATATTAATATGTTCAATTGATCCACCGTTACAATATGAGTCAAATGCCGCGCAAATCTTTGTACGTTCAAGAACAGTTGCTTTAATACCAAGAGGAATCCATTGATTACCATAGAGAGGTAAATCTTCAACTACTTTATCAGGATATAAATACTTATCTGCTGATTGCATCTTTGCAGCAGCTTGCTCAGCTGGGACTTGTTCAATATTAAACTTATAATCTTTATCAAGCGAGAAATTATCAATGCAATTACGAATCACTTGAAACACACGACGGCCAAGTGAATAGGCTTCATCCGTATAAGAAGTATTACCAAATTCATCAACTTTGAGATAGCCAAAGGTTTTAATTGCTTCATAAATACCATTCACGCCAATAGTTGAATATAAATGTTCAAAATCAACTAAGCCAGAGGAAAAACTTGGCAAAAGTCCTTTCTCTACGTTTCTCTTTATAATTTCACGTTGTGTATCAAGAATTTTTAGATCAAGTTCAGTGAGATTTTTTAGGCGCACTAAGAAGTCTTGCTCAGATGTAGCTTGGTATGCTAAGCGCGCGATATTAAGTGTGGCTACTTTTACGGAGCCAACTTTAAGCGCGGTGCCACCGATAGAGTTAAAATATAGATCAGTAACATCGGATTTAAGCCTGCAACAATTAGAAAGACTGTTAACCGTACTATCAGTAAAGAAATTGAAAAGGTTCCATTTACGGCTGGCTTCACATGCCCAGCGCGCGAAGTCCTTATCGACAAAACCATATTCACCCATTTGTTCTTCCCAATCTTCTTCTTTAAATTTAATTTGATTTAATGGGCCTTTAAAAAGAAGTGAAGCAGTAAGAACTGGGAATGTAAATACATTTTCTTCTCTAATTTCATTTACAACATCAATAAAATCTTTTTGGAATTGGATAATTTCTTCTTCTTCATCAATCATTAATTCGCCATCTGGGAATATTGAGCCGCCAAAAATGGCTTCAAAGTATGGATGGTCGAATACGCTTACGTTTGTAAAAGCGGCTTGGTCAGTACGCACCCATGGTTGATTAAGACGATAAATTAAAGCTTGGAGTTGTTGATGTTTATATGTCTCTGGGTCTTTTGTGTAGTAACCAGCACGTACATCACGGCTCCAGAAATAATATAGATAAGGAATTAGATTGGGTAAGCCAACAGCTCCACTTTGCCGCCTACTAAGCCATGCGATTCCTTCCATAAGAATCTGAATAAATGAATCCAAATGCTTTGCTGGCCGCGCATTATAATTCTCAATAAAAAATAGCCCTTTTTCTACAATATCTTTAATATCATAAGCAAAACAATAGTGGTAGAAAGTGGAAGTATTAAAATCGTGCATATAAATAGCATAATTCCACATAGCTTCCATAGCTTCATTTGCAATCTTGAAGCCATACTTCTTATTCATTTCATAATAAAGTTTATTAAAAGCTAAAAGTTTTTGATGTGGCTTTGACATTTCACTCATAAGAGTTACTATATCTTTTTGCGCAATATTTGCATTTGCATCAACAGAAGCATTTGCTACATTATCACTATCAATAAAGTTATCAATAAAATCAGTAAGACTTAATTTATCTTCATCTAAACCTTGAAGGGCTAAAAATTCTTCTCCATACTTTTCAGCCATCTTATTAAATTGAGTCTAAAAATTTTTCTTTGTTCTAATATTTATATTCATTGCGCGTTCACCCATTTAACTGCTTCTGAGAAGCTATAATATTTATCATCAACTTGAAGAATCGGTGCGGCTGCAAAGCCAAGCTTTTTCATTTCTTCTATATTGTCATTTGTAGTATATTCAATAGATTTCTTATTAAGCTTCATTTCTAAAGCTTTGCATTGTGGGCAATGCGTAGTATATAGTTTAATCGTCATAAATCGCTCCTTCAAAACCATCGCAATATTCACAAACACCATCAATAAAAGAATGATTACATTGCGCGCGGATTTTATCATTTTCTTTCATTAGTTCTCGGATTTCTTCATTTAAAACGAATCTATCAAGCGCGGCTTGAATACGTGCATTATTCTCATTGATTCTTTCACGAATCTCGATTCCACTCATTTACTAGTTTTCCTCCTTGTAAAATTACATTTGGCATACTATAAAACATATCAAATACTTCATAATTGTTTTTCCGTATATATTGAAAACTTTCCCGTATTTCTTGAAGACTTACGGCAAAGTGGCTCCATGGCATTACTTCAAGATAAGCTCGTTTCTTTGCGGCACACCACTTATACAATGTTTCTTTATGTGGTAAAATATGCTCACAATATGACCTACCATAAAAACAATTAAAAAGTTTCATAAGATTTAAAAGTTCTGGAGTTTTAAAAAACTCGTTACTAATGTTAAGTAAAATTTTTGTATTATGGCTTCGTAAAAATAATAACTGCTTATAAAATTCTCCTAAACAGTTTTCCAAAAAATAGTTCTCGTCGGAGCACCCATAGGTGAAATTATAAACCATTTGCCGCAAGCCAAGGATTGGTTTTTCACATAAGGCCACTAATTCATCATTCGTGAACATTCCATTATATTGAAGATAAAATACTGTCCCCATTGGCGGTAATTTAAGCCATTTCATAAGTTCATCAAAGTTATACACATTTATTGGGTATTTATTCCCAATCCTATACGGCAGACCGCTTGGCCGCCGTCTACTTACATCTTCTAATAGTTCAAATGCACCAGGTATAGAAGATAAATCATAGTCATGTAAAATAACTGATGGATGATATGGTTGAAGTCTTTCATAAGGAAAAGGTTCAAGCGTTTTTCCATCCAAAGACAATCGTACATGAGTGGCATTGAGAATTGTTCTAATTTCTTCTCTGCGCGCTTTTACAGTGCCATAATTATCTTTATACTTTTTATAAATGTCAAAATCTGGAATTATATGCTCCATCTCTAAATTAAATGGTTTATATTGCTCTGAGAATGCGCGGCCGCCATATTCAACATTAGGGAGTAAAATTTTATTATCAAAAATTCCATCATCATATTCTTTTCTAAAAAAAACAGACGTATATTGGCTAGGCTCAAAGTTAGGCCCAAATACAATTATATCTCGTTTACTCTTACGCCAGGCCGCGTATTTTGCACATTCCAAATTTGGAATAACGCTGGGATAATGGAAGTAATCTGAATCATAAACTAAAATTACTGCCATTATCCTTCATCCGCCCTTTCTGTTTTAATTACTAATCTTCCATTTTCGATACCAGTTATTTGTTCTACTCTATGCCAAGGTGTAGTTTTATATACTTTCGCAACAAAACTTTCTTCTTGACGAATACCAGTAACAATAATTTTATTACCACGAGTGAATGTTGATTTCTCAATCACATGTTTTCGACCATCTGGCCCTTTTACAGAGATTTGCTTATCATACGCTTCAAACGCTCCATAAATCTTTACTGAAACTACACCAGTTGGTGTTAATAATTGTACTGTCTTTTTAGCTTTATCTCTGTCCAAAACTGTGCCAGCAATACGATGAAGCCTAAAGATCGGAACTTGTTTGCCTTTAATTGGAATAACTCTTTCCACTTCTGCTTGTTCACTAAGGTCAAAGAAATCTTCGATCATATAAATACTCAAATCAACATTTGCTAATTCATGATCGTGAGAATAGAATGAAACAGAATCCATTTCCCATTTACTAAAATCTCCGAGACAATATTTGTTCCAAACATCAGAAGTTAGTTTATCATTCACAGCTTTAAGAAGTTCTTCATTATGCTCTTTTACAAACGGTCTGATAATATCCATTTGTTTTTTATAAATACTATCCCATACTGTTTGCTTAATACAAAAACCGCTTTCTGTGAATCTATTAGGTTCAGTTTTATCTATATCAAAATAAGTTTCAAGAAACTTAAAAGCTGGATTGTCAAGACCATAATAACCTTGATCCATTTTCATTTTTTTAATATACTTATTAAAATTATACACGCGGCGCTGTAAATCATATTTATCTGGAATTAAACCAAAATCAATTAACATTTTCATATTTTGAAGAGTGATACGTTTCTTAGTATCACTTATCATATTAACATACTCATGCATAAGTTTTGTTCTATCTCCAAAACTATCAAATGCACCAGATTTAATAAGATTTATCATTTGAACTTTATTAACCTTTACTTTTGAAAGAAAATCAGTTATTGAAGTATATGGACGATTCATGATGATTGCTTTTACGAGTTCTTCACCCACGCGCGTAATACCACTAATACCATAACGAATAATATTAAGTTTTGCATCTGGAGAAAACGTATAGGTTGATTTATTAATGTCTGGAGGTTCAACGACGATCCCACTCATTCTCATTTTTCCAATTGCAGTTGCAATCTTACCATAGTTTACACTTGAAGTTTTCTTTTTCTTTTTTACACCAGCTTCAACTTCTTCATCTTCATCGTCATCTTCTTCATCGTCTTGTGTAAACTCTTCAATCTCATTATTATATACTTCTTCTACTATTTCAATTTCTTCATCTTCTTGCTCTTTTTCATCGCCACCCGCGTCTGTAATTAAACACGCGCAGTTCCAAAAGATAATTGGATAATGATATGCAAGATTCATTTCTTGAAGTGCAATTAAACTATATGCAAGAGTATGAGACTGATTAAATCCATACCCACGGCTCATTGCAATCAGAACATTCCATACATAGTTTGTGAGTTTTTGATCTATTCCTTTTTCTTTTGTGACTTCAAAAAATTCTTTGGTCAATGCATCATAATCTTTTGGGTTCTTCTTCGCAATTGATTTACGAAGTTTATCTGCCCAAGTCAAACTAAAACCACCAAGTTCTGGAAGTTGAACTAACTCCATAAATTGCTCTTGTGCGATACAAAGACCATATGACATACCAAGAACTGGTTCAAGAATTTTTCTTTCTTTTTCTCCAAGCCCATATCGTTCCATCTCTTTTTCCCATTCATTTGGATTTGCTTTGAAGCGCGCGAGCTTATCGGTTGGCATTTCTCCGCCTTTTTCTTGCGCCATAAGACGAATTGTAGAGTTAAGAATTGCAAGGTCATCAACAGAAGTTGGCTTTAGAGTTGCTATACCATTAATACCAGATTGCTTTTCCATTTGAAACAGAGATTGAATCTCATGATTCCAAACCATTTTCCACATCTCTGGATTATCGCGCTCAAGATTATATACACCAATTATATTTTCATAAGTTTCTTTTAGTGTGCGCTCACGCTCAACTAAACCAGCATCACACAAAAGATCAATACAATTATGAATCTTATCCATCGCTTCAACCGATAACGCGTCATATTTAATAAGACTTACATCTTCTGCATCATGAAGCTCAAACTGTGTACAAATTGTACCATCAGGCGCACGCATTAATGCAGTTGATTCAGTAAATGGTTCATCAACAAAGATAACACCACCGGCATGAATACCAGAACCACAAATTAATCCTTCAATTTTTTGTGCCACATTCCATAGCTCTGGATAGTTATTCATTTCAACAATGAACTGCTTTATTGGCGCAAAATCATTTTCAGTATCACCATTATAACACTGGCTCAATGTTCTTAACATACCACGATCTGCCGGAATCAAACTTGCAATATATTGAGCTATATCTACATCAATACCTAAGCCGCGCGCGGCTGTAAGAATTGCAGATTTAGATTTTTCTGTACGGAATGTCGCAACGTTTGCTACTCTATCTTCTCCATAATATTTACGAAACGCATTTAAAACTTGAGCACGCCGGCCGCCCTCAATATCGAAGTCAACATCAAGGACAGACACACGATCGGGATTCAAAAACCTCCAACGGAAACATTTAGTTGTTTCTCTGAGTGGATTAATTTGAGTAATATCAAGGCAATACAGAAGTATAAAACCAACACCAGAACCGCGTCCAGGTCCAACAAGACTGCCAGCTTCCCAACAAATATCAATAATATTTTGAAGGTTTAAATAATATGCACTCCATCGTGCTTTATTAACTTCGGAAGAAACCCATGTATCTTCGAGACAGGCATTGATTTCATCATATGCTTCTTTATTTTGAAGGTCTGGATGTGTATCAATACCATGCACAACTGCTTTCACCAAATATCTATCAGATTCATATGGAGACTCTGCAAAAGTCCAAAGCATTGGAATTTTCATACACATTTCTTCATATCCCCAAGCATCTGGTTCTTTTTCAATTGGTTTCCACTTTAAATTCGGAATCTTAAGCGGCCGCAGTAAACTAAAATCTTCAATACTATCTCTAATCTTTAAAATATTTTTATATGCTTCTTGAAGAATATCGGAACTAAAGTATGGAAAGTAACTTTCCAATTCCTTTGTTCCCATCATGTAAGTTGTTGCATAAAAATCATCAACTTCGCGTTCGCCATTCTGTGCATTAAGATACGCTTTATGAACAACTCTATCTTCTTTACGAAGATAATGGCTATCTGTCGTAATAATATAAGGAATATCAAAATAAATCGAATGTTTTAAAAGCGTCTTATTAACTAAGATTTGGTCTTTATTTTTTGATGGCTGCATCTCAAAATAAAAATTGCCATGCCCAAAAAGTTTATCCATCTGCTGAATCCACATATCAATCTTTGGTAGAAGCTCAGGATTACTTTGCGCGCGAAGAATTTGAGTTGGAAGCGCGCCGCCAAGGCAAGCTGTTGAACCAATTACATGACCAGGATTCTTCCCAATAATTTCAAATAAATCATTATAATATGTTGGAACTCTACGCATGCCGCGTGCCATATAACTACGCATCCATGCACGAGTTGAAATTTCTCGAATCTGCTGGGCACCCACTTGGTCGCGCGCCAATAATATGAAATGGAAATACCTATCAACTTCTTTATTATAATTCTGCGCATTTAATCCATTTCTACAAAGATAAATCTCATTACCAAGAATTACTTTTAATTCTGGATATTTCTCTTTTAATTTTTTTGCAGCCTTTTCAGCCTTAACCCAACCACTAATACTTTCGTGGTCAGTTAAGGCTACTACTTTATGTCCGAGCGCGCCTGCATAATTAAATAAATCATCGAGTTTGTTTATGCAATCACGCAAACGAATATTTGAATAATCTGAATGATTATGTAAGCTCCCTGGGTAATTCAGTTTCTCCATTCAACCACTCTCCATTTCTATTTTCTATAATAATTATACCATAAATTCTTTTAATTTTCAAGTTTATATCGTCCAAGGCGCTCTACCGCTTTAAAATTATTAGTTTTATCCATCGTGCGTCGTACTTCTTTTTCCCAAATAATTTCAAAATCATCAGGAAAAGTTTGCTCGCTACAAATTACTATATGGTGTTTACTCATTTCACGAACCCAATTCCAATATTTATCATAATCAAATTCAGTTTCAAATTTATATCCATATGGTTTTGTTCCTTGATACGGCGGATCACAATAAATTAAAGTTTTAATTTCTTCTGGCCATTTTAATTCAGTATAATCGCACCATTCAAATTCAATATCTTTATATTTAGGATTTTTAATTTGCTCCATAAAATTTTTATAAGCGTCATAATAATAATCTTTTTTATCTGTATCTTTTGCATAGCCACGACTAAAACCACCACGATTAAAACTCCCAAAGAATTGGATAGCTCCAATTCGCCAACCTTCCATTTCTTCTTCCATTGACGGCGCGCCAAGATGACGACGATAAATGTCTTTTGCTTCATACCACCATTCTGGATTACCGTGTGCTGGAATTAATTCTGGTGCTATTTGTCCTTGTTGGTGAAGTTTAATAAGTGAATAACATTTATCTAAACCTATTTTGCGTTTGCAATCAATTTTATCTATTACGTTGGCGCCACCAACGAACGGTTCAAGATAACATTCTATATGCTCTTTATCAATTATACGCTGGAGAATTGGGACAATATCTCCAACGTACTTACTTTTACTTCCTTGATATACTATAAAACTCCTTAATGGATATTCATTATCCAATAAATATTTATTAAAATCCAAATTATAAAAATCATTTAAAATGTAAGGAGGTTATCAATAACCTCATAGTCCTCTATAAGTAATTGTGCTGATTGTGTATTCATCCATTTGTTAATATTTGGTTTACCAACGACACTAATTTTAATTTCATTACACTTTCCTAACTGCTCAATCAAATCAGAAGCATGAAATTTAATAAAAATAACCCCATTCTTTTCAAAACGTACAGTATCTTTATTAGTCCCAATAACTTTATAATCTGTACTATCTAAATAAATATTTGGAACAAAAATTAATGCTTCGGGGTTTCCTTGCCCCCAAATATTTGTATTAGAAGCTAAATCATAAATTAAATCTTCTAAATCAGAAGCATTTGGTTCTCTAATAAAGTTTACATCGTACATACCTTCATTAAAGTTAATATCTTTAAGTGCTTTATTTGCATATTCATGAAAAGCTCTTAAATTACTATCGAGAATACTCGCGCCCGCCGCGTTGGCATGACCTTGTACCCATTCAAAATACCCACTGTCATTTAAAAACTTTTTAAGGTCTTGTAATTCACAATCTGCTACATTACGAATTGAACCGCGGTCGTATCCTTCCTCATTCAAGCGCGCGAGTATAGTTGGGCGCTTATACTTGGCCGCGAGTTTCATAGCTGTAAGACCAGTCACTTCTGAGGGATATTCGTCATCATCATTTAAACGAATAAATAAAATTTTATTTTCAAGCAGGTCATATTTAAAAATCTTTTGCTCCAATTCGCTAACCATTTGGTCTGTTAAGCGATTTTGTTTTGCTTTTGCATTAGTGCATTCACGCAAAGATTCAATAGCTACTTCTTCCATTGTGCCTTTGGCTCCGCGCTTATTGCATGGAACTTGTCTATGCCCATCAATAAGGCCAAGAAAAAGACGCTCTTTTTCTTCCATACTACCCATGCGAATCATCGCGTTCATCATAGGGACAATATAAAAGGCAACGCTAATAGGAGTTACTTCATTATTCATTGAATATGCTTGTTTTTCAATCGCACATCTAAAGAAATAGTTTTTTACATGATTAAACCCATAAAGCATAATATAACGGTTTTCCAAATTTAATACCGACCCCATATCTCCACATACACCAAGCGCGGCCAGGTCAATTAAATCATTAACAACTTTTTTTGAAGAAGTATTTAAGCTTTCGTGACAACGACAAAATTGCCAAGTTACTCCAGCACCAGTTAATTCTTTATTTAAATACTTTGGTGAAAGTTGATTATTAATTATACAAGCATTATCACTAATAGGTTGATCATCATCAATTTCGTGATGATCTAATACAAGACAACGCATACCATGCTCTTTTAATGCTTCGTGATATTCATAATCATTACTTGAACTATCTGGCAAAATAATTAAATCATAAAACTCATTACTATCAATAATAGTTTGAGTATGGTCTTGCAACCCATGTTCTTTGTGTTCATGTAACATATATGAAATCTTTTGATTTGGAGATATGGCTTTAATATAATTATACATAATCGCACTTGAAGTAAAGCCATCAACGTCACAGTCTATAATTAATAGAATGTGTGAGTTTTCTTTATTAAGAGTTTCTTCAAGCCAAATTGCGCCTTGTTTAATATTATTTAAATTTAGCGGGTCATTTAAACAAGAAGCATCTGGATGTAAATACTTTTCAATATCCGTTACACCGCGCGCGGTGAGCAGTTGTTTTAAATAGTTAGATTGAAAATTTTCATTTACTAAATTTACTTTCATATTTTATCTACCTTCTTATTCTTTAAAGTAATAGCAAAAGCTGCTTTTGGAAGTGTTGAATATGAAAGTTCAATAGGAAAATGCTCAATCATATCAAATGTGTATCCTTTTTTAATATCTTCTGCAATTTCAAGTATTGCTGAATCTGCGTCTATAAAATTTATTTCATAAATCTTTTTTAAAACCATTTTAGCCTTCCTTATTTTATATCGTATCTTTTTTTAATATAATCTATAATAAAGTCTCTTTGCCCATTACTTCCATTATCGGCTCTAAATTTAATATAAGCCTTACTAAAACATACTTCTTCAATTACTGATAATATATCTCTTGCAGCTTGGCGCTGAAAAAGTTCTTTATCTTCCATTATATTTTCACTCTTTTCTTTAATAATTTAATAAATACTTCTTCACCTTTATCAGTTGGTGAATCTTTTAAATCTAACAAATTTTCTTTATCATATATAAAACTAAAGTTCGCATATACTTGATATTTCTTACACAATTCATAAAGATGATTAAAGTATTTATCTTCATGTGGTAATTCTTCTTTATCAAAGCATATCACAATTTCTTGCGGATGACAAGTTCGCACCAATATATCAAGCGCATATTTATTTAATTTTGACCCGCACACAGCGGCCGCGTAGTTAGGAATTGAAAATGACTCCATTTGAAGTACACTTTTTTCCAGTTATTCCATTGTTTCCAATGGCCTTGACTATATCTTCTAACAATGTTAGTCTACCATTTCAAATGACGTATCAATAGTCATCTTACTCCGCGACAAAGCGGATAGTCGATACAAGTTATTTACGTAATGGATAAGTATATATATCATTTTTACGAGAAGTTCCTTTGTTAATATTATAAACTGTTGTTTGGCTAATATTATATTTAATTGCTAACTGGCTAAAAGAGATGCCAGTATTTATAATATCATTACATAATTCACTCAGTTCTTCTGCTGTTAATGTATGTTTTTTATGTGGTGTGATTCTTGTTCTAATAGGATAAATAATATTTTCTTGCTTCTGGTTTGACCCTTCATTAATTCGTTGAATTGCTGCGCCAGAAACACTATATTTTTCCCCTATTTCTGCACAAGTCATTTGAGTAGTTTGTAATAGTTTGATGATTTCTTGAAGTTGTTCAGAATTAATTTTACGTCCTCGCGTCATTTCATTAATAGGATATGTCCTATTTTTATCTCTTCTACGTTTACCAGTATTGATTTCTGAAATATGAGATATAGATACTCCAGTTCTATCTTTTATTGTTTCATAATCAATTTGTTGTTCTAATAAACTTTTTACTTCTTCAACAACTTCGTCTTCAAACTTCGCGGTTGTAAAACTTAATTCACCACCAGGAGTATAATTATATTTACTTGGGTCATTAAAAGTATCGTAATATTTAATCCAATATTTTTCTTGTTTTAACGAATCTTCATAAGTAAATACTTCTTCTATAATTTCACATTTGTAAGCGTCTACCCCATATTTGCGGATGCCTCGACTCAATGGATAATTATAATGTGGCCTATTAACTTCTGCTGGTTCATATATTTCATGTTCGCGCCGCCTGCGTTCTAAATTATTAGTACGCCCTACATAAACTACTTTATCTTCATCTATTTTAATATATTTATAAATTATATAGTGTTCCATATTACTTCCTCCATCTTCTATATATAAGTAGAATTGTAATACGGACTCTCTACAAAAATAAATCCATTTTGTAAATCTTCCCACGGTATTACCATATCCTTTAAAGGACTTAGGCTCTCTTACCACTTTAATCTTACGATTTAGTTGACCGTTAGCCGCATAATGCGACCCCGCTGATGAGACGGAAAGATAGATAAGGCCGATTATTCAGCCTCAAATAAATATGCAATACCAGTTGCTTTTATATTTTCTTTTGTTTTATTAAGCCCATAAAGATTAAGACTTAATGGGTGACTATACCATTTCCCTTCTATTTGAACTGGCATATATTTTCCCCACGTATCTATATCTTCCTGATTGAGCGCGCGCCCTCTAATTCCAATAAGTCTCCCATTCACATCATAATGCGGAATAATAATTTTATTTTGAGATGGAGAATATCGAATATTAAACTTATCCATAGCTTCGCGGCTAATTCCGTCATTAAGCCATTCGATTGGATAATACTTAGTAAAACATTCCATAATCTTATCAGAATAAGCCGGAAGTTCTTGTCTTTCTTTCTTTAATGTATAATCATTACGAATTGATTTATATGAAGTAGTATTTTGATGCTCGTTAAAATATGAGCAACCGCGTATAACTTCATATATATCAGTAAACCAATCATAATCTATATCTCTTGCTTCATAAAAATGTTTCAAGAAAGAAAATATAGACATCGCGCCATCTTCTGTGTAGCAATAAAAGATATGTGTATTCTTATAATAATAAAGTTTCATTGAAGCGTCATCAATATTACTATGATGACACACAGTTGGCATAACTAAATAACTTTCTCTATCCTCATATGGAATTTCTAATCTATCCAACATACCTTTAACTTTATTATCATCTAATTCATCAATAATAGCTTGATAGTCTATCATTTAATCTCATTCACTTTCTGTAAAATTTCATTATAATTAGAACCTTCCCAATCTATCTCATATATAAAATGTCTTTCAAAGTCTTTAATAATTTCTAATCTTGCATCAGTCATATATAAATCTTGCTTTTGAAGAGTACCTAAATCAATCGAACTCCAAATTCGAACTTGTGTCCATGAACCGCTTCGTACTTTATATATATCTGTTACCAAATTTGGAATTGGTTGCCCCATACTTGCGAAGAAATCAATTTCTTCTTTAGTTGGCCGCGCGCATACCATACCAATATCTGCTTTATTTATAACTGCGCGTGAGCCAGCGATTGAACTTTCATTTCTAATAGTTGTATTTGAATCAGCTTGCGCGTTAACTTGTGTTGAAGTAAAAACACAAACATTTAATTCAACTGCTAACTCTTTTAGAGCAGTTGAGAACATAAGTAAGATTTCATCATTACGTAATGCTACACCTTTAAATTCCCCTAGTAAACTTGGACAAATAAAAATATAGTCAAAAAATACATACTCAATCTGATGAAGAATAACTTGTTCTCTTACTAAATTTTTTACTAAATCAATTCTAGGCGCTGGCATTTGAACAATAAAAAAATTATCTTTATATTGTTCCATTACCCAAACTGCTTGACGAATAATTCTATTTTCTTTTTCTGTAAAGTTGCCATATCTAAACTTAGATTCATTAAAACCAGTAAGATATGCAAGAATCATTTTTTGAATCTCTGGAATTGTTTGCTCTGTTGCAATAAACATTACAGGGCGGCCAGATCCATTTTTGACCCATTTGTCTTGTGTAGAATCATAACTAAAAGGATATGCAATAAGACATGCATCACCTACAGCTTGACGAGTCTTACCAGTACCACTGGCCGCGCTTCTAATAACCAAAGTACCCAGCCGCGCGCCAGAGATAACTTCACTTAAAATCTCTCCCTGTACTGGCACGCCAATATCACTTTTATTATTTGCATCTTCAATAATACTCCAAATATCAGACGCGGCGCTTTCAGTTTGAGTTACTTCATTCTGAGTAAACTCATTTTCAAAACCAAGAACTTTTTGTTTTATCTTTGTAAGAATGTCATCAATCTCAAGCTTTTCAAAGTTTTTATTTATATCCAATGCTTTTGGATTTGTTAAATCCTCAATATAAAACTCGCTAATATCAAAACCATCATCTTTAAGTTTTGTAAGCAAATTAATCTTTTTTAATCTCTTATAATAAAAATCAAAGTTCTGAGTCTCAGATAAATATTCTGCATCTTGAAGGTATTCAATACCATTGTTCTGTTTAAATATTACGGCGGCCGCTCCATTAGTTTGAAGATAGTTTTCAATATCAACTGGTTGAATTTTATTAGCGCCGCCACGATATAAGTTTTCAATCGCCGCAAAAATATATTTATCAAACTTATAATAGAAATCGTCAAGACTTAACTTATATCTATCTGTTTCACTTAAAAACTGCGGATGCTTCATTAAGGAGCCAAAGATTTGGATAATACTTGTTTTATCAACCAATTATTCTTCGCCTCCTATGTCATCTAAATTATATTTTTCTCTTGATTTTTCTTTACGAGTTAATCTTATAATCGAACGCGTTTTTGCTTGCTGCTCTAACTCTTTCACGAATCCTCGTTTCTTTCTTTCCTGTTCAATCCAGTAAGCTTTTGCATCAGAAAAAACATATGGGACTATGCCAAGCCCACCATGCCCTTTCTCCCATGAGTTATGCTTTATTTCATAGAAATATTTAAGTGTAAAATAAATACCTTTTGGATTGATTTTATTTTCTTTCCAAAACTTCTTTATTTGTGCTTCACATAAAAAGTAATCATAAGAAACTTTCATATCTCGCGCGAGAAAGTCATAAATCATTTTAATCCAATCATCATCTGATGTAGGTTGCGCGCGCCAAGTCTCATAACAGCTCTTATGATAATAATAATTCCGTGATGGCATTATCCAATCAACATTTTCTTTTTCTTTTGTTTTGTCAATTTGGACATGACATAATCTACATTCCGGCATCCCATCACCTTCCAATCTTATTTCTATATATATTATATCACAGAATCCGGAATTTGTCAAATTTAAAAGACACAGGTCAAGCCTGTGTCTTCATCATATCTTCCATATCAACTACTACCAATTGAAGTAAATCTACTTGATCCTCTGTAAATTCACTCAATTTCATTCGACGACCCATCGTCATTTCGATTTTCTTTAAAATTTCATTAGCTATTTCTGGCTTTGCATTATCGCCTTCCCCGACTAGTTGTTTCCAAAGGCTTTGGGCTTTTTCTCTGACTTCCTTAAAATCAAGTCTTGTTTCGCTTTTTGTCTTAATAGTATTTACTACTGTTGCGCCATCTTTCTGCTCTGCCATTTCAATAGCATCAGCAATAGCATTTACTAGTTCATCATAACCAAATGGGATCTTATCAGGCATATACTTGAATCGACTACCAGCAAATAGAGTAGGAGTTTCTCTTGTATAGAGCCACCGCTTTCTCTCACCATTTACCCACTCATTTCCAATATAGCCAATAATATCAACAATGCCATTACAAATCTCGCTCGCGCGCTTTGGTAGATCAGGAGAAATGATTTCTACATCGCTACCATCCGCAGTTTTTTCTACACGAGAGGCACTGTGTGCAATCAATACAACACCATATCCAAGACGGGTAATTTCTCTCAAAGAATTTTCAAATTCTTTCTTACATGCTGTATATCCAGCGCCCCAAGGAATATCACTAATCTTCTGTACGCCGTTTTGCTGGCATACAAATTTTTCACACATATCCCAACAAATAGATACAGTATCAATAATAACTGTTTTAAAACGATCTTTAGATCTTTGGTCTGCAAGATCTCGAAGAGCCATTTTGTAATCAGACCATTTATTTATATCAAAAGGATAGGCTTCGCCAATTGCATTATATCCTTTTTCAAAAGCAAGTAGAACTGCATCAGGAAATGAGCAAGCCGCGGTAGTTTTACCGCTTTTTGGCTTGCCGTACAAAAGCACATATTTCCCTTTGAGATCTCTTGAAATTACATTCTTTTCAACTTCCCAAAGATGCATATGGCACCTCCTTAGAAGCCAAGATCAAAGTCCTGATTTGAACTTGTAGGTGCAGGAGTAGAATGGGGCTTTGTATTAGTCTTATCCTTCAAAGTTTCCAGATAAGCCTTATGCTCCTTAAGAGCGGTAGACAGATCTGCAGGTGCGAAAGCCATATCATCTTCCAACGGAGACTGAGTACCACTAGTAACAATCAGCTCGCTGACACTTACGGTCTGGTGGCGAACTTCAGGCTCACCAAAATCCATTTCCTCAATAATTTCCTTAGTAGTGCTGGTGAAGTTAAGACGACCCTTTGCGCTATAAGTCTTACCATTTTCCCAATAAGAGCTAATTGCATCAATCACACGAGGATTGGTTGCATAAAACTCCATTGTATCAACCTTACCACCATACTGCGGAACAATTGTTTTAATACGAAGTTTCTTAGGCTCTACTTCAACGCCATCATCGTCAGTTACAAAATCCATTGAAGAAACAGCGAACTCAAGATTCCAAGATGCTTCAGGTCTAAACTCGCCAGTTGCCTTAGAAATAAAAGATGCATTAATACGCGGGAAAGATACCAACTGCTTCTGAGGATTATAATATTCATTCATACGAATGTTGCCGCTAGTAATACGGATCTTATCCGCACCAGCTTCACCTGCACCAGAAGCAATAGAAGTGAACTCAGTCATAACCTTCTCAATAGATTCGTATGCGGGATTGGGCTTACCAGCATTAGTCAGCTTAGTTGCGAACATATACACAGGAATCTCCAAAGAGACTTCCTCATTATTAATAACCTGATTTACGAGAACTTTAATATTACCGCCGATATTATCAACGGTCGCGCCAGTACTTTTATTAACAAAAGAACCATACTTTAGATTAATTTCTGAAAGGATGCCTTCAATTCTCACAACATTTTTAGCTTGTCTCAACATAATTTTATTTACCTCAATTTTATTTTTATAGTTTTATTTTATAGTTCTTTTAGGCAAAATGGGAGTCAATATGACTCCCTTATATTTTTATTACTCGTCCTCGCCCTGAACGAAATTAATACCAGCATCAGTCAGCTGTACATAGGTCAGAGGCTTCTCCTCACCCTCAACAGCGACCTTCTCACGATAAGCCAGCTCATTCTTCACGAGGGAGTTCACACGGCCAGTAATAGAGGCGATCTTCTCGCAATTTAGAGCGGTCTTCATCTCTTCTGTCGTTGCACGACCACCATGGGCCTGCAGATACTCAAGTGCTTCAAAAGTCTTCTCAGTTAAACGCATAATTTTCATTCTCCTATAATTTAAAATATTTATTTAATTAAGTCTTCCTTAATTATGTATTTATTATATCAAAAATTTACTCATTTTGCAAATTTTGATTAACAATGATTTTTAATATTTCTTCTTCTAGAGAATCTATTTTTGTATATGGAATCTCATATAAAGGAATATTATTTTCTTTACACATATCTCTTTTCTACTAATCTCGATATTGTGTCCGTTCAAAGTTTTCTTGATTATTCCAAGTCGTTTTATGATTATAATACTTATAATGCTATTCACCTTGAAATTCAATTAAACAATTTAATATGCCATTTTTAAATATACCAAAATCAAAATATGGACAATTACCATTTAAGAAACGCCAACCTTCAGGAGTAAATTGAGTAACATAAATAATACCATATTTATCTAATAAATTTTGTATATTGGCTTCACCAGATGATACAAGACAACCGCATGATTTAACCCGGCCTTGTAATAAATTAGTAGCAGAAACATAATGAATATTATGTTTTTCACATTGGCATTCACATTTCCAAATTACACCATTTTTATTAGAATCTATTGGTTCTATCGCTAAGAGTCTTCCAAATAACTATCCAGTTAAATTTTTCGCATTATTCTTCCCTACTTGACACCCTCTTACGGTAGCCTAACATCCACATGATGTTTGTGCTCCGCGGCGTAATTCATCACCAGTAATTACTTTAGTATTGCCGCAGTCACACTAACATAACCAAGTAGCTTTACCATTTTTACTTCCAGCACGCTAAAGAACTGTTAAATGTCCATAAATATGACCAGTTTCATCTTTAACTCCCATATACATTTCCTCCGTTTAAGAAATATTAAAGATTAGCTTAATGAAACGGCATTATTATCTCAAGAGTTTGCAAATCTCTCGCTCCCTAACCTTTCTGTATATATTATACTACGAATTTCTTAAAATATCAAATTTTTACAGTGAAGAAATTCCGATAACATAATTATTAGTTAATTTAATAAGTTTTGTCCCTTGCGCGCCGCGGGAAAGGTTTGGAATATCACTATATTTAATTCTAATTTGAGTTGTATTAGAGTTAATAAGTATATCAGACTGCGACACTACAGGGATAAAATCACACATGCTTTCTGCTTTCTGAATCTTTACACCTTTAGTATTTGTACCAGTTACATTAAATTCACTGATAGAAGTATTTTTGCCATAACCATCAATCGAAATACTAAAGAGTTGAGTTGTGTTTACTGGAATTGCACGGGCCGCCACAACTGTATCACCGGCCGCGAGCTTCATACCAATAATACCACGAGTTACTCGACCAATAGCTTTAATAGACGAGGTTGCCACCATAATAAACTGGCCGCTTTTTGACATAATGCCGATCTTTTCATCTTCGAGTATAAGAATTGAAACAATTTCATCATTACTATCAAGCTTTATTGCAAGCGCGCCGACATTGCGTTTCATATTATACTCACTAAGTTTGCTCTTTTTGATAAGCCCATTCTTAGTTACAAATACAATATTTTTCGCGGCATTATTAGGATTAACTCCTACTGCTGCTGTAAGAGCTTCATTATCTCCTACAGAAAAATAATTTGATAGATATTGTTTTTCTCCAATTATAAACTCTCCCATCTTCATATGGTAGTAATTGCCTTTATTAGTAAAGAACAAAATCGTTTCTGTGTTCTCACCAATTATATTATCTACCAAAATCTCATCTTTTTCAAGTTTTAGTTTTGTCCCAATTCCATTACGGCGCTGAGAATAAAGTGAAGAAGTCTCTGTTACGAATACTGCACCTTTATTGGTGAAAGAAAGAGAAAGCTGTTTCTTTTCAGTCGGTTCATCAGACTCATTTTCGATATTGAGAATCTGAGTACGGCGCGCGTCTCCAAATTTCTGTGCGATTTCACGCCAACCATTTATAAGTTCCTGATTGAAAAGTTCTTCACTTTCAAGAATTGCATGGATGCGTGCGGCTTCAATTTGAAGTTTTTCTTTTTCATTTTCAAGTTTCTTTACTTCAAGACTTGCCAGACGAGAAAGTTTCATATCCAGAACTGCTTTCGCCTGTTCACCATCCAAAAGAAAACGCTTCTGTAGTTCTGATGAAGCAGCCGCAGTAGATGTAGAAGTCTTAATTACTTTTACTACTTCATCAATATTTGCAATACAAATTAGAAGTCCATCCAAAATATGAATACGCTTTTCTATTTTTGCAAGATCAAATTCAAAACCACGGCGATAAACTATTTTCTCGTGGTCAATATGTGCTTGAAGTGCAGCCTTCCAACCAAATACTTTTGGATAGCGACCATCATCAAGCATTGTCATATTAATACCGAAGTGGCTTTGGAGTGAAGTATTTTTGTAAAGATATTTAAGAACTCGGTCTGGATTTGCTTTTTTTGTGAGATAGATTTTAATAAGAGGGTCAACACCAGTGAGGTCATTAAAACGCTCAATACCAGGATTGTTTAAATCATCATTTAGAATTGCTTCGAGTTCTTCACAGATTGTGTTGGTGTACACAGAATAAGGGATTTGAGATACAATAAAACTTCTCTCTGAGGAGTCCCACTCCACAACAGATCTAAGCTTGCACGCTGACCCCTGACCGGTTTTGAGGGCTTCTTTAACTTCTTTCTCATTAAGAAGTATCGCGCCCGTAGCAAAATCAGGCGCACAGTAAATATCATCGAATGTAGCGTCTGGATTAAGTAGTAATACTTCTAATGCATGATTTACCTCTTTAATATTAAATTGTGGAATAGAGCTGGCCGCACCAATACCAATACCCATAGTACCATTTACTATATTATAAAATCCTTTTGTAGGAAGTACAGATGGGTATTGCTCTGTGTCATCATAGTTATCTCGCCATTCTTTAATAGTATTCTTATCAATATCATTAAAGAGACGAACAGAGAACTCGCTAAGACGTGAAGCTGTATAACGGGGCGCCGCCCAGTTACCGCTTGACATTAAGTTACCTTCGTTACCTTCGACCTCAATAAGAGGATAACGCATAGCAAAAGGTTGGCCTGCGCGCATAATAACGCCTTCGCAAGAAGCGTCGCCATGAATATACATGCGCGCGGCGCTACCAATAGCTTTCAAAGTCTTTTTAAAAGGCTTTGAAGGCAAAAATTTATCTGTGTAAAGACAATAAAAAATCTGACGAGCAGATGGCTTTAAACAATCCCTTACATCAACGAGAGCACGTGATTGGAGAACTGCGCCACTGTATTGAGTAAAAGATTCTTCGATTACTTGCTTTAAATTACTCATTTATCCTCCTTAAAGTATATATCAAAAGGAGTATTAAGTCCTGTTTCCTTATTCATCTTCATTAATTCATTAAAACAATCATCTAAATTATCAAATTCAAAAATTTTTTTTGAAAATGGATGCTCAAAAAAATAAATTGGTGTTGCAATATTAAAAGCAATTTTCAAAATTTTTTCATCAATTGTCATAATATCAACCTTTCATTTTATATAAATATTGTACCATAAAATTAAAGAGAAGTCAAATTAAGACTTCTCTCCATAAGGACAATTATAATGAAAAGGCTCCCAAGGTTCAATTTTTATATTTTCACATTCTGGTGTGATTTCTATACTAATTGCAATTTTCTTTTCTACTACCGCTTTAATAGATTCATTAAAAATTTCACTTAAATATTTACTTATTTCCATTATTCTCTTACCTCCGAAAAATCAATTTTATTAAAGATAAATTCTTTTCTAGGTTCAACGTCGCTCCCCATTAGTTCTTCCAACATATATAAACTATCTGGATCTGGTTCAAGAACATCCATACGTTGAAATTCAGGAGTAAACATAGACTTATGTGCTTGCTCTACGCTTAGAGCGCCCAGGCCTTTCGCGCGCTGAACTTCACCTTTAAGCTTACCGCGCACCTTATTAAATTCTTCATCTGTAAAGTAATAAGATTCATTTTTTCCATTCTTTACGATATAAAGTGGAGAGCGGAGCCAACAAAGACGTTTTTCATTTAAAAACTCTGGTGCAAGGTATCGAAGTGCCGCCATTATAAGAAGTCCTATATGGTAACCCAACCAATTCCAATGTTTCCATTGGGGCAGACTATATGTTACTCACCAATGTGAGAATACTCTTTCCACTTACGTACCAATAGTAAGTGTACTCTCCTTCCGGGAGATAGTCGTTACAGGCTTCATTTATTAACCCAAGTCTTTTGTTTCTTTTTGTATACTGGAAGGTCTTTATAGGTGCGGCCCCACAGTATTTGTTGTAGTGTTTGATAGCTACATCTATTTTGATAGTCTTTATAAATAGATCGTGCATCTTCATTTACATAGCGCTCGCGCATTTGAAGTACTTCATCAGATGTGAATTTAGCCATTTCTGATTTACTTCCATCTGTTGCGTGTTGCATATAGTAGAGTTTATTTTCTTTGGTATAAACTTCCGGTTTAATATCTTTCCAAGTTGTGCCATCCCAAATTCTAGCAAATGAATCAAAAGCTATTTTATTTTTAAACTTCTCATATACTTCTTTACGTCTTAAATGTGCATCATAACATTCACGTATATAAGCCACATCATCATTTGTTAATTTGGTTCGACCGTTATGTTCTCCTCTACTATTTCCACCGCCAGGGTTGCAATTATAACCAAATCCTTTATATGTGTTATAATATGCAATCCAATAAATTTCTCTTTCATCAAGCTATTCTAATGAACATTCCTCAATGATTTCAAATTTAAATGCGGTCGCGCCGTATTTTTGTATTGCTATTTCAATTGGAAGATCAATTTTATATTTATGTTCTTTAAAACGGCGTTCAATATCATTACTCTATCCGATATAGGACTTACCATTTTCAATTTTTGTTATCTTATAAATGCCTATCATTGCGGCACCTCCACAATTATTAGGCTTGGGTTAATTCTGATTCCCACGGGATCTGCATGCCCACAAGGGGTTTAGCTTCTCTTACCACCATAACCTTTCGGTTTAGTTGCCCGTTAGCCTTCTAATTATAAGTAGAATATGTAAACCATCACTATATAATTTTGAAGACCCCGCTGGTTAGCGGTAAAGTATTTACAGACAGTTTTATTTATCTGAGTCGGCATCAGTACAGATTCCAATACGCCCATATCTAAGTTTTGAACTATTATACTTCCCCGGCACAATATTCATCGCGCTACAAAGTAATTTAATCTCTTCATTCTGAAAAATCTTTTCTTCCGGATGCGCAAGGCAATTCAAAATTTTTCCTCGAATAGCCAAGATTCCGTAATTCTTATAATCACGCGCCTTCGCAATACCACCGGCCGCGGAGTCGCCTTCGACAATAAGTAGAGTTGCATTTTGTCCAAGAAACTCTGCATCTTTGAGTTTATCAGATGAAAATACTTTTTTCTTTTGGTTCTTTTCGATGTCTTTTGTTGCTTCGAGGACTTGCTTGCGCGCGCGTTCAGCTGCAGCTTCTGCTTTAGCAATTTTTTTTAATAGCTCAACAATACTTTCAAATTCATCACTATATTTGCTTTTCATTTGCTTTAGTGCATTACTAAAACAATTCGATGCAAGAGTACGGAGATTCGTATTATTGATTTTGGATTTGGTTTGATTTGCAAAAGAAGGCTGAGAAACTGAACAGTTAATCACATAGAACAATCCGCCGCGAATTGCATCACCATCAAAATTTTGTTTTGAAAGTGAATTAAATGTGCGCGTGATTGAAGTCTTTGCTCCGGTGATAGGGCTGCCGCCCTCGGGACAAAGCAAACCATTTACAAAAACGTATGACTGCTCTTTTCCACTACCCCACTGAAAAGCAATTTCAAGTTTATCACCATTTGTATCGGTTACTGAATCATAGATGATATGTTTATGAAGTGGCTTGGAATTATTATCTTTTACAAAATCAATAATACCATTCTTTGCACAATAAGTCTGTACTTCTTTTGTATTTTGATTTGTAATAGTAAAAGTAATACCACTATAAAGATAACTAATATTTTTTATATCATCACAAATCTTTTGATATGAATATCCAATTTCTCCAGTTTTAAACACTTCTGGATCTGGAATGAACCATACTTCTGTACCATTGGGTTCAAGTGTTTTATGAGTATCATTATAGTATTGGAGTTCACCTTTTGTAAATTCCGCGCGCGCTTCAATTCCATCGCGGAAGCTTCGAACTTGAAATTCGAGCGCGCTTAAACATACACACTTAGCTCCAATGCCATTGAGACCGCTGGCATTCTTGTATGCGCCTTCTTCAAATTTACCGCCAGTATGAGATTTAGAGTAGATAGAAACAAGGACATTTTCTCCGTCATCTCTTACTCCGAAAGGGACACCACGCCCGTAATCTCGAACTGCAATAGCATTAAGTTCTTCATCTACTGAAATTTCAATTTTATCACCATATCCAGCAATAGCTTCGTCGGTAGAATTATTTATGATTTCTTTAAAAGCTTGATATGTACCTTCGAGGTCATCAGAACCGAGATACATCTGAATACGTGATCTTACTCCATCTTTAAAAGAAAGAGATTGAATATCATTTATTCCATAACTCATTTATTTATCTCCTACTGTTTCATTATATAAATATTATAACATAAAAATAATCAGAAGTCAAATTCGGCTTCTGATACATTATTATATTTTTAAAGGCTCCGCCTATTTTTCTGATTTTAGTTTATCATAAAATTTAAATTAATTCAAATCTTGAATTTATATTATATTTATGATATTATATTTATAGAAGGTGATAAAATGTTTAAAGTAAAAAGAATTAAAACAGATGAAATTATTCAAGTGCTTGACGCTTATTGTGATGAATATAGTAAAACTTGGTTTCTTATTTGGGAGAATGATGGATGGAGATGGCGGCCGGCTAATGATTTTTGTCCGCCAAATTATATATCATCAGAATGTAAATGTAAAACGGCTCAATAAATGAGCCGTTTTAACTATTTAATTTGAATTTGGTGGGTCAGGTATATTCGGTGTTACCACTTCATAATCAAGAGATAATGCAATCTTCACCGCAGTATCTATTTGTAAACCAGTATAACTTGAATTATAATCTTCTTCCATATTATCACCTCATACAAAGAAATTTTTTACTATCTTTTGTAGTAAGTCCAGTTGAATTTAATGGTATAAAAGCATAATTATCGTTCCAACTACCATCTTCACTTTGAGCGTAAAGGCTAATTCGGTATTCTCCTTCTCCATTTATAAGTTTATTATCATAAATTTCAAAAGTACGTTGTACTCCCGCGGGAGTAGTAGTAAAGAAACTAAAAATAAGTTCCCCTATCCCGCGGCCGTAAGATTGACCTAATTTAGTGGCTCTGCATTCAAATGCTTGATAAGGAATATCAGAAGAAAAAGAAACACTAATATGATTATAACCTGAGACTGAGCTAATCTTGTTACCTCCAGTAACGGAAAAAGTTAATTGTGGTGCTGGCATATTAGAGACTCCAGTTACCGTTAGAATCTTTAACAAAAACTTTGATAAGTTTTGCGCCGTCACCAGAGGAAGCTGCTTCAAGATCTGCACCATAAATTGTACAATTAATAATAGAATTAGCTTCAGTTGTCGTAGTGCCAGTCATATTTATAGAACCACCAGTAGTAGGAATTACTTTTTGAGAGTCATAAGGATTATCAGCATCACTAACATCGTCGAAAGCACATACAGCCCATTCAACAAATGCATCATCCGCGCTAAACTTAAATGTACAAGTATTATATCCGTTAACTTTAGACATTTTAGTTCTACTCCAATTTGAAACAGTAACTATTGGACCAGCAGTATCAAGAGTAATAGTTGTAAAAGTAGAAGTAGATACATTTCCAACATCATCTATAAATTTGATATAAATAGTTTTAGTTCCGTCAACATCATCAGAAAGGGTAAGATTATAACTGTTACTATAATTTACCCAACTAGCTGTTCCTTCAGTAACTGTCTAGTTATTAACTACAATATCACCCCAAATTTTCATTTGGACAGCACCATCTGCACTAATGTTTGCAGTTATATTTTTAGTATTTGTAATTTGATTATTAAATGATATACTACCATTAAGCGGCGCAGTAGTATCTAATGTTAAATTAAAATAAGATGCCATATTATTGCCTCCAATATCATATTTATTAAATAATATTATTTATTTCTTCATTAGAAGAATTTGTAATAGGCAGAGTAGGCTGTGTTTGAAGAACAAGATAAAAATAATTTTTCCTTCTCATAGATCTATCATAATATATCTTCTCATCTTTTATCATTTTCCCAAAATCAAGTGGATAATACTCTTTTCCATTTTTAATTATCAATTATGTGCCCTCCTCAATACAATAACATATGTTTGGATCTTTCTAAGAAATAGCATTATATTCTGCTCGTGTGCCAAACCAAAAATTTGCATTGCCGCCAGAGCCTGATGACCCGCCAGCCGCGATAATTTCTAAACCACGATCTACAAATTGTTTTAATGCTAAAAATTCATCTGAAGAAAAAGTGTCTGGATTGCTCATGCTATTTGGAGAGGCCTATACATTAATTATAAAAGAAGCTGTAGATATTACTTTACCAGTAGTATTTACTCCATCAAATTCAACTAAATCAGCGTATACTCGTCCAGCAACAGCAAGACACTACTTTGTTAATGTTATACTTACAGTTCCATTAGAATTAACTTCTCCTTGTATTTCTCCAGTATGTTTGTCTGGTTTACAATACCTTAACCATACAACGTTTCCTCTTGGAATTGAATATTTTTCATTATTTTTAATAAGCTGTACTACTAAAACGCGAGAATCTACATCATTCTACTTAGCATTTATGACTGGGTAGGCTGAATTAGGATCTACGTCAAGTATTATTTCTTGTGTATATTCAAAATTCTAACTCATAATTACCATCCTCTAACTATTAGTGATGTGCTATTGTCCTATAATATAAAGTAAAATAAATTTAAAATAAATATAAAAAAATAAACCCTCAGATAATTCTGAGGGTTTTTATTAACCAAATAGTGCATTTACCATCTTTGAAAGTGAATCCCACTCTTCTTTAGTGTCTTCTGCTTTAAAGGTTTTGTGATACGCACCGTGCTTCTTGCAAAAATCACTAAGTGCTTTTTCATAAGCTACTCGCGCACCCACACATGCTTTATATGCGGCATCAACTTTCTCTGCGTCAATTTTGCGTGCGTTAATTTTGTTAGTGACTTCAGTTTCTGCTTCCTTAAGCTCATTTACTGTATCATATACTTTGCCAGTTACTTCGCTAAAATACTTCATAATAAATATCTCCTTTTATATTTATTTATAAACGTGTTCCTATCCACGTTTATAAGTTATTATAACATAAATTTTCTTAAAAATCAAATTTTTATATAGTATTCAAATTTAAAGAGGAATGTTTTTATTTGCTTACTTAATTAATAGAATACTGGAGGTGATCGTTTTGATAATTGGGACAACTCCAACTTTTACTCTTACAATTCCAAACAAAGGAAATTTAAATTTAAACGATGCAGAAAAAATTTATTTTACAATACGGTAGGGGAGTCTAGTAATTACAAAAACTGGAGAAAATGTTAATATAATAGATGAACATACTGTTTAGGTTTCTTTTACATAGCAAGAAACTCTTCAATTTAGATATAATGCTCCTGCAAAGATTCAATTGAACTGGATTTATATTAATGGCGCGCGAGCAGCAAGTAAAATTAGAACTATTTAGCTTTCAGAAAATTTAATTCATGAGGTGCTTGAATAATGGAAACTAAATATGGTATAATTTTAGATAATAATAGTAATATTGAATTAGAATTAGAAGATGATTCATATAATTTAGATATAGAAGAATCAATAAATCCAGGAGAGCCTTCTGGCGGGCAAAATTATGAAGTTTTAAGAAATAAACCTTCAATTAATTCAGTAGAACTTGTAGGAAATTTAACAACAGAAGATTTAAAATTAGATTATAATTCAATACCAAATAAGCCCACAATAAATTCTAAACTAATTCAAGGTAATATTACTTTAGAAGATTTAGGGTTAGGTGTTAGTGACATAGCCAGTATTAATAAATTATTTAATTAATGGAGGAAATATACATGTCAATAGATTTATCAAAATTAATAGATTATGATTTATTGGCCTATTTTAAATCAAAATTAGATACTTTGTTCGCGAATAAAGTAGATAAAGAAACTGGTAAGGGTTTGTCATCCAATGATTATACTAGCGAAGAAAAAGCTAAGCTTGCCAATATTGCCGCAGGCGCACAGGTTAACGTGCTTGAGGGCATCCAAAAGAATGGGCAGACTATTACGCCTGTGAATAAGATTGCCAACATCCCTGTTCCGACAAAAACAAGTGACCTGACCAATGACAGCGGGTTTATTACCGCTGAAGATGTACCGGACGGTTCTGCCGCGTCTACTACCGTGCCTCTAATGGATGGTACTGCATCTACTGGTACTGAGACAACCTTCGCCCGTGGCGATCATAGACACCCAAGTGATACCAGTAAGGCTGATTTGGCAAGTCCTGAATTTACTGGGACTCCGAAAGCGCCTACCGCTGCTGCAGGAACAAACACCACGCAGATTGCCACGACCGCTTTTGTCAACAGCGCGGTCAGTAGTAAGGCCAACAGTGCAGACGTGTATACCAAAACTGAGATTGATAACAAGCTCAGTTCAACATTCAAACCAGGTGGCTCTGTGGCATTTCAAAACCTCCCTGCGCTGTCTGCGGGGAACCTTGGCAAAATCCTCAACGTGACAGATTCTTTTACTACCACGGCAGATTTTGTTGAAGGCGCTGATAAGACTTATCCCGCAGGGACAAATGTTGCCATTGTTGATGTTGGTACTTCCGGTTCTCCATCCTATAAATATGATGTTCAGGGCAGTTTCTTTGATTTGAGTGGTTACGCCGAGGACAGTGATTTCGGGCTTGCCACTACGGGCGAAATTGATGAACTTTTTACTTAATCAAGAAGGAGGTGTGCCGAATGGCACAGTATGAAAAACTAATCAACCTCGGCCTACTCAGTCAGTTCCTGACAAAGGCCAAAACAATCTTCGCGCCCAAGATCACCGCCTCCGGCATCCTAAAGGGTGACGGGCAGGGCGGTGTGTCAGCAGCAGTAGCGGGAACGGACTACGCAACGCCAGGCCTCGGCCTCACCGGAGCCTCCGTAGGCGACCTTGTGAGGGTCAATGCTGTTGATGCAAATGGTAAACCTACATCGTGGAATCGAGTAGCGCTGAATGAAATCAAGACTAATACGAATTTGCTCGACAACTGGTACTTTGTCGGCGGCGGGTCTCAGCTCGGTGATGGTGTGTTCCCTATAAATCAGAGGGGACAGACGGTATACAGCGGCATAGGGTATGGGATTGATAGATGGAAAAACACCACTATGCCTGTTGCAATTTCCAGTAATAATGTAGCACTTACAAATTCAAATAGTACAAATCAAGAGTTTTTTGAAATCATAAGTAGTAATTTTAATGTTTTCTCTGGAAGAACTTTGACTATTAGCATTCTTACCAGTAGTGGTGTTTTGTATTCCAGTGCAGGTACTATTGCAGTAGCACAGCCATCTTCGACTACAGCGTATATAACGGCGAACATACCGAATGTTGGTACAGTTCAGTTATCGTGGTCAAAACCAAATCAATATTATTTTTATAATATTAGAATTCAGCCTGGTAAAGCTCTGGAAATTGTTGCTGTCAAACTCGAACTAGGCTCCGAGCAAACTCTTGCACATAACGAAGGCACTGAGCAAAACCCCCTTTGGGTATTGAACGAAGTGCCCGATTACAGTGAGGAATTGTTCAAATGCGTCACATCGACCGCTGATTCTGCTGACCCATATGCCAACAAAACGTATAATAAAGTTTTTTCAGCGAAAAACAGAATTGAAGCGTCTGAAGACTTTGATAATTATCGCGGTATAAATGCGATTGGATTCTATACTGTAAACGGCACGCCTACTAATGCCCCAGCAAGTTTTGGCACGTTACTTGTATTTCAATCGGCGTCATCCACTGGATGTACACAGATGTATCTAGCGCAAGGCAAAATATTTTTACGACAATATGGTGGAAATCCGTCCTCTTGGGGTTCTTGGAAGAGTATTTCACTTTCATAATAGTTAAAGGAGGAAAAACAAATGTACATTATTCAGGAGATCCAAACAAACGGCAACAATACTGCCCTTCTCCCCGCAATCACCAAGACCGATAAGAACGAAATGGAGTCCACCGTGCACTCTATCCTCGCCTCTGCCGCCATCAGCACCGTGCAGGTGCACGCGGTCGTGGTGTATGACGAGCACGGAAATCAGGTGGTTCATAAGTACTATGAGCACATCCCGGAGGCTCAGGCGTGATATGGACGAGCCGACAGTTGAGGTCATAGA